TTCTATTACTCTAGAACGTCAAAAGCAAATCTACTTGAGATTAGAAAACGCTCATATGGCGGCTTGTAATCTCGTTCTGGGAGTAGGTTCATATTCCTATCAGTATGCAAGTAGAGATAGTCTTGGGTTTGCTATTAAGGCTACTGCTTGCGTAGTAAATGGCGAATTGAAAGAAATCTTCAAACATCCTAAAACTGATGATGGTACTAAGAACTCTTTGAAAGGTTTGATTGCTGTCTATAAAGGTCTGGATGGGAAGTATACTGCTACCGACCAGGTCTCAATCGAGGAGGAAAAAGAGGGATGCTTAGAGACTGTCTTTGAAGATGGTATCTTGAAGAAAGAATATTCTCTTGAAGAAATCAGACAAAGAATTGACCATGGACTTTAATCATCCTTTTGGGAAAGAAGCTTGCAAGAAACGACTATTAGAAGAGTATCATAAATACGGAAAGCTAATAGTCGCTTTCGATTTTGATAATACTATTTTCGATTACCATAATAATGGAGGAGATTATAGTGAAGTCATAAATTTACTTAATAAGTGTTATAAATTGGGATTTCATTTGATATTGTTTACCTGTGAAACAAATCTTCAAGAGCTATGTATTAAACAGATGAAAACTGCTAAATTATTAGGTCTGGATGAAGACTTTGAGCTATATACAAATGAAAGTCCTGTATTTCCTAATTCTGAGAAACCCTATTATAATATCCTCCTAGATGATAGGGCAGGTCTGGAAGAAAGTTATGAAATCTTAAAATATGTAGTAGATGAAATTAAACTTAATCAACAAGGAAATCAGTGAAATTAAGTACGATGTTACTAGATTTCCTGATGGAGAGCCTCAGTTTTTCCTTACTGAGGAATTAAACAGAAAGGAATCTATTGATGTCATTTGTAGAATATCTAATACTGAGGATTTATTCCTCTTAATGCAAGTAGGAGATATTTTAGATAGACAAGAAGTAGAATGGGATTTACACATTACTTATTTAATGTCTATGCGTATGGATAGAGTAATGAGTTTTAATCGTCCATTCTCCTTGAAAGTAGTATGTAATATGTTAAATAGCTTAGGCTATAGAAACATATATGTTCTTGAGGCACATTCTAGTAGAACTTTTCATCTTCTTGGTGACAGATGTTTACCTTGGGAATTTGGACACCACTCTTGGATTCCAGCCCAAAGTAATATCGTGTTCCCAGACCATGGGGCGAAGGACAGATATGGAAGTAACTATTCTCACTATGGTTATTTAGTCTTCAAAAAGGAAAGAAATCTAGAGACTGGAAGAATTGAGTCCTTTGAAATAGAGGAGTCTAAGAATTGCTACTATTCTACATTTGTGTTCATTGATGACTTGTGTGATGCTGGAGGAACTTTCCTAGGAGAGCTTAAGGTTCTCAAAGAGAGATATCCAAATAGCAAGTTTATCATAATCGTATGTCACGCAGTTAATAATAAAGGTCTGATTAATATGTGTAATAATTTTGACCAGGTTATTGTATCTAATTCTCATAGGGATATTAATTATCGTCCCAGCAACGAGAACTTAACTGTAATAGACGTTTGTAAATAACAAAATAAAATGGTAATTGAAGGTCCTTTTTACAGACTTACTCCCATTAGTGAATCTTCTCCGAGGTTTGACTTGGAATTGTTGTATGATATTGGTGGGAAAAATCCGAGAAAAGAATTTAAAGTGGAAGGCTATGGCTATCCCCTAGAAGCTGCTATAGAGCGATGTCGCCATTATGCAGTAAGAAAAAAGTTCGGAAAAGATGAAGTTATAACTTTAGGTAGGTACTTAGATGAGTTTAAAAAGGCAAAGGAGGAAATTAAACTCGAAGTCTCAGGAGATTCAGGAGATTCTAGCGGAGAGGCTGAATAAGCTTTGTAGATTCTTAGATGAGGAATATGACGTTAATTGTGGAGGGTGTTGCTATATAGCATACTGTCTAGCCAGGCTACTAAGTAGAGATAAATTCAAGTTCAAAGTCATTATTTACGAGGATTATGAACTAGAAGAAAAGTTTAGCGAAGTGGTGAGAAGTCATTATCATTATGCGATTTCTATTGGAAAGTACACCATAAACGCAGCAGATTGTGATGATGACGATAGCTTTTGCAGAAATGTGTATACTGGCGTAAAAGCTTCCGAACTACTATCTCACTATCAGAAATGTAGCTGGAATGACTGTTATAATACTCGAAAGAATCAATTCATTTTTAAGACTATAAAGGTGTTTTATGACGACCTCACGGAGGACTTACGAGAAGGATAAACAGATTGTGCATACACATGATAAGTTTATCTACTGTAGTTCAGTATATCAAATATGGAGCTGGGGAGCTGCTCTAATGGAAGAAAAATACTACTCTTCTAATAAACCTATTGTATTGAAAAAGAATCAACTATGTTGTAAGAGGAAGAAGTACTCTCTGCATAGATTCTTTGAATTACAATTTGCTCCCGAAGAATATTTAATTAATAACGGTTTTAAAATTGTAGAAAATGAAACAGGATGTGATTGAGTACATGGTAGACTCATTTGTAGACTTTAAGGGTGAAGAACGTAAAATTGTAGCTTGTGCTTTAAGTCAGGCTGCTGAAGTAAGTGAGGATGATTGTGTCTTAGCAGTAGGTTGGGTAGCTCCCGATGAATACATATGCACAAATGATCCGGACTATGCTAGAATCTGTAGAGTAGTAACCGTTGGTATTGCAGTATGTAATCCTAGTGATGCCTTCGATTTGGCTAAGGGACAGAAGAAGGCTTACGATAAGGCTCTTCATGATCCAAAGTGTCCGGCTATTTATACTACATCTAGAGGTGTAGCAGGTAAAGTGCTGGTAAAAGCATTCTTGGAACAGGAGCTTACTTTCTTGAAAGAAAATCCAGAGCGTATCATTAAGGGATATAACCAAATGAAAGCTCGGTTCGAAAGAAAAGAAGCCCTCAAGAATGAAATCAAAAATCTCTCTGATAAAGAGAAGCAAGCTTTGAATCTAGCTAAAGAAGGTATAGATGTAGTTAAATGCGCTGAACTGGTAACTAAAGCCAAAGCAATAGGCGTTGAGCTGAATGAACAGGACTAAGTTTTGCTATATCTTAATAGCCTTGATGGGATTGTTAATTATTTATTTGCTAATACCTAAGAAGGAAGCCGCAGTTTCTCCGCCTAATGTGCAGGAAATAGTAAGGGATTCTATAATTAGAGATAGCATCTATATAGTTAACGATTCCATCGTGGAGAAAATTAAGTATATAGACAAAGAGTATGATGAGAAAGTATCTACTATTATGTCTAGTTCTGATAGCATCAATTTGTGCTTTTTCTCAGAATACATCGACCGTTACAATAACCAGCGAGCAACTAAAAACAACTAATCTGATATTTGCTGAGCATCAGAAGTTGTCTGAAACTGTTCCGTTATTGAATAAGCAAATAACTAATCTAGAACTAATAAATAAGAGTTGGGAAAAAACGGATTCTCTTCGTAGAGTTCAGTTACTGTATTATGGAAACATAATTGAAGATAAAAATAGATCTATTGAAGGTCTTAATAAGTCTTTAAAAAAGAAGCAGAATGTCATTAAATATGGCGCTGCTGGTTCATGTGTATTAATATTATTATGCCTATTACTGAAGTAATGTTTAAGGACAAAGATGGTTTTCACTACAAACATCCTGAACGTAGCTGCACTAGGTGTAAGAATTACCCTTGCTTGCCTAACATGGATAAGCTGCAAGGAGACTTCGCTTCTTATGGTTGTAGGAAGTTCGAGGATATTAATACATTTGAAGTGTGGAAACCAAAGAAGTAACTTACCATGTCAAATTTGTTGCTGAATGTGAGGACGGGATGGGATACGCTAATTATGTCTTTGAAAGGCTAGAATATGATAATCTAGATTACAAGGATATAATGTGTGTTCGATTCCCGAATTGGAACCAGTGTTCTATGAAATTAGGAGATGTCGGCTATGTTTCACTAAGATACGTAGAAGAAGGCATCGATAAATGGTACGATGGTAAAGATTTTGTTCCATACAAGGATAGTAATATAATTTTCTTGAAATTTATTCATGAAAAGCCTATCATTGAAGATGGACAAATATTATTAGATTAACATTAAAAAGGAGATAAACTATGAAGTATTTTTAAAGAATAATTTATGACTGTATTAGGAGATAAGCTGAGAGAGGCTTTGAGCGATAAAGCAAACGACGTTAATAGCTATGTATGGAAAGGACCTAAGGTAAATGGGGTCCAGGAGGAAATTAAATTGGTAGACGCAGGTTATGACCAGCTGAGACGATTCTACAATCATTGTGAACAAATGTTGTACAACTCTGATACCAAGAATCCGGGTCGTGTAACATTACTCGGAATTGTGTCCGACCAAATACAAAGATGTCGTGCAGAGCTTCTTATTAGATGGCTTAGAGCTGAAAAGCAATACACAAACACACGTTGTTTGGAAGACTTGAAAGCTGTTATCAAAAACAATAAGGAAGTGTTAACTAATGAGGCTATTAAGGTCTATCCAATTGGAGAGATTCTTAATGGAATCCCTGTAGAGTTTAGAGAAGTACCAGTAAGTTTAGTTATGGATGCTTGTTTAGATTCCTTGGGATTGTTTGACAACTCTCACTTGACGCTTAACTTCATTGTAAAAATGGGACTGTGGTTTACACAGCAAGAAATGCAGAAAGACTTGTATCGTAAAGACCCAGTGACAGGTAAAGCTGTTAACAGACTGTTAGTAGTAAGTAAGGAACTTCGTTTGAATCCTTCTATAGCTCTGAAAATCTGTGATACTGGATTAAGTTATGCTGAGTTTAGATCTATGTGTAGATTGAAACGAGATAAATATGCTAACTTAACTAGTGATCAGCTCAGACTGCTATCAAACAAAGTTCTTTATCGCTTCCAAAATCAATGCGAGAACCAGGCTAAACAATGGAAGGATAAGATGGAAGAAATCAAGAAAGTTGCAGAACTTAAAGGATGGGACATCACTAGGAATATAGATTGATGAAAGACCTCTTTACTCCTGTTACTCGTGATGAGCGACAGGAGCAATGTAAGAGAGCCTGGTTATTACATAAAGGAAGAGGCACCATAGAAGCCTGTACAGGCTTTGGTAAAACACGATGTGCTATTAATTGTTTAAAGGCTGTTCTATCTAAATATCCTACTATTAGAGCATTGGTAGTAGTCCCCACGGAACTTTTAAAGAATCAGTGGATAGATATATTAGATAAGGAAGGTCTAGGGTTAAATACAGAGGTGCAAGTTGTAAATACTACAGCAAAGAATGGATACGAATGTGACTTTTTAATCATTGATGAAATCCATAGAACTGCTGCTGAGACTTTACAATTTGTATTTAGTAAGGTTAAATACAAGTTAATTCTTGGACTAACTGCTACTCTGGAAAGACTTGACGGTAGACATACTATAGTCGAGAAATATTGCCCTGTAGTTGATAGTGTAACTATTGAAGTAGCCAAAGCCAATGGTTGGGTATCTGATTTTACTGAATATCAAGTAATTATCACAGCAGAAGACATCGAAAGCTATCGAGAGCAAAATAGGGAATTTATAAGACATTTTGAATTCTTTAACTTTGATTTTGGACTCGCAATGAGTATGGTTGGTAAAGACGGCCTCAGAAATAGGCTTAATTACAGAAACCAGATTTGTAGTAGTTCGGATAAAGCTGAGCTGTCTAATGCTTTGAAGCAGATTACCTTTCATTCTACGGCTTTTATGAGAGCTTTACAAGCTAGAAAAAAGTTTATCCATAATCATCCGGCTAAATTAGAAGTGGCTAGGGAGATTATTGCTCATAGAGCAGACAAGAAAATTATTACATTCTCTGCTAACACTGCAATGGCAGAGAAGATAGGAGTAGGATATGTTTACACTGGCAAAGAAAGTAAAAAACAAAACAGAATTACACTTGAGGAGTTCGCCCTACTAGACAAGGGCGTGATTAATAGCTGTAAATTGGCTATTGAAGGTTTTGATTGTCCTGGTCTATCGGTCGGGATAATGCTTGGAGTTGACTCTAGTAGCACAAAAAGCACTCAAGCCGCTGGTAGGGTCATTAGAAAAGAAGGTTCTAAATACTCTGAAATATTCACATTAGTGCTTGAAGATACCGTTGAACAAGAATGGTTTAAGAAGTCTCATCAAAAGAGCGAGTATGTTACTATTGATGTAGATAACTTACGAAAGTTACTTAATGGAGAGCCTTGGGAACCTTACAAGAAAAAATTGCAGAATTTTACCTATCGTTTTTAATTATGGAAACTTATTACACTAAAAAAGAGTTTAATGAGATGAAGTCTGCTTTGACTAAGAAGTGCAAAGCATTGGAAACTAAAGTTAGTAAGCTTACCGCTGAATTGAAAGAATTAAAGAAGGACTATGCAGTACTTCTTGAAACTGCCAGCGAAAAAGTTGAGGACTAAAGTTTATCACGTAACCAAGTTTTAACGCTTTAACAAGTAAACTAGACTTGGTGTATAGATTAGTAGAAAATCTATTAATTTGTACACGTGAAAAATCTTGAACTGAAACAGCAACTTTTGTTTTGTGAAAAATATAGCATAAACCCAAGTGAGCTGTTGTTGTTAGAAATTCTTCTTATCGCCCAAGAGGGTGATGAACCCGAAATTGTCCACGAGTATTTCTCTTCTAGAGTATGCGCTCGTGGTTTTACAATAGAACTATTAACTGGACTTCGCGATGCTGGAGTTATTCATAAATCCTATAAGATTCCTGAGAAAGGGTCTGTATTTAACCCACTAGATGTTCCTCTAAATAAGTTAGTTGTGAAAGACTTTTATAAGTGTTCATTCGACTTAGGTAAGGAATTGTGGGATACTTATCCATTATTTGGAATAGTTAATAATACACAAGTGGGTCTGAAAAGCGTATCTAAGAAATTTGATACAATTGAAGACTTCTATAGGTTTTATGGTAAAACTATCAGATGGAAGCCAGAAACTCATAACCATATTATAGAGTTAGTTAAGTGGGCTAATGAACACAATATATTGTGTACCACAATAGCTAATTTTGTAATAGACCATAAGTGGGAAGAACTAGAGGCATTAAAGAATGAAGGCGGAGTTAATTATGATTCTATGAGATTACTATGATTTCTGATAAACTTCTCAATGAAATTGATAGAGGTAGACAGGGACTAAATCATGGTATTTCTATGAAACTTCCTAAGCTAGAGAGTATTATTGATGGAGTTACTAGGGAAACCTATACTTTAATTCTATCAAACTCTGGTGCAGGTAAGACTTCGTTTGCCTTATATGCTTATGTATATCGACCACTAATGGAACATCTTGATGATGATGATTTTAAGGTATTGTATTTCAGTCTTGAAATGGGAGAAGTAGCTTTGTATATTAAGCTGTTATCCATATATATATTTGAGACCTATGGAATCCAACTATCTTTTAAGAAGATATTGTCAAGAGAAAAAGAATATATTTTATCTGATGAGCATTATGACTTAGTTAAGCAATGTATGCCTTGGATAGATAAGATTAGTAAGAAGTTAGAAATCTATGACAAGAAGGTAACTCCGAAGAAGGTATATGCCATCTTGAAAACTAGGTTGGAGGAAATGGGAACCTTTTCTGAAAGTGAAACCCGCCTCGTCTATACTCCAAATAATCCTAATCTTATTTATAATGTAGTCGTAGACCATATTGGTCTTGTTGGTACAAAGCCTGATATTGATTTGTTGTCTAGCTATCTTCTTTTTCTTAGAGATAAGTGTTTTATTAGTCCTGTAGTAATACAGCAAGCTAATAGAGAGCAAGGAAATATTGAGAGGTTTAAACAAGGCAAAAGTGCGTTTACTATTCACGATGCTAAGGATTCAGGTAATACTGTGCAAGATTGTAATATCATGATTGCATTGTATAATCCTCACAGAGATGGATTGAAGACTTATAAACATTACAATATTGAGTATCTAGGCTCTTATTATAGGAGTATTATGGTACTTAAGAACCGATATGGGGATTGCGATGTTGAGGTTGGAGTAAACTTCTTTGGATGGATTAATATGTTCTACGAGCTGCCGAAGCCCGATGAAATTTATGATTATGAGAGATATACAAGTCCAAACTATATATTAGAAGATAATAGTTCTATTGTAGAACAGGAGCTAGATGATATTACAGAATTAGATAATTCAAATTCGAATTTTAATTTTGCATTAGAATAATGGCTGCTGAAACAATTGCTATCGTAGGTGAATCAGGTACTGGAAAAAGTACAAGTTTAAGAAATCTTAATCCCGAAACTACTTTTATTATAAGTACTACGGGTAAACCCCTTCCCTTCCGTGCATGGAAGAAGAAGTATATTCCCATCAAAATCGAAGGAAAGAACGTGAGTGGTAACTACTATGTAAGTTCAAAGTGGGACCAAATACTGAAAATTCTTCAAATTATTGATAAGATGATGCCACACATCAAGCAGGTAATCATTGATGACTTCCAATATGTTCTCTCTTATGAGTTCGTTGATAGAGCAACTGAAGTTGGTTATACTAAGTTTAGTGAATTAGCTCAACACGCTATGGAAATTCTGAGATATTCAGAAAAGATGAGAGAGGATTGCAAAATGATCTTCTTGACTCACTCAGAAAATGTTGGAGACAACGTTAATCCTAAGTATGTTATCAAGACTGTTGGTAAGTTGCTGTCTGAAAAAGTAACCTTGGAAGGTTTGTTTACATATATCTTCTTTACTAAAGTAAACGAAGGAGACTCCGGTAGAATGGAGTATAAGCTTATCACTAACAATGATGGTAGCTGTGTAGCAAAGACTTCTTTGGGAATGTTTGAAGACTTAGAAATTGATAATGATTTGGATGAGATTATTAAAGTTATTGACGCTTATAACGAAGGGGAATAATGAAATTAGACATACTGTTTCACTATGATGTGAATGAGCAAACGGGTGAAATCACCTATATTGGTAAAGAAGAAATCCATGTTGACACCGTAGCTACTAAGAAAGCTGCAAGTAGTAAATCTTCATCTGCTAAGGTAGATGAAAATCCTGAACCTATTATTACGCTTGATTCTAACAAGTTGATTTTGACCCAAGGGGCAGTAGACTTGTTACAAGTCTGTGCAGATTGTCGTGTAGACATCAAGTATAAGAAAAAGGATAAGAAGGCAGTTCCTATTATTGGAACCGATGCTGCTTTCGGTACTAAGGCTGGAAACAAGCTGACTAAAAGTAATACTGTAAGTTATAGAGGAGCTGCTAACGAAAAGCTTTCTGCTTACGGTACTGTCTTTAAGTTGGAACCTACAGAGGATAAAGGAATTTATTATCTGATAGGAGATAAGGTACAGGAGTCAAATCCTGTGCCGGAAGAGATAATTGATATCGAAAAAGAACTCGATATAGAAGCATTAGATAATTTAAACATAGACGAAGATGACAAAAACTTAGAAAAATTTGATTTTAATTTGAATTAATTATGGCATTTAATTTTGGTATATCAGCAGACTCAGCAGTAAGAAACACACGTCGTCCTTTAACCCCTTGGAATATCCATGATGTAAAATTCATGGGTTGCGAAATCAAGGAATTTGATGGGAAGAAGGACCCAACAGCCCACTATAAAGTTTTGTCTATCAATTTTGAGAACGAAGATGGTTACTTCTCAGTAACTCAATTCTTCCCGAAAGCTGGTGATGATGAGAGACGAGAATTTGATAGTAAGAATGGTGGAAAGGTAGTGATGCCCTCCAACTTCGAAACTTTGATGGCTGTAGTTAAACAGACTGCGCAGGTTCTTAACCCTGCAGGATTCGAAAAGATGCAAGCAGCTAGCTCTAAGTTTAAGAGCTTCGACGATGTAGCTAAGGCTTTGATTACAATCACTGAGAAGGTGAAGGGAACAGAGACTAAGTTGAAGTTGATTGGTAGAAACCGTGACGGTAAGGTAGTTGCTGATATACCGCGTATTGTTGGTATTAACAAACAGGGTGAGTCGTTCATTTCTGATAACTATATTGGCGATAAGCTGTTCTTCTCTGACTATGAGGAAGGAGAACGTCAGAAATATCTGAAGGCTAAGCCTACTGAAATGAAGTCAGAAGATCCAATTGCAGATGTAGCAGGAGTAGACCAAGCTCCAGCAGATGATTTGGACATCACTGACTTACTCTAATGATTTGTTAGTAGAGTAATTCATAAATTCCTTAGTGACCATGTTTGATTATACTTTTGAACCAAAAATTACTAAGGAATTTCTTCTATCTAAAAACAATGAGGAGACTTACATGACTTATTATCTGGGCATCCCAGTTAAGAAAGGATTGTTTAAGTCTCCTTTGCGTAGTGACAGTCATGTCACTTGCAGTTTCTTTAGAGGAAAATCTGGAAACTTGTATTTTAAAGACTTTGCTTCTGGAAAATGTCTCACATTCGAAGGAGTAGTTATGGAAAAGTATAATTGTAACTACCACACTGCTTTAAGGATTATAGCTAAAGACTTTGGATATACGAAAGATTCTTCCGTAAAGAAAGTTGCAGTGAAAATCCAGCCTAAGTTTGAAGAAGAGAAACAAACTTTTATTCAGATAGAGGCTAAGGATTTTTCAGAACCTGAGTTGAAGTGGTGGGGAAGTTTTGGTATAACTAAAGACATCCTATATAAGTTCAAAGTATACAGTTGTAGTACTGTATTTTTGAATGGGAACATATATGCACAATCTGCCCAGCATAGTCCTATATATGGCTACTATTTTGGAAAGAAAGAGAACATCGAGCAATGGCGAATTTATATGCCAAAACGAAAGGAGTTTAGATTCATAGGAAATGTTTCAACCAAGACTATTCAAGGCTATAAGCAATTAGCTAAGAGTGGAAAACTAGTTGTTATAACTAAATCTATGAAAGATGTAATGTGTTTATATTCTTTAGGAATACCAGCTATAGCTCCCAACTCTGAAACTCAGTTTGTTTCTGATAAGATTTTAGAAGAATTAAAGCAGAGATTCAAATACGTTGTGTTGCTATATGATAATGATTTGACTGGAGTACGTTTTACTAATAAGATTAGGAAAGAGCATCCAGAACTAATTGTATCAATGATTCCCAGAAGCACAGGAGCTAAGGATATAAGTGATTATTACCATATGTATGGAAGAAAAGGTACACAAGAATTTATTACTAATTACATAAAGAAACTTAAGAAGAATGAAAAAGTAGACTAATACAAGTGTTACAGCCATCTTTAAGGACGGTAGTAGAAAAACTTTTGAATCTGTTGAATTAGCCTCTGAAGGAACTGGTTTGGAGATAAACTCAATCAAAGCTAGAGCTAATAAGCCTGGCTCTGGAGCAAAATCAAAAGACGGAATTACCTTTGAATGGGCAGACCCCGCAGTTAGAAGAAGTAAGCAGGCAAAGAAGAGTAAACAAAAAGGCTCTCAGTATGAGTTAGAAATAATTCACAAGCTTAGAGATATAGGATACGAAGGATGTGTGTCTAGCAGAAGTCAAAACAAATTGGCTGATGCTGACAAAATAGATATTGTTGACATGAACAATGAACTTCCAGTTAATATCCAAGCTAAATTTACTCAGAATATGCCTAACTATTTTGATATTAGAGATGCTTGCAGTGATAAGTCAAAACCGTTCTGTATATGCTGGAAAAAGGCAGGAAAGAATGGAGAGTCAGCTAGAGGGCAAGTTGCTGTAATACCTATAGAATATTTTTATGAATTGCTTAGAAAATGAAAAAGTTAGTAGTTAAAGGTCCAGTTCCTACGATTAAAAATTGTATAGTTAATGACTTTGATGATGAATATGCTCTTTATTTAAGGACAGCTAAAAAGAATTGGAGAACAATGGAAGCATTCTCTCTTGAGTTTGATTCCACTTTATCTGATTTGAAGAAAAGTCATTTCATCTACGTAGATAGAGAAGACCTAGAGCTATTAATAAAGAAGCGATTGAACGTTATTGAAGTAATCGAGTTATGAACATATATTTATTTCCATGGCATACAGACGAAGTCTGTACTATTAGCAAAGTAGTAGCAAGAAGCTATGAGGATTGCGAAGAGAAGATAAAGAGTATGTATATAAATAAATACGACGATTTAGATGATCTTCTGGATTATGATGATTTCTGTATAGAACTTGCTGAAAAACATGGAATATATTTAGGAGACGTATCTGAGATAAATGAATTTATGTAATCCATTAAGGATAGCGTTAGACTTGGATGACACAATCTTCGATTTCTGGGGAGCATATAAAACACTATTCCCTAGAGAATCAGATTTAGTCGAGCACGTAATTACACGAAACGTAGTAAGTCTTCGCTACAACAAGGAGTTTTGGGAAAATTTACCCTTGCTAGAAAAGCCGAATTTCGAGCCGCATATTTATGCGACTAAAAGAATTAACAGTAAAACTTATACTCGAAATTGTCTAGCTAAATACAATTTACCCATAAGACCTATTTATCAAATGTATTATCAGCACGGAAACAAGGCTGACTTGATAAAAGGCAAATGCGATGTATTAATCGACGACAGTATTAGTAATGTGACTATGGCAATAAACTCTGGACTTCCAGCATTGCTAATAGATAGGCCACATAACCAGAATGGAGATCCTTTATTCCGCATTTATAGTTTAGATATTGACGAAATTAGATTTGCATATGAATTAGAATTAGCAACTTTAGGATGGAATTAAAAGATATCAAGCTTAGGCCGCTGCTAGACACACTAAGATTGGAGAAGATAAGTGATAAGGTATATTTTTCTGAACAGTACAGTGGATACGTTAGTAATTCCCGTTTAGGATTAATTAATCCTCGGCAGGATGGTAATCCAGATAAATTCTTTACTGGGTTTAAAAATACTTTCTCTTCTGCTCTGGAACTTGGAAGTGCTGTACACGAATTGGTGCTACAGCCAGATAGTTTTGAACTGTCAGAAGACATTGGTAAACCTACTGCAAAGTTAGGAGCAATGGCTAATGAACTCTATCCCGTTTTTCTAAAAGGAGAAGTGACATTTGACGATGTAAAGAAAGCATCAGACAAGGTCGAATATTATAAGGGAAAGCTTACCAAGGAACTAGCTAAATCTGTGATTGAAGCTTCTACTAACTATTGGAAGAATAGACAGCTAAAAGAATTTGATTTAACACAAGATAAGGAAATTATATATCTTGACAACAAATCACTAGAAATCGTAAAGTCTTGTGTATCAGCATTAAATAGCAATAAGCAAGTGCAGAAACTTTTACATCCTGAAGGGATAACTAAAACACCTATTTCTGAAAATGAGCAAGCTATTTTATTGGACGTGGAGGCGACCTGCCCTAATGGAAAAAAGTTTATCTTACACCTGAAGTCCAAACTAGATAATTATACAATAGATACAGAAACTAACACTATTGTAGTGAATGATATTAAGACGATTGGAAAAATCGTTAGTGAAATTGATACCAATATCAATAAGTATCACTATAGTAGGGAGTTTGCGATGTATTTATACCTTCTGAAGTTGTGTGCTGAAAAGTTCTATAACTTGGAGAATCCAAAATTGCAAGCTAATTACTTAGTAGTTTCTACCATTCCGAACTTTTATAGTAAGGTTAGGCCAGTTACTTATTTGGAATTGCGACAAGGATTTCATGAGTTCAAGACTCTTTTGAAGTATGTAGCCTATCAGATAGGTTATAGAGACTATTCTCTTGATGAACGACCTTCAAAATATCAGCTTTGAACAATTGTCATCAATTTACTCAAAATACTTTACCTTAAACTACCTAGGGAGCAATATGGGTGATAAACTAGCCTGTATTGCTCTTACTTGTTATATAACTAATGAGTTAAAGAAAAAAGGTCAAAAGGTAACGTGTTATGATGTTTTATTGAAAGTCGGAAAAGATTTTAGGGAGGGAGAAAAAAATACCTTTCTGAAGTCTTTAGGGGCTATCTGTGAGGATTTAATGTATGGGTGTACCACTTTTCTTGACTTTGGTATTAAGCCGAAAGATATGCCCAAACAGCTCCAGATTTTGCTCGACAATTATGTACCATTTTAAGAGATTTTTAGTTAAGAGGATTTTAACGTCCTTTAACATAAAATTAACATTTGAAGATTAGGGTTTCTATGTATGATGTAGTATAATTGATTACATCAGTAAGGGAAACAATACTGATTAGATACGGAAAAATAATTTCAGATTATATGTTAATGATTTATGTTTAAAAATTTTATTTATTATGAGTACAACGATTTTGAATTTTAAGAAAGTAGAAGTAGTAGCAGAAAGCAAAGAAGCAGCAATCGCACAAGTTGAAAGTACATTATTCCATGTAAATGGTGATGCAACTCAGGCTTACAAAAATTGGAAAGCTAAACAGACTAAGGGTATTACTGAGCGTGATGTAAAAGAGTTTATGCTTGAATATCTCGCTAAGAAAGGCAAGAACTGCCCCGGTGCTGGTTATCTGATTACTATCGAATCGTCTGTTGCAGACACTCGTGAGCGTCCGTACAAGATTGACGATGTTAAAGGTGATGGAAAGCGTAAGTTTAAGACTTTCTACAAGTGGATTGACAAAGAAACTAAGACTGTTGTTTGCCAAGTTGATACTAACAAAGCTGACGCTAAGAACGCAATCAAAGAATTGTATAAGAGCGGTAAGTATAAAGGAAATGCTGAGTTGGTGAAAACTAAGGATGTTGTTGAAGGACAGGCAGTAGTAGCAACTGCACAATATACTCCTTCTAAGAATACCAAGAATGGTACTTGGTTAGCTTTCGGTATCGAAGCCTAATTTCTTGAAAGATATACGTTTAAAAGGAAGATTGCCTAAGGGTGGTCTTCCTTTTTTATTTTGAGATAAGCAATATTTAATAGATATTAAACGTAATTTAATTATGGAAGTGTAACAACTAATTAACAATTAAATGGAATTTACTCCTATAACAGGACTTCAGATTAGAATTAATTTCTATACAAACAGAGGTTGTGTGCTTGAAGATGTAATAGAAAATCATTTCTATAACTATTTTAGCTTAGTTAATCCTCTAATAATCGGAAGAAAAGAATCCATCGCGGGAAAACCTACAGATGGAATAGTTAGGTTCTATGATGAAAACCGGAATGTCAAGTTCTGGATTCTTCAAGAAACTAAAAGAGATATAGGTATTAACTCTGTTTTCGTACATAGGTCTTTATTACAGGCTATGATGTATTTAGGAAACGTGTATTATGATACTAGTACTCATTTAGGAGTAGATAATTTCAATGGAGTATTTCTCGATTCGGCAAGGTATTTTTGCTACATTCCGAGAAAGGAAATAGATACTCTAATGGAAAAATTTGAACCTTTATGGCGCAAATATTTTCGAGTTTCACCTTCCAAAGCATACAAAGAACCAGAATTAGAGAGTTTTGCAGAATTAGCTATGTATTCTCTAAGGCATAGGGTTAAAGCATTGGATGAACACTTTAGATTAGACCTCCTATTAAAGGAGATTTACTATAATAATGTTTAAATATGGAATTGACGATTGAACAATTGATGCAAGGGAAAGCAACTAGAATTAAGGATAAAGAGTATTTTACTACTGAAGCCTATGTAACTCCGTTTATAGACAGAGTATCTAAAATGACTGATAATTTTATCATTAATGCTAAGCCTGCTGACCAAATATCGCTTACTAAAGATGGGGAGATTAATTTTGATGATGTAATATACAATAGAGTTTGGATTCAAGGTGTTTTGCCGGACGAATATGCTTGGGATAATCATAAAAGAGTAATTAGTATGATTTATGCCCTTGATACTCGTAAACCATTAGTTAAGTTCTATGTAGGAGCTTTAAATATGGCTTGTCTAAACTTGTGTGTATTTAATCCAGAAATGTTAAATGTTTCTGAGCTAGAGCCAGAATCTGCTATTAACTATAGCTTCTTAAGAAATGCTATGTCGATGACAGATGAAACCAACTTAATGCTTAAGAAACTTTCAGAGATGGAGTATAAGAAAGATGATATATATGCTGACCTAGGTCACTGGGTTGACAACTGCATCAATTCTAAAATCAACATGGGATTTGGTTCTGTAAAATTAGCTGAATCTGCTCCGATTGATGTTTATAAAGATTTGTTTTATGATGAAAAATCTAAGTATTATACAACAGACAATGTTGTAGATGGATTTACCGTGTATAACGCATTTACTGACTTGATTACCCAGGATAAGAGAGACTTAGTAAATAAATTCGAGAAGACATTGTTAATTAAGGACGTAATGGGTATTTAATATGCAAGTAGTAAAGAGAGACGGAAGTTTACAGGAATTTGACGGTAATAAGATAGTAGAAGCAATATCTAAAGCATTTAATGCTTGCTGTCCTGAAGAAAATAAAGAAGTCATTACAGCTATGGTGGCTGATATGCATTTATGGGACGGCATTACTATAGAAGAGATTCAGGACGTAGTAATAGAAACCTTGAGGGACTATGGTTACGATGATGTAGCCTCAGCATATTCTCAGTATAGAAGTGAACAATCTAGACTTAGAGAAATCATAGCTAAGATTAGTTATCAAGATAACTATATTAATAGTTCCGAAAATGCAGCTACTTCATCTGAAACAGATGGAAATGCTAATGTTGTATCTAAGAACGTTGCTACATTAGAGAGTGAAGATAGAAAGCGCGAGAACAGAGAAATTCAGCGCTATCGTATGAAGAAGAAATTAAAGCTTCTTTATCCCGAACTCTCTTCTCAATATTCTAGAGACCTAGACAGTCATATTATTTATACTCACGATGAGGCTTCTACGTCAGTACTTAAACAGTATTGTATGGCAGTCTCGTTATATCCTCTAATGTTAGAGGGAGTAGGTAATATTGACGGAGTTACTCCTGGCCCTCCTAATGATTTGCAGTCATTTAGTGGACAGGTTACTAACTTAGTATTTCTATTGTCTTCTCAATGTAAAGGAGCAGTTGCTGTAGGTAGCTATTTTATTGCACTTAACTATTATATTATTGCTGAATACGGAGAAAAGTGGTATGAGAAGCTCGATTGTATATGTACTTCGGAACATTCTCTTATTAAGAGAACTATCGAAGACTCCATCCTTAAAGCTTTTAAACAGTTTGTTTGGGGAATTAATCAACCTGCTGGAAACAGAAGTTATCAATCTCCCTTTACTAATGTTTCGTACTACGATAAGACCTATTTTGAATCTCTATTTGGAGAATTTTACTATCCAGACGGAACTAAGCCAGAATGGGTAGCAATTGATACTTTACAGAGATTGTTCATGTCTTGGTTTAATAAACTTCGCTTGAAACAAGTTCTGACATTTCCAGTAGAAACCTTTGCTATGGTGCATGACGGTAAAGACATTATAGATAAGAACTATAAAGACTTATGTGCAGAAATGTATTCTCAAGGTCATAGTTTCTTTACCTATATCTCAGACAGTGCAGATAGTCTTGCATCTTGTTGTCGTCTTCGTAATGAATTAGCTGAAAATACATTTAGTCCTACCTCTGGTATGACTGGTGTAAAGACAGGTTCTTGTAATGTTATTACTCTGAATATTAACAGAATTGTCCAAGATTGGGCTAGACAAGAAACTACTTGGTGGAGTGAAGATGGAGACAAAAATCTCTTGCATTGTAAAGATAATGTTGCCCTACTCAAAAAATATCTAATAGATATTCTAGAGAGAGTATACAAGTATCACATTACCTATAAGACCATGCTCTATGAGTGGGAGGATAAGAAGATGTTTGCTTCTTCAAATGGAGGTTATATAAACATCAAAGACCTATATAGTACTATTGGGCTAAATGGTCTGAATGAAGCTGCTGAGTTCTTAGGAATGAAGGTATCTAATAATCCAGAATATTTTGAGTTTTTACAGCTCATACTTGGAACAATAAAAGAGCAGAATAAACTTCATTCTATCCATGACAAAAAGCGCCCCTTCTTATTTAATTCTGAAGTCGTTCCAGCAGAGGGACTTGGTGGTAAGAATTATAAATGGGATAAAGCAGATGGCTATTGGGTTCCTGAAGATAGGAATCTATACAATAGTTACTTCTATAATGCCCATGATGATACATCAGTGTTGGATAAGTTTATACTTCATGGAAGGCAGACTTATCAGTATACAGATGGAGGTAGTGCAGCTCACATTAACTTGGAGGAACATCTGTCTAAGGAGCAATACTTGAAGCTTATAGACTTTGCTATTCAGCAAGGAACTAATTACTTCACGTTCAATATTCCTAATAGTAAGTGCGAGGATTGTAAACATATTGTGAAAGCTCCCATTAAGGTATGTCCTAAATGTGGAAGTGAACATATTACTCAATATACCAGAATTATTGGCTATCTAAGACCTATCACTGCTTTTGGTAAGGATAGAAGAATAGAAGCTGAAAGAAGAACATATTCAAAAAATGTATAAAATAGAAGAGTTTGTAGGAACAGCTGCTGAGCTGGAGAAGTTCCTTAATGAAATGCAAGTTATTAAACATTTTAATCTATCTCATATAGTATCTAGACAAGCTAAAACTTTTGCAGGACCTGGATGCTCAGTTGATAGAACCGTTTATACCTTAGTATTTTATGGGAATGACGAAGAAAAGAAGAGACAAATATATCTTGAATATGCTAAAGAAAACTTATGTAAAGATTGCTTGACTTGTGCAGACTTCGGGTATTATTGTAGAGGAAATAAAGAAAGATGTAATGCGTGGAAATACGATGAAAAAGCACATTATAGAATTGATAAAGTTGTATGAGTAAAGTTTTAATTATTCCAGATGTTCACGGTAGACCATTCTGGAGAAAAGCAAAAGAGAAGATTAATAGTGTGGATAAGGTAGTCTTTTTAGGGGACTACCTCGACCCATATGGTTATGAAGGTATTACTAGAGAGAATGCGATAGAGGAGTTTAAAGAGATTATCCAATTCAAAGTTGATAATCCCGATAAGGTAATACTACTCCTTGGAAATCACGACTGTGCTTATTGCTATGATTTCGGAAGTGCTTCTAGGTATGATTACGCTAATGCAGAGCTAATTAAGGAAATGTTTGAGAATTTCAAGTCTCTATTCCAACTCAAATACTTCTCGGAAGGTATTCTATATACTCATGCTGGAGTTACTAATGATTGGTTAAAGAGTATGGATTTTACTATTACTGACCTAATTACTAAGCCTGAGGACTTTCTAGTTGGCTTCCTATGGGAAGTATCTCGTATGAGAGGAGGGTGGTCTAATACAGGCAGTATGGTATGGAGCGATGTCAGAGAAGGAGATAGAGAGTCTACATATTATCAAATATTTGGGCATACTCAATTGGAATCAGAACCCATTATTACTGACAAGTTTGCTTGCTTAGACGTAAGAAGACCTTTTATATTAGATACAGAAACTAAAAAGATTGAGGAGTATGCTTAAATATGTTGATGCCAGAGTAGTCTTTCAGGAAATTCCGGATGAGATTACATTAGCTATAAATATATCTAACTGTCCTTGTCATTGTAAAGGATGTCATAGTCAATACCTAGCCGAAGATATAGGTAAACCATTAATTGAATATCCGCAGGGGTTCTCTGATGATTACATTATTCATCTAGACGAACTAATTACAGATGGTATTTCGTGTATAGCATTTATGGGAGGGGATTCTGACCCTCACTTAGTAAATGTGTTAGCTAGTTTTGTTAAAGATTATTATCCGAATTTAAAAGTGGCATGGTACTCAGGTAGACAAGAACTATCAGAGCACGTGAATATGAAGCATTTCGATTATATCAAGCTAGGTCCATATATTGAAGAAAACGGGCCTTTAAATAGTAAGACAACTAATCAAGTTATGCTTCATATAGATAATAGCTGTGGAAAACCCATAGTTAAAGACATAACATCACGTTTTTGGAAATGATTCTTAAGGTTGCATATGATGATAACAGTCAACATCTGGTTGACGAATTAAAAAAGGTTCTTTCTAAATATCCTTTAGTAGAATTACAAACTTACCATGAAGGCTTGTTTAAGGAACGTAAAAACGCCTTCAAGCTTAAGGGAGGTTTTAGCGCTAGACATACTCCATTTGCTGTATTAATTGATAATGATGCAGCTCCAGTAATGGCATTCTACAGTGAAGCTAATACTTGTACCATAGAAGAGATAATGAAAGCATTAAATAATCCTGTAGTGTATGGTAGAATTGAAGGTTAAAGATATTATTGAAAGGAAGAAACTTCTGATAAAAGGACTTGAAGAGAATATCTTCAAGGACTTTACTGAAGAAGAAGAAAATCTCTTGCACTACAAGCACGGAATGATTAAAGTTAGTCATAGGTCAGGCGCTGGTAAAGTGTACGAAGGGATAACTGGAGCGTTTAAGGTTGGGCTTCCTCTAATTATTGATAGTGAGCCGACTAAGATAATACAGAGAATTACCATGATAGATTGGGACTCTAGTATGTTCCAGGATGCAGATGGAGAGTGGTTTATATTTGAATTTACTCCAATAAGACTCTACGAATTAAGTGTATGATAAGAAAATTTACTAACATCGTTTGTGTATATTACAACGACAAAAATTATATTCCAGCTAAGTATAATTGTCCAGACTTAGAGATTGATGATGTAATTCTCAACCTGACTACAAACAAGGAACAGAATTATGAAAAGATTTCTGAGATTATTGTTGATTATGCCTTTGCTTTGTTCTGTAACAAATCTGATTTAAAAGATTTTTCACAAGACCATAAGAAGTATAAGAGGCAGAACTGGAAATTGCTCGACTTTAGGGAAATAATTAAAACAACAGAGATAAAACCAAAAGATCAGAAATGAAATATGGAGTTATTTTAGCTAGGTTTCAGCCCATTCACAATGGGCACCTAGCTTTAATTAAAAAAGCTTGTTCAGAGAACGATAAGGTTCTTTTGTTAGTTGGTAGTGCTGATAAAGTAAACAAGCGTAATCCTATTCCTATAAAGGTTAGGATAAAATTACTAGAAACTGCCTTAGAGGACGAAGGTTTACTTAGTAGATGTATCATTCAGCCTCTTAATGATTTGACTGATGAGTCTGATAACTCTCAGGATTGGGGATTCTATTTATATGCTAACATAGTTAGTATTATAAAAGAGTCCCATTTTAATATCTACTATAGCGATGGATACGAAATTATTACAACATGGTTTCCAAAGTTTATGCTGAAGGGTTATATATCAATGACTCTCATGGCAAGAGAACAGGTAGAAGAAGGTATATCGGCTACTGTTGTAAGAGATGCCCTAAGATCTAATTTAAGCCTAGAAGGACTAGTTCCTAAGTGTGTTATAGATGCAAGATTTTATTTAACTGAATTTATTTTATTACATGAAAGTACTCATAATTAATAAATCAAGACATCAACTTCCTCAGTATGAAACTCCCTTATCAGCAGGTATGGATATTAGAGGAGACTTTAGTAGAATTAAGTTAGTAGACAATAAGCCTGAGAAATTCTTTTTCGATGCTGATGTTGTAGCTATTAGTAAAATTGAAGATCCAAATGGTCCATTTGTGGTAGACAAGGAAGGAAATCTTACTGATAGAAGAGTTCCTAGTATTCCCGTTGCTTCTACTATTGAAATAAAGCCCGGAGGTAGATGTTTGATTCCGACTGGATTGTTTATAGCTTTACCTAAGGGTTACGAGGCGCAAGTTCGACCACGAAGCGGTCTTGCATTAAAATTGGGACTTACTGTCCTTAATTCACCTGGAACCATTGACGCCGACTACAGAGGAGAGATTGGAGTTGTATTAGTGAACACTTCTAATGTCCCAGTTAGAATTACTGATGGAGAAAGAATTGCCCAAATAGTTATTGCTAAGCATAAAACTATAGAATGGGAAGTTGTTGAAGAATTACCTTCCACTGAACGAGGAGAAGGGGGATTTGGACATACCGGAGTATGATATGGATATTAATGGTATTGGGGTTATGTAATTTAGCCCTAATACTTTGTCTCATGCGGAGAGTTGAGGACATTAGTAATCAAATCAAAACTAATTATCACTTTATTGATGATACAAGAGACAAAGTCAAGTATCTAACTTCTCTAATGGATATACGAGTGAATATTCCAGAAGAAATCGAGAAGCAATTTGGTAAGATGAAAAAGGAAATTGTTGTTAAAAATGTATTAAAAGTACCATGACTAAAGAGGAATTGAGGTCTAAAATATTAGAACTCGAAGAAGCTATGAGAGAAGAAGACAGCAAGTCTACCACAGCTAAACTAAGTGATGAATGGGATGAATTAATGAGTAAGTTGGAAGATGTTATCTATGACGAACTCGAAGGTGTTGCAGTTAAGATAGTCACTGAAAGAATTGTTGATAAATACGATGTAGACACTGATATATTAATTGCAGAGTATATGGAAAGTGGAGACCTAGAGGAATCATTTAAGATAGCAGCCGAGGAGTGCGATTGCGGTTGGAAGACAGATATTACAAAAAGAATATTAAAATAATTACTACTATGACTAAAGAAGGATTTGTAAAGCTTATTGAAAATGCCCAGAACTATTCTAAGGAATTGGATAGATGGTCTGATTTTGGAATTGATTTGTTTGAACTTCCTATATCCGAACTCGGTTGGGGATTCTTAAATACAGTACTTCCGGAATTGTTCTCTGATGAAGGAGTGGACTGGGTTAATTGGTGGTTGTTTGAGAAGCCTGGACTATTCAAAAATAGTCTTCCTAATGAAGCTTATGATGAAGACGGAAATATAATTCCTACTGATACTATAGATGATTTGTGGAACTTAGTTAAGGACTATCAGAAATGACACTAGAAGAACTTAAAAAGAAAGTAGTCACTATTACAGTACACAAAAATATTGTATTAGGAGAAGATTTACAGGAAGAATGGCTAAAGAAATATATAGAGGAAGAGTTCGTTAGCGATGAAGAGCTTTTGAAAACCTTAATCGAGAATGAATATGACTACAGTGGACTAGATGATGTATTAGACTATGATGATTATAAGGTAACTATTCATGATTAAATATTTGTTAAGCAAAGCCTCAACTGGCAAATTTAGAGTTGTATATTTATCTACTACAGAACAGTGGGATGAAGAAAAAGCTGGATTTGTAATTAATAGAGTTACAGGACAGCTACATGGAAAGATGACAGAGCAACCAGAAATAGTCATTACTAAAGGAAAAGCTGGTAGAACGCATAGAGAACAACTTGAGTTGCAGTTTAAGTCTGAGCTTAAGAAATATTTAGATAAGGGTTACAAGGAGCTAGAGAACGATCCCGAAACTTATAGCGAAACTCAATTGGAAGAATTTTATGGAGACATTAAAACCGACCAGAATGGATTTGCAAAGCACATGCTTGCAAAATCTGCAGATAAAGTTAAGGAATCCTCAATCAATAAGGTTAAGTATTGGTATGCTAGCAGAAAAATTGATGGAGTTAGGTGTTCCTTCTACTATAAGGACGGTGAGATTCTATCTGCTTCCAGAGGTGGGGGAAATTATGACTATTCAACAAGCCATATCCGAAACAATGAGAGATTGCTTGAGTTCTTCAGGAATCATCCCACTTACATTCTTGATGGAGAGTTGTATAGACATGGTAAAAGTCTCCAACAAATCAGTGGAGCAGCTCGTCTTGAGAAAAACGCAGTTGACTGCGACTGGCTTGAATATTATGTTTACGATATAATGATTCCTAGTATGAAGTTCTCTGATAGGCTTGAAATTCTTAAGCAGCTTCAGAAAGAACTTAATCTTGGATTTAATCCAGATAAAGATTGGGAAGAGGGTGAGTTACAATTGCAAATAGTCCCGCAGGAAAAGGTCTCTGGGTACGAGAATATTATGAAACTGCACAACCAATATGTTTCAGAAGGTTGGGAAGGAGTAGTATGTAGAAATCCAGATAAAGAGTATGGCTTCGGCAAGCGTACTAATGATATGCTAAAATTTAAATTCTACAAAGATGCAGAGTTTGAAATTACTGGTTTATCAGAAGGTCTTCGGGAAGAAGATATGTGTTTTACGCTAATAACAGAAGATGGTATAGAATTTAAAGCTAAACCAATGGGTTCTAGAGAACTTAAACAGCAATATAGGGAAAGACTTAAGGAGCTGATAGGAAAGATGGCTACTGTTAAGTACTTCTATCTATCTGATGAAGGTACTCCATTGCAACCTGTACTAAAATGTATTCGCGATTATGAGTAAGTACAAATTTGATATGTCGCTTGTTATATCTGGTCTTAGTGAAGGAGTATTCGAACTGCAGCCTAGTGACTATCTATACTGTGAGGACGAAGATGAGTTATTTGATGAAGTTAACGATACATTGTGTGGTACACTTCGCAAGCATATCAAGTTCTCTAGAGTATACACTTGCGAATCAGACTGGCGTTACCCAAAAGGATTTTTGGAAGAATGGAGGCGATTAAAGAATGAGCGCTGAAGATATAATTATTTTAGTTATCGCTAATATAGTTGGCAACAGCTCAAATAGATTCGGGCAATCACACGAGCTGTATCTTCCAAAGTCTCTAGAGTCAGAAGTACATGATAAGTGGGACAACTGCTGTCATCAAGGCAAATACTATATAGCTGGAAATACTTTTAAAATCAATTTTTATGAAGAAGATTAAGTATAGGCAATATTACTACGATGGGAACTTTTCTAACCTAGAGTTAGAAGTTCCCGACGAATGCCGTATCTATGAGATAGGCTTTATGAATATATCTCACAAGATTGAAGAAGGTGAGACTAAAGCTTATGTTTTTCTTTGTCCTTCAGAAATCGAGGATTCTAAACTGCTTTGTAATGTTTATCTATCTTACCTAGACGATGTTTTTATAGAAAACTCAGAAATACCTATACAGAATGTAGAGGAGGCTCCTAGATTTGAAAATGCGTATATGGTAAGATACTACAAAGATGCTGTGGCAGAAAACAAAATATCAGCTATTCTAAGTAAAATAGGAAAGCTCAGTGAAGCTTCTGAACAGGATAGGAGTGACTTACAAGTATTATATAAGGAATCTAAGGGTATATCCGAAATATCTAAGCTTAGACGTATTACTTATAAAGGTATAGAGATAGGTAGTGTGTATTTCAAGAACTGGATAGATGGAACAGAAGTTGCTTCTATGGCTGTTAGTGAATTACCATATGGACGTATATGGTTTGAGGAGTTCTCTAATTCCAATGATATAGTTGCTAAGTTTAAGGAAGAAGCAGATAAAATCTATAATTCTATAATAAATTATTAATTATGTATTTAAGTATTCGATTAGACGATGACAGCGTTGAACTAATGCAGTCTGACATCGAAGATATGTGGAATTATCTGGAACAGGATACGGAAAATTTTGTGTATCATACAGCCTCGTACATAGAAGGTCTAGAGTTGGAGTATTATGCAGATGAGCTTAGGCCGCTATATGAGACATTGAAAAACTTCTTTGAAAATGAGTGATGTAGAAAAACGCTATATTTGGCTAGTTAATCATCTAATCTGGAATGGCTCTAAGCAGAAAAACGGGGTTTATTGGGTAAAGATAACCAAAGAGAATGCAGCCCTTCTTGAAGAGAAATATGAAGTGTGCGATACTCGCGCCTTGAAAGGAGGGCTTAAAGTAAATGTTATAAAAATGTGTGATAATTTTATTGTACTTGATACGCGATGAAATACGAAAAATTTGATATTCTAAAGAAAGCTAAATATTCTATCGTTCCGAATAATAGAGAGCTGTATGTAGTTTATGTAGAATGTGACGCAAACGATGGTGATTACATGAGAGATACTATTGAATTTGATAAAGAATCGTTTGAAGAAGACGAACTTCTCCTATTGGTTTTATCATATGTTAGTAAGTATTCCGGAAGATTTTCTGAGAAAGGATGGAACTCTGCAGGATATGGGCACCATGTAGATGAAAACAAAGATTTTCCTTGGTTGTCGGAGTATCTATCTGAAAATGATATTCTGATATTCGCTGGAATGTGTGATATCATGTGCCATAGCGTATCTCAGATACGTATAGAATATTATGACAACGATGGAAGAAAGAATAAGGTAGAGCTTCCTGATGTAGATAATCTTTTTGAAAACAAACAGGAGTTTGTGGATTATTTAAATAGTCTGTACAAACTGTATTATGATGAAATTGAATAATTGAGGAAAGCTCCCAGACAAGTTTAAAATAGCTAATCAAGAAATAACCGTAATCATAGAAGATTCTCTTCCAAATAACGATTACGGTTATTTTTGTGATGCTACTAACACTATTAAATTGGCGAGAACAGTAAAGTCTGAATATGAAGGAAACGTCTCTATGAGTGATGAACAGCTTAGGAATACATTTTATCATGAGCTGTTTCATGTTTTCCAGTTCTATTACAATAATGAATTTAATGAGATTCAGGCTCAAGTATATGCTAACTTTATGTGTGAATTTATAGAAACTACTGAAGAACCATTTTAAAAATATAAGAAATGAAGTTATCAAAAAGTAAGAAAGCCAATGTCAATTATTTGGCAAAGATTGTAGAAATTAAGAATTTTAGACAACACAGTAACCCAGAAGTAACTAGACTTAAGTGTTGCACCATCGATGGATTTAACATTATTACTGGTATTGATTCCCAGCCAGGATTGTATGTTTATTTCCCAACTGCTTGTTGCATTAATCCTGATTTTCTAAGGTATTGCAACTTGTATAGACATAAGGAGTTGAACAACGACCCAGAACAAACTGGTATGTTTGAAGACAATGGTAGAGTCAAAGCTATTAGACTTAAAAATGAACTGTCGGAAGGTTTTATTATGCCCATTATACAGTTCCAAAACTACATAATGTCCGTAACTAATAAAGAGATAGAAATTGAAGTAGGAACTGAATTTGATATTGTAGAACATGAAGGCAAAGAATTTTGGATTAACAAGAAGTACATCCCTAAGAGACAGCAAGGACAAGGTGGCACACCACGTAACAACCAAACGAAGAAGGTCAAAGGAATCAGCAAGGTCATTGATGAACAATTTAGATTCCACTACGACACAACTCTTATTAAGAAATGTCCTAATGTAATTCATCCAAATGATTTAATCAGTATTACTGAGAAAATTCACGGAACTTCTGGTATATCAGCTTATGTGCTTTGTAAACAAGATCTGAACTGGAAACAGAAAATCGCTAAATGGCTTACTGGAGAAGAGTTCAATAAGTATGACTATTTGTATGCTTCTAGAACGGTAATAAAGAATCAGTTCTATAATAAGAATGTTACTCCTGGATTCTACGGGTGTGACGTTTGGGCGGAAGCTGATAAAATAGTTAAACCTTGCTTGTCTAAAGGTATGACTGCATATTATGAAATCGTTGGTTTCTTACCTAATGGTGGCTATATCCAAAAGAATTATGACTATGGCTGTATGCCTCCTAAAGAAGGAGAACAGTATACTCACGAAAAGCACTTTAAAGTGCGAATATATCGTGTAACATTAACTAATGTTGACGGTGTAGTTCACGAATTTAGTGCTAGGGAAGTTCAACAATGGTGCGCTAAGGTAGGTCTTATCCCAGTAGAAGAGTGGTATTATGGTACTGCCAATAGCTTATATCCAGAACTTAACGAAGCTGAGCACTGGAACGAAAATTTCATGGAGAAATTAGCTAACGACGCTAGATTCTATATGGAGCGAACTTCGCCATCTTGCGATAACAAAGTACCTCATGAGGGAATAGTTATTAAGATTGAGAATATGAAATCTGAGGCATTTAAGCTTAAATGTTTTAAATTCCTAGATAAGGAAGGAAAGGAACTTGACAAAGGTGAAACTAATATTGAAGACGAAGCATGATAATAAGTTATAATGTAGAGGTAGTTAAGAACTACGATGTGAATATCCCTAAGTTAATCGACCAAGTGGTGAAAACACTTAAGGAAGATGAAGAGGGAGAAGTTGAAGGCTGGATGATACTTAATGAAGCGGGAGATAACATAGATTATCATCTGCGGAACTTAGGCTTTCCTGACTCTGATTGTCTAACTGACTATGTCATTGATGATATTTTAGACGAAATGGAGAAAGAGCTAGTAAAACAAGGATATGAATGTTAAAGAGTACTTAACTAGTAAAAAGTATGGCAGTTTGCGTTACAAGCTGTCGTACTTTTTTCATAGTAAAATTCCTTTCCTTTCTCCTGGCTGGAACGAGTATCGTAATCCATGGTATCACTGGTGGAAAGCCAGAAAATACTTTAAACGCCCCAAGGCCCACTTTCTATTTAGAAAGAACTTTTGGACATTTGGACTTCCCATAAGAAGAGACTACTATAGTCCGGTGATAGATATAGGATTTCATGCATTAGGATGGAAGGATAAATGGGACAGTCCCAGACACGAATGGGACCCGATGATTTGTATAACATTTTTCAGAACTTGGCATTTATTATGGATATTTAACTGGGCTACTAAACATAAAAAGGATAGTATTACTGGCAGCATGGCTACTTGGGAAGCTATTCTAGACTATACTAGATATGATAAATCTCTAAGCTATGTAGTAGACAATCATATATGGTCGTATGACCGTGATGGTGAAAAGGTTTATATTAGTATAGTACCTAATATGACTAGGGAAGGACTAAATAAATATTCTGATGAATCCAAACACACTGAGAAAGATACAGAGATTGGAGGCTGGTGAATCGTTTATAACAAGCGAGCCGGGAAATTCAATGCTCCCTCTGTATAAGAGCAATGAAAAGCATCTTGTCACTCCTATAAGGTGGCAAGAATGTAATGTTGGAGATGTAGTATTTTGTAAAGTTAGAGGCGCTTGCGTTACTCATAAAGTATACGCGATAGACTCAAACAAAGGATGCCTTATTGGAAATAACAAAGGGCATATGAATGGATGGACTAAAAATGTTTACGGATTAGCTCATAAGATATGAAAATATGTGCAATAAGTGATTTACATGGATTTCTAATTGATTATATAGAGCCATGTGAACTTGTTTTAATATGTGGAGATATTGTTCCTCTTTATATGCAGAGAAACAAGCCACAGTGTGAGAAGTGGTTGAAGACTGTATTTGCAGATTGGATTAAATCATTGCCGTGTAAGAAGGTAGTATTTACAGCTGGAAACCATGATTTTGTTTTTGAAAATAGGGATTTTCTTTGGAATAACTCTGTGATTAAATTTCCTACAGAAGGAAAAGCTGAATTTCTTGATAATTCTCATCTAGACTATCTAAGTGATGAAGGAAAGGTATATAGAATTTATGGAACTCCGGCCTGCCATGAATTTGGTAATTGGGCTTTCATGTATTCTGATGAGAAACTGGAAGAAATCTATTCACATATCCCAGGAAATTGCGATATATTGATTAGTCATGATGCTCCCGCATTAAATGATTGTGGTATGATTCCGCCTGGTAGGTGGAGTTCTACTCCCATAAATGCAGGAAATGAGGTCTTGGCTAAGGCTATTATAGATAAGAAACCGAAGTATGCTTTTTGTGGACATATCCACGAAGGAAATCATTGGCTACTAGATGCAGGCGAGACAAAGACCGCCAATGTATCTATTCTCGATGACTCTTACGATATTAATTATGAACCTTTATATTTGGATATTTAATACTATTCTGGTCTATATATTTGGAGGATTAGTATTGTCATTAGTAATAGTTGGAATTTATGAGATAATACAGGAAGAAAAGGACTTCCTTGAAACCTACGGGTCTAGATTCATTTGTAAATATTAAAAATTAATCAAATGGAACAAGCTGTATTTCAAAGAATGTTGGGAGAATTTAACGAAGTTAATGAACGTGCTGTTAAGCTCAGAGATTTTATCCTAGGGGATAAGTTCAAGGAGGTTGACAACCTTAATAAAGACTTACTAGTCGCCCAACTAAAAGCAATGGAAGCATATATATCAGTACTATCTATTCGTATTGGTCTTAATGCTCCTAAAGATGAAATTTCAGAAGCCCAGGTTGTAAAAGAAGGTGAGTAAAAAAATCATTTTCACAGACCGTTCTGACTCACTGTTGACGAGTTATCTCAGGGATATATCTAAATATAAGATTTTAGATAGTACTGAGGTAACTCGTCTCATTTGTGAGGCTCAAAAAGGAGATGATGTTGCTAGAGAACAAGTCATAAAATCAAATCTTAGGTTTGTTGTGACTATCGCCAAGCAATTTCAGAATAGAGGTATCCCTTTAATGGATTTAATCTCTAGTGGAAATGAAGGATTAATGAAAGCTATTGATAAGTTTGACCCAGAAAGAGGAGTGACATTCTTGTCATATGCTGTATGGTGGATTAGACAAAGTATCTATAATTCTATATATTGGCAAGCACGAGAAATTCGTCTTCCAATGTCTCAGCAATTATTGGTAATAAGTATACTCGATGCAACTAATAAATTCTTGCAATCGCATGATAGAAATCCAAGTTCCGAAGAAATATCAGAAATGACTGATATTCCTAGGGAGCAAATTGACTATCTAGCACAGTTTTCTAATAAGTTAGTTTCTGTGGACGATTTCATAGGAGGAGATGAAGAAAACAGTCAAGTCTGTGATATTATTCCAGATGGTGAAGACCCCCTTGATGAACAAGTAAATAAAAGCTATGTAACTAAAGAGCTAGAGAATCTACTTTCTAAATTAACAATTAGAGAGCACGATTTAATCTGTATGTTATTTGGTATAGGAATGGCTCCTGTCAATCCTAAAATTATAGCTGATATGTACGGTGTTGGAGGAGAAAGAATAAGACAGATGAAAGAGGGAGCTTTAGCTAAATTAAGACGTAGATTTTCTAATCAACTTAAAAATTTAATGTAATGAAATTCGGAGAAATATTGTCTAAGTTACAAGAGGGAAAAGTAGTAAGAAGGAAAGTATTTCAGAGCAATCTGGTAATATTTATGCAGATACCTGCAATGATTTCTGGAGATGGAATACCTGCTATGCGTTCTATCCCTGATGATATGAAAGCTCTTATGTGTAGTTACGGTGTAGGTATTACATACCATGACCAGTTTATCATGTATGACTTTTCTGATAGGACTTGTACTTACTATCCTTTTGATGGTGAAGATATAAACGCAGATGATTGGGAAGTAGTTGATCCTTTAACTTATGACCCATATGACGACTTTAGATAACTATCCAATGGGTGCAGCTAATGACCCTAGAGCACCTTACAATGAACCACTACCTACTAAGGTTAAGGTAGAAGTAGGAGTTGAATTAGGGTTATTCGTAGATGTAGAAGTAATAGATGAAGATGATATTAAAGGTGCAGTTGAAGAAGCTATTTATAATAGGTTCAAATCCAAAGATGTTGAAATAAATAACATCGAAATCTATCAACATGATTTATTTAGTAAGTCGGAATAAAACTTTATTTGTGTCTACAAAATACAAAGAAGTAAGTTTCGAGGAGGCAATGAAAATATTGTTGCCTCTTTCTTTAGTTCAATTTGATACTGAAACTAAGGGATTAGATGCGCATACTAAGGAGTTACTAACTGTGCAACTAGGTTGCAAAGAAAATCAAGTTGTCTTTGACTGGACAACTATGTCAGCAGAAGAGAAAGCTGAGATAAAGAATTATTTTGAGTCTGATAGAGTATTTCTTGGATGGAATTTAATGTTTGACTTAGGGTTTTTATATGTGCAGGATATTTGGCCAAATTATATCTGGGATGGTATGATTGCCGAGAAATTACTTTGGTTAGGCTATCCAGCTAATATAAGAGAAATGAGTTTGAAAGCAGCTGCATGGAATTATCTAAACTATGACTTAGATAAATCTGTTCGAGGTAAGATTATAAATGATGGTCTTACTGAAGATGTAGTAGTCTATGCTGCAGGAGACGTAATGTGGCTAGAAGACATTAAAGAAAAACAAGAAATAGAGCTTGCTAAGCAAGAATTAAATCTTGCTATGAAACTTGAGTGTGAGTTTATCAAGAGTCTTGCTTATTTCAAGCATTGCGGTGTTCATCTAGATGTCGTAAAATGGAGAAATAAGATGGCTAAAGACCTTGTTAAGCTGAAGGATGCTGAGCAAGAACTAAACGATTGGGTAGTTCAATGGGATTCTGAAAAGAGACATGAGCATGATGGATGGGATATTAAATACCCAGAACTGGAATTTTATAATCTTATGGAAATAGAGGATGAAGTAGCTAGACTGCTAAAAGAGAAATATGTCCGATGCCCTCAGGAAGACCTTGAAACACCAGACGGAAAGGTTAAAGCTTATAGAAAAAGAGTAATAAGTCAATTTACTAAGGTAGATAATCAAGGTGATTTATTTAATGGCTTTGATACCAAGCCTAAGTGCACAATTAACTGGAGTAGCTCTCAACAAGTTATCAAGTTATTTGAATTATTAGGAATTAAAGTCAAGACATTTGATAAGCAAACTAAGAAGGAAAAGAAATCTGTTGAAGCTAAGCTTCTAGCTCCACAGGCTAAAGATTTCCCGATTATTCCTATCTATCTAAAATATCAGGAAGCTGCAAAAGTGGTTTCTACTTATGGGGAAAACTGGTTGAAGGCAATTAACCCTAAGACTGGAAGAATCCATGTAGATTTTCACTCACTAGGAGCTGATACAGCTAGAGTAAGTTCTGGAGGAGGAGTATATAAACTTAATCTACAGAATTTACCTCATGACAAGGAAACTAGAGCATGTTTTACTGCAGAGAAAGGTAATAAGTGGATTTCTGCGGATTATCAGTCTCAAGAAAGTAGAATCATTGCTTCTGTATCTAAGGACGAGGCTATGATTGAACTATTTGAACATGGCTGTGGGGATGTTCATAGTCTAGTAGCTAAAATGTCTTATCCGAATATTATCCCTAGAGACTGCCCTATAGAGGATATAGCTAAATTATATCATGCCCAAAGACAGGATGCTAAAGGTATTGAATTTGCCATCAATTATGGAGGCGATGCAAATACTATAGCTAATAACAAGGGTCTACCGTTGTCAGAAGCTCAAGAAATCTATGATAACTTTATGAAGGGTTTCCCTGGAGTAAAACAGTATCAAGATTATTGTAGAATGGCGGTAATGAGGGATGGTTATATTTTGTTAAATCCTATAACTAAGCATAGAGCACATATATATGATATTGATGACCTCTGGCGGATTTCTAAGAAGTTCAATGACCCAGAGTTCTGGGATTATTACAGAGAAATGAAGAGAGATTCTCCTGGCTGTGATACCGTCCAAGACGTTAAGAGATATTTTCAGAGAAAAGCAGCATCTGAAAAGCAGTCTATCAATTATCGTATTCAGAACAGGGGAGCAATGTGTTTTAAACTTTCCTCTATTAAACTATTTAATTGGATTAAGGAGCATAAGCTTCTTAACATTGTTAAGATGTGTGTTCCAGTCCATGACGAGTTTAATCTAGAATGCCCAGAATCTATTGCCGATGAAGTATCTAAGGTATTAGTTAAATGTATGATAGATGGAGGGAAACCATTCTGTCCTAATGTATTTTTAGGTGCAGATGTTACTGTATCAGATCATTGGATTCATTAACGAATAAGGGGCTATAGTAGTGATGCCAAACCTGAGCCCCCTTGGCCTACTAACAGTGCCTACAGTCCAAGGCGTAATGCTGAGAGCGCAGTTAGGGCATCATTTTTAATTAAATATAGTAGTGTATGAAAAAATTATTTGGTTTATTGTTAATAGCAATTATTGCTTTAAGTTCTTGTGCAGACAGCAAGACTTTTGAGAGAGCTGATGGAACTAAGTTTGTAGCTGAACCTTATGGTTGGGCAAACTATCAAACTAAGAAGATTGAGGGAGTAACCTATGAAGCGTGTATTGGTAACATTGTTTGGGATGTTATTGCTGTAGAAACTATAGTCATTCCAATATGGCTAACTGGGTGGGAATTATATGAGCCAGTATCTTTTGTTGAACCAAACGTCAAGTAATTATGAATGTAGAATTTACAACAACAGAATTAATTACAGATGAAGAGATTCTAAGCGCATTTGGAGAATCCATCCGATTTGACGAAGGGAAGTTTAAGATAGATTCTTTTATTGATTGCTTAGAAGACAGAGCTGACGTAATGGGTCTTTGTATTACTGAGAAATCTAAGAAAGAATTGTTACAACACCTTAAAGAATTAGTAATTAAATTAGTAAGCGAGTTGTAAGTATTGTTTTAATTAGACATAGTATGCTGAATGAGAATTTGATGGATTCCAAAGATATTATAATTGCTAAGTTAAAATTAGCTATAAAAGAGTTTCAAGAGTATGATATTGAGCGTAAGAAATACTATAGTAATGCTCTAGTGGAGCTTGGAAAATTAAAGGATGAAATTGAAGAGCTTAGAGGAATAAATAAATATTCTAAGAGCTATATAGCTATGAAAGATGAAAATAGGAGACTTAAAGCATCTTTAGCTCGGAAAGGCATTAAAGAATTAACGGATTTTTATGATGTTAAGAATGTTGAATTAATCATTCAAAATCAGACTTTAAAAGGAGAAAATAGAAAACTTCGCGCTCGTAATAGCGAGTTGATTAAAAATAATAAAATGTTAATTAATAAATTGAATAAATATGAGTAGTTACTTAACTATATATGGTGTTCCTAAAAATGAAGGTAAGCCTATAGACATTGTTAGCTTTAGTCGGTCCCACTGTATATATAGTGCAATTTGCGATGAAGTTAATGTGGCATGGGCTGGAGAAAGTGAGGTATATACCAACTTGAATACTTCAGACTTAGATGGAGTTATTCATAGTATTGAAGAGGATATAAAATCTTCTGCTGAGAGATTAACTCTATATGAAAAATATGCTGCCAATAATCCAGATTATATTGAGGAGATTATACTCTTAAAGGAGTATCTAGAGGAGCTTACTACTAGTAAAAATTATTGTGAGTTTCTACGGTATATCATATCGTGGACATCTTTAGGCTTTTCTGACTTCAGTCAAATTTGTTGTAACGTAGGTTAACATGAAATTTAAATTAGAATTTACATTTGATATCTCCGATAGCTCGTTATTGATAGACGCTAACGATGGTAGATCTGAAGAATATACTAGTTTAGAAGATGTACCAGAAGATACTCTGATGGACGTGGTATATAATTATCTAGATGGAGTTATAGAAGGTATAACTTACGACCAAATAACTGTTAAGAAATTATGAAAAGGTTTTTAATTCATGTTTCTACATATTGGTGTGGAATGGATGATACACTTAGAGCAGTCGCTGAATCAGAGATGGAGTTATGGGATTTAGCCGAACAACTAGCTTATGATAACTTTCAAAGCTACAGCTGTGAGAACGATATAGCTGAGGAAGAAGGCTATGACCCAGATGAAATGGAAGAAAGTGACTGGGATGAATTATGGAGTAGAGTAGACGAGAGTACCTACTATAGTTTTTCCATAGAAGAATGTGAAGATGACGAAGAATGGAATGAATATAGCGGAGAAATCTATGGAGAAGACAAGGTTTTACAATAGAGAGGATTTGAAGGCTAAAGATGTAGCACGTCTTATTAGCATATGGGAAGGAGAAGCTGGAGAGTCTTTTACTGACTATTGTAACTTCTCGCGAGAAGCCGATAAAAACTTCTTACTATTCTTAGCAGAGAAGTATCCAATACTTTACGATTATCATTGTAAGGTTGCAGGCAATGACTGGCTAGACCATTGTATTCAGTATGTAGTTGACCACTGTGGGGAGTATCTTACCCAATGGGTTCCTGCTGAAGAGTATCATCTCTCCTGGCAGTTAGAAGAGATGGCAATATACCCTCTTGCTGATTTTATTCTAAAGGATGATGGAGCATGGGAGGACTTTGTAGACTTCTTCACAAGTGAAAAAGAAACTGCAAGTGGAACTCCCTATATTGACTGCTATGATATTAGAGAATTATTTGAAAATGGAGATGTTTAAGTTTTACGAAGTAGGAGGTAAGGTACGGGATGAACTTCTCGGCCTTACTAATAAGGATATTGATTATGTAGCAGTTCCATGCGAGGAAGCTTTAAAGGAAAACTTGACTACCTGTGATATGTTTCAGTTATTATGGGAACATTTAATAGCAGAAAAGTTTGAAATCTTCTTAGTAACTCCAGACTGCTATACAATTCGAGCTAGGTTTCCGGAGGGCTATAAGTATCAAGGAGTGGCTGATTTTGTAATGGCTCGTAAGGAGGTAGGGTACATTCCAGGTACTAGAACTCCAATAGTTGAGCCAGGAAATCTCTATGATGATTTATTACGTAGGGATTTTACTGTTAATGCTTTAGCTAAAGACCCTGATACTGGAGAAATCATTGATTATTTTGGAGGTCTTAAAGATATTAAGGAGAAACTTCTTAGGACTCCATTACCTCCTATTATAACCTTTGATGATGACCCTTTAAGGATTCTCAGAGGCATAAGATTCTCTATTACCAAGAGACTACGGGTATCTGAAGATATGTGGCAGGCTATGAAGGCTTATGACTATTTAGACAAAATGCCAGTAGTATCTGAGGAGAGAATAAGGGAAGAACTGACAAAGTGCTTTAAGTGTAACTCATCTTTAACTCTAGGGTGGTTATCTGAACTCACTGATTTAAGAGATTACATTTTTAAGAACACTAATTTATGGCTTAAGCCAACTAGTGAAAAATAAATGTACAATATTATAACAGAACGTAATCTAAGAGAGGCTTTAGAATCAATTCCAGCACAATATACTGGAGATATGGAAAAGATAAAGCAGATTAGATATAGTACAGGTAGAGGAGTGTATATCTGTAAGATGTTGGCCGAGAGGAAAGAAAGTGTGGAAGAGGCAGTTAAATTGTATCACGATATAATGAAAGTAATTGTTAATGGTTGATTCAGAAAATTTATGTAGAAGAGCTATGGAAATCTATGGGTTTCCTGCTCAAGCCGCTATGGTAGTAGAAGAATGTAGCGAGTTAACTAATGCTATATGTAAGTTTAGAAGAGGTAGAGTTGGAGAGGATGATATTATAACTGAAATTGCTGATGTTATGATTATGTGCGAACAGCTTTCTAATTATTTTGGAAAAGAAAAAGTTGCTCTGGAAAGAGAAAGGAAATTGACTAGACTAGAAGAACGTCTATCTAAATATGAACAAGTTTGAAAAGTATAGAAGTGTACATGAGTCTTATTGGAGAGTTCCGATAAAATACTGTACAGAGGTTCCAAATAGTAAGGATTCTAGCTTTGTTATTATGGACTTCATGGGTAAGAACTTACTATGTGCTTGGAGAAACAACAATACTTGTAAAGTCGGAATGCCTTTTCTCTGTAGAAGAATTATAAAGAAAGGTAAATCCGGCTTTATGTATAAGAATAAGTTTTATAGTTTAGAAACTAAATACGGTTGGGTATTTTAAATATGTTATATTGATGGAAACAAGAAAAATAATTATATGTAGAGGAATACAAGGCTCTGGAAAGAGTACATGGGCTAAACAATGGTGTCACGAAGACCCAGAACATAGAGTGAGATTTAATAATGACGATATTCGTAATATGCTAGGAGATTATTGGATTCCTAGCAGAGAGAAATTAGTTAAATGTCTTTATGATAGATTCTTGCTTGATTCTATGGCCCGTAAGTATGATATTGTAATAGACAATATGAACCTAAATCCCAAGACTGTTGCCGAAATAGAATCTGAGGTTGATCTATTTAATAGAGGAGTACGAGGTGAGTATGGATGGAAGTATGAAGTAGAGTTTAAAGATTTCTGGACTCCTGTTGAAGAATGTATTCGTCGAGACGCATCTCGACTAAATCCTATAGGAGCAAAGGTTATTAAAGACACATGGAGACGCTATAGAAACTTTATCATTCACGAGGATATTATGGCAATGAAGGCTAAGGCAAGTCAACAGAATCCCGATTTGCCAGTAGCTATTATATGTGATATGGATGCTACGTTGTGCTTAAATACTAGTGGTCGTCCCTTCTATGGAGAAGGTGCTGCCGAGGGTATGGAAAAAGATGAACCAATTAATGAAATAGTTGGCTTAGTAAGAGCTTATTGTAATTTCCACAATGCAGAGTTAATCATTCTTACTGGTAGAGAAGATACTCCGGAATCTCGCGTAGCTACTGAGAAATGGCTTGATGCGCACCTACTATGTCCAGACATGGTTCTTATGCGACCTAAAGGAGATTATTCAGCAGGACCAGACTGTAAGAAAAAGTTATACGAGCAATATGTAAAGGACAAGTATTATGTCCCTATCGTACTCGAAGATAGTACAAAATGTGTAAGAATGTGGAGAGACTTAGGCATTACTTGTTTACAACCTAATGACGGAAAGTTTTAAATGGATTTAAATAAAGCAGTAGAACATTGTTGGGACAGAAGGGATTATCCAGAGATAATCTCTGATGATGCTGGATTGGATATATCTATTCCTAGATTTATCACTAGAGGCCCATGGAGAGAACATAATCGTCCTAGAAGAATTACTTTAAACGTAACTACCTATATAGGAACTAGTTGGAATGCAGTTCATTACTATGGCAATTTAGACATAGAAGGTATAAGCTTTAGTCAGGAAGATAGTCCAAACACAATGACTATGTGTTCAGAAACCTATGATGCTGAAGAAAAAAATCCTCTAGCTGGAGGAATGTATCATATCGAACTAGTGCGGCCGGTTACTCGTGAAGAAATTGAAGAGGATAATTCACGGTGGTGTGGATATGAAATTGGTGACAATACTAATGCCTTCCATTCTCCAGAAGATGTAATAGCTCTAGCTAAGGAAGTATGCAAAGCTCGATTTAAAGGGAATTGGATACTCAAAATTGTAGACTATAGTGGAAAAGATTTAGACGAAGAAATCTTAATTGATAAGTTATGAACAGTTTTAATCTCTACGAGGATGTACTATCTCGTACATGGAATAGGTATTACTATGAAGTAGAAGCCGAAACATTAGAGGAAGCTATAGAAAAAGTAAAGGACGGAGAGGTAGATTGCTACGATAGTGAACAACTTTATGAAAGTACTGACGACTTAGCTCCAGAAGAGAACAATGGGTCTGCTACCAGAGAAATTTACCACGAAGACGAGGTTGTCTGGGACAATGCAAAACTAGTTAATAGAGGTGAAATAATCACCCAAGACCTTAGGAATATCTCAGACCAACTGTTTCACATTATGGAATCTGAACCAGAAGAGTTTAGTGCAGGCTGTATCTCGTTTGCATTGGTTAAAGAAGTGTTAGAGGAGTTAGGATGGACTGATACTAACATAGAAACTAATGGCTGGGATATAGACTATTGGGTAACTTTCATAAAGGAAGGAAAAGACTTCAAGTATATAGTTAGTGGTAGTTTATACTACGGAAACATTAATATAAGAAAGGAGAAATGAAAGACGAATTTGGAGATAGAATGAAGCTTTATTATGAAGCGCGTTCTAAGACATCACTTATGAGAAGAACTCCTGTAATCATCCGATTAGATGGAAAAGCATTTCACACATTCACAAAGGGTTTTGTTAAGCCCTTTGATGAGTGTATGTCCAAAGCCATGCAGGAAACTATGAAATATCTGTGTGAAAACATTCAGGGATGTGTCTTGGGATATACACAATCTGATGAAATTACGCTAGTTCTGATAGACTACCAAAAACTTACTACAGATGCTTGGTTTGATTACGAAGTACAAAAAATCTGTAGTGTAGCTGCATCTATGGCCACCTTTATCTTTAATAGACAATTCCAAGTGCAAGTTAACGAACTTTCTTGGAAAGGTGAATTAGGAGACGAAAATCTGGCTAAATCCTACATACGTGCTATTAAATCAGGTGCGGTATTTGATGCAAGATGCTTTAATATCCCCAAGGAAGAGGTAACTAATTGTATATTATGGAGACAGCAAGACGCTACACGAAATAGTATTCAATCTGTTGGGCAAGCTTACTTTTCTCATAAGCAGTTAGAAGGATTAAATACTAATCAGATTCAAGAACTACTTTTCCAAGAGAAGGGAATTAATTGGAATGATTATCCTACTAAGTTTAGAAGAGGAAGCTGTTGTATCAAGAAGTATCATCAGACTATGAACCAAACTCTCAGAGGTTATTGGTATATTGACGATGAGATTCCAATCTTTACTGGAGAAGGGAGAGACTATATAGAGAAGCTTATATGAGCAGAACATTTGATGAGCATCATCCAGTAGCACATAACCCAAAAAATAGGTTTCCTTCCCCATACTTAGACAATGAAGGTAAAAAAGAGAGACGAAGAAAAAGACGTGCTTATGGCTCTCAAGGATGGAAAGGATGGGGAGGAGAAATATACTTCAAAAGATTTGGGGAAATCATGATAGATTGTGTAAATAAGAGAAAAGCTAGACAGCTTATCAAAAAACAAATAAGAGAAGAGCTTAGAAATGAATTATAGGATTAACTACAATGTAGTTTTATTTAACGAAATCCTTTACGATAAAGAAATAAAGGTTAAGAACAAAGATAATGAATTGATGGCAAAATGTTCTCTTGAGGATTATTTAAGAAGAAAACATGGAGATGCATTTAGACAACTTATTATAACTAAATGTGTACCAGAGTATTTTAATGATAGATTGTTTAACGGAATATTTGGAGGAATGTTTTAATGATAGTAGATAATTTTGAATATTTATCTAAATTGTTTGATGAATTAATAGACAAGGATGATTTCTATTTCGTACAAATAATTCAACGTAAGAAGGATGGAGTAGAACTCCCATCATATACTTCTGGCGCTAGAACTATTAGAAGTTTCTATTTCTTTACCAAGGAAGAATTTCTAAGACAAGAACCTTACATAAAAGACCTATGTAATAGTAATAACGCTCGTGCTTATTTCTGGATAAATCCAAGAAATACTTTCGATATAGCTTGCGAATCTATTAAGCAGTTTACTGACTTAATAAAGAATAAAAATACTAGACAAGGTATTGCTGTATATGACAGAGCTACTGGTGCTAGCAGAAGTACAAACTATAAGAAATTATGGATAGTTGATATAGATTCTAAAGATGATGGGTATCAACAGAAAATAATTTCTCTAATCAAAGAGTGTAGAGGTTCGGAAGGAGAGAGAATTAGACACATCATTCCGACTGTAAATGGATATCACCTTATTTCTAACGGGTTTGACAGGCAACAGTTTTCTCAGAAGCTAGCCTTGTATCAGTTAGACCCAATAGATATACATGACAATAATCCTACACTTTTATACTATAACCAGAAATAAATATTAAGATGAAAACCTATACATACTATATAGAATTTAAAACTAGATGTGCTGAAACGATTACAATAGAAGCTCCAAGTGAAGAAGAAGCAAGAAAATCTCTCAGAGAGACTTTTAGAAATCTGACTTTAGTAGAGCTTATTAAGGAGGATTAAATGAAGAAGTTTATATATCATATAGAACATACTAACGGTATGGACCAAAATGTCTGGACTTCTGCAGAAAATCAGTATGAAGCAGAGCAGGAAATTAGACATGATTATCATTCAATCAAAAGTTTAACTTTAATAAAGGTAGAGGATATGTATTTAGAAAATGGTGACGAAGTAATAGAAGCTGATAATGGCAGACTTATATTAGCTAATAGTGGTGCTTATTGTGATGAAGACGGAAATCCTACTGGTGGATGTATAGATGATGAAGAGTACGTTTATATAACAAAAACTGGTAGTGTTTATCATACGGATAGAGGTTGCGCATCTTTGAAAGCTCGAAATCCGAAAGTGGAAGAAATACTGCTTTCTGAAGCAAGGAAGAAAGGTTACAAACCTTGTAAAAGGTGTAAACATGGATAAGTTCAAAGCTTCTATAGTTAAATATATATGCCCAATTTGTGGAGAAGTAGCAGAGGAGGGAATCATAATGAATTCCCTTCTTTCAGAGAAAGCTGCTTCTGAAGTAGAGAAATTGCATGGGAAAGCTATAGGATTTTCTGACCATGCTTGTAAAAAGTGTTCAGAGTACAAAGACACAGCGGTATTCTTTATTGGAATTAATCTAAAGAAATCTTCTGATAAAGAACCTTATAGGACTGGACAAATTGTTGGAATAAAAGATGATGCTCCCTTAGTTTTACATTGTAAGGAATATATACGTTCTTTAAAGGACGGAACCAGATTTTGCTTTATTGATGAATTGGTAGGTAAGGAAATAGGATTATGGCAGTAATGAAACTAATTAGTAAGGAGGAGCTAGCTGACTTAATACGAGCTAGTATTAAACTTAGTTATCTAGAAGCTGGAGGAGTTGATAATTGGACATGGTACGATGAAGCTCTAACTGAGTATAATGAAGACGACCTAGATGATGACACATTAACTAATGAATATAAGGACGCATGAGAACAGTAGCACAGAAGGTATTTCAAGTTGCCTATCGCACGAAGAACCAAGGAGTTGAAGGCTGGATATTAGTTGAAGCCGACGACTTCATAGAAGCCCTAGACGTGTTTAAGAGTCATTTTAAAGACTATGAAGTAACCGAAATTAGAAAATTCCGAGATATTATTAAACCACTTACTAAAACTATCACAGTAGAACTATGAAATTAATTAGACCTTCATTTGAAATTTTAGAACAGAAACCAAGAGCTATTGTTATTCCTGCCGATATGGAAATAGGCCCACGTATGGTAAGAGAAGAACTTCTAAGTTCTGTGTATAGACAAATAGAAATAGCTGGAAGAACTTGTTACAAGTCTGAAGATAAAATTACAGATACGTCTGCTAAAGAGTTTGTAGAAAGAATGGTAAAGTCTGGTCATGGAGCTATGCTTGAACATGGTACTGTTTACTTGTTGCTGAATATGGCTTCTAGACAACAGTATTTTAAATATTGTAGTAATCCGTACTCTGTAGCTAATAGTACTGGAGAGGCTGAAAAAGGGACTTGGTTGGGATTTGTTACCACCAATTATAGAGTTCTTGTGGAAAACAACTGGCTAGATGATTTGCAATATATCTGTGAGTCTGGAAAAGAACACGAGAAGAGAATTACTGTTAAGTTCGTCTGTGATAGAGGAGTATCACATGAATTTGTGAGACATAGAGTATTTAGTTTTGCCCAAGAATCTACCCGTTATTGTAATTATAGTAAAGATAAGTTTGGCAACGAGCTTACTTTTATTATCCCTTGTTGGGTTGACGGACTAGCTTTGCAGGAGGCTACTAGTGGCACTGTTATAAACCATGACGATTTTGGAGAGTTAATTGGAGAATATTATTACAGTTTAACAGGTAAAGAAGAACCATATTTTAAACCCTGGGAAATTACTCCAGAGAGTAATTTTGTGGCATCTCTACAAGTATCAGAAAAACTTTATCTAGAATTACTTAATCAGGGATGGAAACCTCAACAGGCTAGAGCAGTTCTTCCTAATAGTCTAAAGACTGAGTTAATTATGACTGGTACTATTGAGCAATGGAAGGGATTCTTTGTATTAAGGGATGCTCCAAGCGCTCACCCACAAGCTAGAGAATTAGCAGAACCTCTCCATGCTGAATTTATTAAAAAAGGTTACGTATGAAAAAAGTTAGAACTCCAGATGAAATACAACTAGAAATAACTCGCTTAGAATGGAAGTTAAGAGAGTTAAGAGAGGAGCTTCATATATCTGATGCTGTTAACAACCCAAACTATCAAGAATATAAAGGTAAATGGGTCTTCCATGATGCATACGAAAGTGGGTGGTCGTGCGTCTACGTTCTTGGAGTTACCATAAATGACGATGATGTATATTTTTATGGGTATGGGGTAGTATATAACGAACAAACTAAGGAGCTGACTGTTGTTAGTAAGGACTATCCAAGGGATTTCTATATTTGCTATCCAGATAATCTTACCATTATAGAAGAAAGCGAAGTAACAGATAAGATATTTGAGATGTTATCAGTAGAGTTTGAAGAGTGTTTCTAAACTATGACTAAACAATTAGTATATTCTAAAGATATAACTATAGATAACTTATTTGTTGGATTAAAGTACATTTCTTTGACAATTTCTGGAAGGATTTACAAGACTTCCAGAAGTTTCTTAGGATGGACACTCAAACCACAATATAGTTATACTCTCAGCGTTCCCTACATTGATAGCCCTTATTTCGATGGAGAGTATGGAACTAATAAAATTCTTAGGTCAAAAGCTGAGAACCTAAGGCAGATAATGTTGGATAAAATTTCTGAATTTGAAGAAGAAAATGACAGCAGGTGAATATTTCGGAGATTGGATGGAAGTAATAGATGGTCCTGAGCTACGTAGAGTAGTAACGTGGATGAGTAAGCTAGACAAATCCATCTTATGTCCTTCATCACAGAATGTATTTAAAGCATTTCAAGCTTGTTCTCTTAAAGATTGTAAGGTTGTCTTCTTAGGTCAAGACCCTTATCCGCAGCAGGGAGTAGCTACTGGAATATTATTCGGAAACTCGAAGGATACTCCAGAAGAGAAACTATCGCCTTCACTTCAGATAGTCAAAGAAGCTGCAATCAATTATGAAATCCCGCATAATCTCATAGAGTTCGATAATACTTTAGAATCTTGGGCCAAACAAGGTATATTAATGATTAATACTGCTTTTACTTGTGAAGTCGGAAGAGTAGGTTCGCATTATGATATATGGAGGCCATTTACAGCTAAGCTAATTCATAATCTTAGCACCAGAGATGGAGGTATAATATACGTATTGTTTGGTAATCAAGCATCTTCATTTAAGAAATATATTGTGAATAGTCCAAAAATTATTGAGGTCTATCATCCAGCTTATTTTGCTAGACAGAACAAGAAAATGCCATATAGTGTGTTTACTGAGCTTAACCAGGAACTATATAGATTATACGGTTATAAGATTGACTTTTATAAAGAGACTGAATATGGTACTTGCTAAAGAACTTGTAGACAAGTTAAAGAAAATCGAAGACTTTGACATCACTTATGAGTCAAGTGATAAGGATTCCGGAGAAATATATATTGACTACAATAACATAGTTTTTGTCCTAGAACATTATATATACGAGGGCAAGTTCTGCCTTTCTGGAGGACTACATACTATAACATACAAAGGGAAAGAGTACTACAGTGATGTCCTTCCCTACTATCTCGACGTAGACTATGATTCTGATACTTATAATGGAGTTGATGAATTAGTAAGTATGATAGAAGATGATATTAAAGGATGTGACTTTAAGAAAAAGCTGCGCAGATTAATTAGTGTAGTCGATTCAATATATGAAGATTTTGACGAAGCTGAAGTAGAATTTATTAAATATTTATTAGAATGAGTTACAATATTTGTTTTACATTAGGAGACCCATCTGGTGATGGACACGCTAATACATCAGAATATCATATAGTAGCTACTCACTCTGTTGAGGAGATTACTAATGCTTATAAGAAAACTACGGAATTGTTGGGATTTGATTTTGTAAAAGAAGTAGGCTCGGAATACGAAGCAGATGGATGGATTCCACAGGAGTATACGAAGAAGCTATTAGAACTTAACATAATAGACGACGAGTATATAACCACTGAGGATCGCCAATATGGTCCTCCTGCTGGATGTTACTGGTTTGACTATGCAGAGGATGAATTTCTTGAAGTATTCTTCAATATAGTAAGATACTCCCTTCCAGACTTTGAATGGACTTCTAGAGATTTGGAAGAAGATACTCTATATCTTCTAGAGGGAGCGGCTTATGGGTTTGCATATCATGGCGAGTAAAAGAATACCAAGGAAAGTAAAGAAAGCTCTAAAGTATGTGTATTTATTGCCGAGGAGAAATGGTAATATGATACAGTATGGTGGAGTAGGCATAATTGGAAATAGGTCAAAGTGGAAACGCAAAGCTGCCAAGGTGTTGCGTGCACGAGACTATAGAAAAATGTTAGATATGATGACTAGTAGATTGAAAGATTTATATTCCTCAACGTCATATCCAAAACTTGATATTATTGAATCAGATTTTTTCGAATGGGAAGTAATTATTAAAAATAAATAACATTATGAGTAGTATTTCAAACATTTTTGGTAAGAAAGCAGTAAAATCATTTGCAGAACAACTTGCAGAAGTAAAGAACATTTTTAAGACTTCTTATGACCAAGCGATAGCTTTAAATGCAGCCATTGCTGAGGACATTAAGGTTAAACAAAATGAAATAGCGTCAATTCAGACCCAAATAGACTTTAATTCTCAAGTTGCAGAAGACAATAGTAAGTATATAGCTAAGCTTAAAGAATTGATTTCCTGATGTATTTGAATATCAAAATAAAAGAGGACTTTCGGACTCTCAAGAAGGATTCGGAATACAAATTTGACTTTGCAGAACGTAATAGGTATTTAATGGTAGGTCCAAATGGGTGTGGTAAATCCACACTCATAAATATCTTGCGCAGTTATCAATGCGATAATATTAATGACGACCCAAATGGGTTCGAGCAGGATAAGTTAGGATATTTAAACATCAGAAGTTTGCAAGCAGAAGCTGAAATAGAAACCGATTTTGAGAAGCTCTATTTCATAAGCTCTGAATTTGATGACCCACTATCTTTAGATAACTGTGCTACGGCAAGTGCTCTCGTTAAGAACGGTGGATTCTATTTAAAGAATAAGTCGAACGGGGAGCGGCAGTTACAAAGTCTAAGTAAGTGGATACGTGAAAACAAAGCTGATTGGAACGAGAAATGCCTACTAGTATTTGACGAAGTAGATAAGGGTTTCGATTTAAGGTATCAAGTTGGATTGCATAATATGCTTACTAATCTTCCAGTTATGCATGGAGTAAAGATTCTAGCAGTATCTCATACTTTAATTCCAATGCTATTAGAGGATAAGGTATATGCTTTCAAATACAGAATAATGCTCAGTCCGTCTACTTATGTAGCACTAGAGACTGGATATAGTATAAAAATTAATGATTATAATGAGCGAGAAGAAGTTTAAGTACAGCCCTGACCATACGTTTTTTACATCAGACACGCATTTTGGTCATGCAAATATTATAAGGTTTTGTAAACGTCCATTCGAAAATGTCGAGGAAATGAACGAAGCCTTGATAGAAAATTGGAATAAAGTAGTCTCTGACGATGATACGGTCTTCCATTTGGGAGATTTCGCCTTTGGTGGAAGTAATGTATGGAAAGAGATTATCCCTCGTCTAAAAGGTCATATAAACCTCATTATAGGAAATCATGACAGGAAAAATCTTAGACAAGGATATATGTCATTTTTTGACATGGTAGTTCCGCAACTACAAATAGAAATAGAAGATACCTCCATCTATTTGAATCATTATCCATTTCTCTGTTATGGTGGTTCGTATAGAGGAGTGTGGCAGTTGTTTGGTCATGTTCATTCTGGACCAGGAGCGGACGGACTAGATATTTCAAGACTCAGAGTATTGCTTCCAACCCAATACGATGTAGGGGTAGATAATAACAATTTTACTCCTATCTCTTATAGAGAAGTCAAGAATAAAATAGAAGCACAGAAAAATGAAAGTCTGGATAGGGCTAAAGCCTAATGATAGGCAGGGAATGGAATTTAATCTGACCCCACTAGAGTTTAGAGACTTATTAAGTAAGCCAGATTGGGTTCCACTCCATTTTTTAGGTTGGAGAACATTTATAACTTCTGTATATTTTAAAATACTTTGACATGGAACATTATAACAAGAAATCAGTATCGGATGATTTAAGGAAGTATGACCACTTAGCTAAAGATTCCGACTTTATAGAAATTACTGAATGGCATAACGGAGAAGGTTGGGATATTGCCATCAACGAAAGAATGGTTTCGTTAACCTGGGGACAGTTAGAAGCTATTAAATATTTAATTAAATCATTAGAATATAAGGATTAATATGAAATTGTATTATTTATTGCTGCTAGTTATGTTCTTTCTAATGAGTTGTGAAAGAACATCTAATGTATCAGAAGGTCGTCATATAGGTACTTCCGATACCGACTATATATTTGAGTATACTATAGACGGACATGACTATATTAAGAAAGGTTATGGGATGGCTCATTCCGGAACTTGCAAGAAATGTAAGCAAGAACGAGATAGTATTGTCAATGTCTTAATAAAAGAATTAAGTGCTAATTGAAGTATTAATAAGCTATCCAGATCCTATGGATAATTGTCTTCCGCCTCAAATTTATATTAGGGAGTGGAAGACAATGGAAGTTTCTCCGTTTGAATGGTACAAAATACTTTCACGACCTTACGGATATAACTACTATAGATTAGGAAAATATATTAATAAATCTGTTAATAATGAGTTGCGTTGAATTACATCGAGGAACTTTAGTTAAAGTTAACACAAAAGGACTTACAGTAGAGGAATATTGTGAACTTCTTTGTAAGAAACACGGCTATGAAATCGCTTATGAAGGAGATACATATGCTGAAACCTTAAGGGATGTAGATGATACCTACAAGGTATTAAATGGGGAGTTATATAGGTGTGATGATACTCAATATCCAGAAGACACTTCTTACTTGGTTGATGTTAGAAGCAATGGAGATGGAACTTACGAATATATTGCCCAATTCTACAATGGTGGTACTTATTTAGATGAAGTTTTAGAAGATGGAATAAAAAATACTTTAAAATGATTAGGGAGAAAATTGACAACTTAATCAAGCAAGCTATGCTTGATAAAGACCAACCGAGAACAGAAGTTTTGAGAGCTATTAAGAACGAATTCCTTGTATACCAAACAGCAAAAAATGCTAAGCCTCTAGACGATGCTGCTGAAATTGCCATTTTGAATAAAATGATGAAGCAAAGAAAGGATAGCGCCGAGCAGTATAAACAAGCAGGAAGATTAGACTTGGAATCTAATGAGATATATGAAATCAGTTTCATTAATACTTTTCTGCCTAGAAAAGCTACAGTAGAAGATATACATAATGTTATATGTAATCTCTGTGCTGGAAAAGGGTGGGTTAATGATGAAGACAATTTTATTATTCCGAAAAAGTCTATGGGAATAGCTATTAAAGAGATCAAGGATTATCTAAGAAATGTAGATGGAAAAGAATTATCTGATATTGTAAAAACCTACTTGGAATAATGGACAATATAGCTATCGACTTAGTAGAGAAATATATTCTCAATCATCTAGATAAATCAGACGCAATTCCGGATTTTGAAGTATATACAGTGTGGAAATGTAAAATTTTGCAGAACTGGAAATACTTGCTATCTAGCACACTTCCAGATGGAATGTATTATGAACTTACATATAACGGAGATAAGAAACAGTGGTACTTAGATGCGTACAAGAAATTTGATAATGTATGTTATAATTTAGGATAATATGAGCCATTTTGTAGGATTTGTATTCGGTAGTAATGTTGATGAATTGCTTGAACCATATGATGAAAATATGGTAGTAGATGCATATGTAAGATACACTAAAGACGAAGCTGTAGATGAAGTTAAAAGAAGACACGCAGATAATTACGAATATGCTCTTAAAGTACTTGATAAATATCAAGACCCTAAGTCTGATTGGGAAAAGGAGCAGGTAGAGCGTGCAAATAAAATTATAGAAGGTGGTATTGGAATATCCTATGAGGACGCCTGGGAAGAGGCGAAGAAGTGGGGATATGACATGGATGATAATGAAAATCTACTCTCTACCTATAATCCAGAATCTAAATGGGACTGGTATTCAGAAGGAGGTAGATGGGGAGCTTGGTTGATTCTAAAAGAGAAGGATGAAAATGGAATACCTCTGACAGCAATCTTTGCTACCAAATCTGAAGTAGACTGGGATCGTATGTTTCCTAATAGAGTCCCATTCTGTTTTGTCACCGAAGATGGTGAGTGGCACGAGTCAGCTTCTATGGGCTGGTGGGGTATGACTTCTGACGACAAAGAAGAAGATGTTTGGAACAAGGAGTTTAAAGAGTATCTAGACAGTGTAGGAGATGATGTTGAAATTTCAGTAATAGACTTTCATATCTAATGTCAGAAAAGAATGATAAATGGACGATGTTCAAGAATTACATTCATAACGAATTGGGCATCACCAAGGATGATATAAGAGCTTGGCTTAAAGAGGCAGTACAGTCTCAAGCCGAGCTTATGTTAAAGAAAACTTTTGACGACTTCGATATGGATACTTTTGTACGTAGACATATCGAAACGCAAATGAGATATTGGACTACAGACTCTGTACGCCATCAGGTAGCTAATTTACTAGCAGACAGATTAGTTATTTTAAGCGAGGATAATGAAAAAATAAATGATTCTAAACATCAGCTTAAGAACTGACATAGTAGCTTGTTATACTGATTGGCTGGTAGACAAATTGTTACATAAGGACTTTATTTATTCCCAGAATCCTAGAACTAAGGTTACTACAGCATACTCCTTAAAGGATGTAGACTGTATAGCCTTCTGTTCTAAGGACTATTCTAAAATATTACCATACATTCAAGAAATCAATTCCAAGTATAAGTGTATATACTATTATACTATTACTCCATATGGAACTGACATAGAGCCAAATGTTCCATCGGTAGATGAAAGTATAAAGACTTTAAAAGAGTTGAGTAAGATAGTAGGCAAAGAAAATGTTTTGTGGAGGTTTGACCCTTTACTTAAGACTAACAAAATATCTTGCGAATGGTTAGTAGATTCTTTCGAGAAAATGGCTAAAGAATTGTCCAAGTATGTAAGTAGATGTATATTTAGTTTTATTACTCCATATTCCCACACATTAGCTAATATGCCAGAAATAATTCCTTTCACTGAAGAGGAAAAGGACTGGATTACTATGAGAATGGGAGTTATTGCTATATCCGAGAATAATCTACATTTACAGATATGTAGATTAGGAAAGGAATATCCTGGGGTATATGTTGAAGGATGTATGAGTCCTAAGATATTTGGGCTTAACATAAAGCCGACTAAAGCTTCTATTACTAGTGGATGTACTTGTAGCGTTCAGACCTACGGAATAGGAGAATACGATACTTGTAAGATGGGATGTAAATATTGTTATGCTACTATAGATCATAATCTGGCTAAAAGAATACCAGAAAATCCTAACTCTGAACTTATTTCTGGAGAAATAACGGAACCAATTAAGTACGTAAATAACAGAGTACAGATAAGTCAAGAACTAAGCCTATTTGATTAAAATGATTACAAGAATTGAAAAGTTTGGAGCATCATGGTGTGGACCATGCAAAGTACTAGACAGGACGTTAGAACAGCTTACTGGAATAGAAATTGTCAAGCATGATGTAGACGAAGAGGAAGAACTTGCGAATGCAAGAGGTATACGAAATGTTCCAGTTTTGATATACTATAACGAGCAAGATGAGGAAGTTAAGAGAACAGTAGGTGCTATTTCTTTAGGCACTATTATATCAATTATAAACGGTAATTAATATGTATAGAGTATTATTGAGCAGAACAGGAGTAGCCTATGCTAAGGAATGTGATGACGAACTCGATGAGTTTGATTTTATAGAGGTCTTAAGAGACTTTGTGGATTCTGGAGACGTAATTATGTTCGTAGATGATTTAGACACTTTAAGAGATTCTATGGAACTTGAATATAAAATCGAAATAGTTGATGGAGACGAATGAAGACATTAGAAGCTATAATGTAGGAAATTCTAATTACAGCAAGCATAAAATACAACCTTGGGATATTTGGAGAGAATATAATTTGAATCCATGGGATGCGGATATTGTAAAGAGGATACTGAGAACTAAGGAAGAACCTGGTAAGTCTAAAGAGGATGCTAGAATAATGGATTACGAGAAGATTATCCATATTTGCAAAGAAAGGATTCGGCAGATTAACGAGGACAAAAAGGAAGAAGGAACTTCTTCTGGATTTGTTATTAGTACTGATGGTACTGCTTGTATATCTAATATATTTAAACCTAGTGCTATCTCTTATAGTTTGAATGAGAAGGAGGCAAATGCATATGCCGAATTTCAAAAACAACATTATGAACTACATAAGGGAATAAAGGCGTGTGGATGTTCAGTAACATTTACACATAGTGGAATAGGTATAGGTAAATCTGTTAAATGTAATGTATGTAAGGAGAGTAAGAACATAACTGATTACAATACTTGGTAAATAATAAAGGGAGAAGCGTAGACAATAAAGTCTATGTTTCTCCCTATTTTTTTTTATTCTTCTCCAATACCATTTATAGTATCTCTCTTATACATTTTATATGTGTCTTGCAGAGAACGCGGTAATGCTTGAGATTTGGTAATTAATTCACCCATCGTAGTATCTCCGAATAAGAATCCTCCAATATCATGCCAAGTTTTTGCTCCCCATTTCACGGCGGCAGGACTTGTATTATTCATAACATAATCAAATATAGGGAGAGGTCCTTTAAATTCTTCAAAGCTACTCGAACTACCCTTGTATAATAATTCTATGGCAGCATTAGTTAGTATAGCCTAGCCATCTCCAGATTTTTTATGCTCTTTATATGCAGGATTTACTAGTTCTTCAAATAGCCAATATAGAAGTAGTGCTACTAAGGCATCAGATATCAGTCTTCTCCAATTTCTCATTTGCATAGGACTACTAAGAATGTTTTGCTTTATTCCTTCCCATCCCCTACCATGATATAATTCAGCAACAGTATCTTGTAAAGTTCTGAAAACTCCTTGAACTACTAGAGGAATATCAGTCAAATAAGGTACTCCCGTGTCTTCAGTAGTAATGTTGCCATTATCATCTATCCAGAGCTTGTTTCCGTTTTCGTCCTCCTTCTAAACTTTCTAGGTTTCGTAAGAGGATTCCCTCCTCTTGCCTAAGTATACATCATATATACCGTTCATCCAAGTAGAAAATACTCCAAACTATGAACCAATAGCTAAGTTTTCATACATAGCTTTTGTGCTTCGGTTATATGAACCATATATAGTATCCCCTAAGTTTTTGATTTCATCAATCTGATTTTGTGTATATCCGTCTGGAAGATTAGTGTCTAAACTTACAGGTAAGTTAGCATCTGGATTCTCTTCATTAAACTTCATAATCTAACTTAGATACAATGATTTTTGCTTATTATAAGCTTCCATGTTGCTTTTATCATTAGATGCCAGAAGTTTAAATCTTTCGTCCATTCTCCAATTATATACCAGCTTTCCATCTACAATCGAATATGCTTTATGGGAGCCATCATGCTTTAATTTTCCCATAAATAGTACCATTCTATTAAGAAAGTCTGGCTTTCTTAACGTAGCATATGCCCAGTTGCCTGCATTGGTTATACCTCCTCTGTTAGTTTTATAACCCTCCTATTGCTATTCTATATTGATATTAGAAATCAAATATTTACTATTCAACTTATCTAATAAATCAATGCTCATTGCCGAATGTACTCCCTGTCTAAGTACAAACTGATATGCCCACATTACATCCTTAGCATCTACGTCAGTTCTATATTTAGTCATAGTTCTGACTACATTGGATAGGAATCCTCCGAACGTATCTCTAATAGCTGCTACAGGACTTGCCGCAATGTAAGCCGTAGAAACCGCTTTTCTTAAGGGTTGCAATCTTGCGATTATTTTTTTAGAGCTTTCCTCCATAATACTTCTGTTAAAAACAGCAGTCTTTAAATAATCGTCAATGTGCTTGATAGTCTTAGCAAATTTTTCTGAGTTATCTTCTCTAACTCCAGTTAATTTTAACTAAAGAAGAATACCCTTAGCCCTAGTCAGCATCTTATTCATTTCCTCTTCCTAAAGATTTTTATAAGAGTAATCTATAACTAAGTTCTGTAGATTAGTCTCAAAATAGTCCTTACCATACTTTGATAGCAATCTTTGTCTACCTTTAGTAGTCTCAGAGGCTCTAAATCTATTGTATGCTTGCATATTTTCGATATCGGAATTAATCTAAGACTCTTCCTAATCGGTTAAAATATCTTCATACATTTCTTTAAAGAACATAGTAGGATTCTTACAGTATCCTTTAACTCTTCTCTAGAAATCCTCAAAATATTTACCTGGATTACTCCATCTAGTAGATGATGAAGCCTTTTCTAGAGGCACCCAGAGATACTATGGATTATTCTTGATGAAGGTTAGTATGCCCTTATCATCTTCTGACTTATAGGAGAAGTTATTATCTTTAAATCTCAACTTATTTATTTCAAATAAGGCCTTTTTCAGAAATTTTCTATCGTCAGCATCTAAGTCTGAGGTTGAATCATATGGATTCTTAAAGAATAATTCTCCATCCTTTTCCTAATATAGATGCTTAAATACTCTAGCCTAATCCCCAATTATAGCATTTCTAGCCTTGCCATATCCTTTTGCTTCGTAATAGTCCAAGCAGGCTAAATTAAAGTCCGAAATCTAAGGCTCTAGTTTATTGGAAATTCCGTGAATTGCGTCCTAAAGTAATTTACTTATAATTCTTACCTATGTGTTAGAAATGTTCTGAGGTCTTGCTAACAGGCGCTCTACTTCTGATAAATCATCTTCTGATATTCTTATAATTCCAGAGAGTCTATCTAAAGTTATCGACGCGTTTAGTAATAGTTTACAGCATCCAGTTACTAATTCATTTCTCTCAGGATTAGCTAGAGTAGCTTTTCCAGTTGCATACTTTATAATCGTATCTGGAGACAAGGACATATGCTGTCCTACCAGTATTTTATTTAGTTTCGAAATAAGTTCTTCTAATCTCTGTATCTAAACTTCATTAGTTTCTGCAGAAGATAAGGAATCTATTGTAGTCCCATTTAGCATATGTTGCAAACCGTCAATATCTGAACCAGATATCAATTCTTTTAAAGAGTTGAAATCCGTCTTACCAAGATTTGGAGATTCATGTAGGATATCCCAAAATTCGTTTATCAAAAGTTGCACAGGCGAGATATGTTCTACTGTAGCAAAGTTATTACTTATCTTCAATCCTGGGTCTTTCTAATTTAGTACTTCCTAAGCCTTGACGAAATTAGAAACAATTAACTAAATAGGATACTATTGACTTTGTATTCTTCCACCAAGTCCTCCAACTACTGTAAGGTCTCCAAGTTTTATATCGCTTCCCAACTATGGAATTATTTCATTTAATAGAAACATAGTCCTCATAGTTTCTATGTTTCCATAGGTAGCTTTCATTAATTCTCTACCCTAGTTGTCTGTTCCCTAAAGGTCATTTAAATGAAATCCTAATATATTCGTTCTTCCCTCGAAGGAATGTATCTAATCTAGGTTTAGACCAGATAGAGTTACTAGATTTATCTATCCAGTTAAGGTATTTTTAAACATAATAATATTGCAATTATCTAAGATATCATTCTTAACAACTTCCCACAAATAATTGTACTTATCTTTTCCATTAACTTTTACTACAGAATGTTCAAAATATGGGCTAAATAGCTAATCTAGGTAATCATTGTCAAATTTAGGAAATCCGAATCGTCTAAATTCTCCAATCTGATTAACTATACCCCTAGCGCTAAGTTTACCATTATCTACGTTTAGAAGCTTGTCTTGATTCTGTTTAATTATATCTACTACTTCCTTATTCTTACTCTTAAGTTCGGAACTCTTTACATTATAGACAACTCCATCTATAGTAAGGTTCCATCCTGTATCAGGCTATTCCCCCTACGTCCAGTATGTCCAATTCTTATCAATAAATTCTTCTATAGTAGAAGTAATTCCATCTGCTTTAATGTCCTTTTTGGGAAACACAGCTTTTAATTGCTGGTTTACCTTGTCAATAGAAGAGTCGTTTATAGTTATTGTTTCAGCATTAGATGTTATAAATCTCTGTGCTAGTTTCATAGATTCTTGCATCACAAATGCACCTCTATTATGACTATAGCATTCTGCTCTATTTACTACTATATCCTTAATATTTTGAAACTAATCATCATATTCTAATGTAACTGGAATAATATTAAATCTAATATCATTAGTATTTATTCCATTATACTATAATATTCTAGATAATAAGGCAAATTCATTTCTATATTTTTCCTTCTTTGCCTAATCCCAAAATGCTGGAGATTCGTGCGAACTTTTGATATTAAAGACCTCTACTGAACCGTTAGGTTTCACTACAATATAGTCAATATGTCCAGTAATTGTATCGTCTCTTCCTATTAGTTTTGCTGATAGATTTAGATTCTTCATTATAACTGGAGAGGAATCATCACCAAATTCCTTAGATTCTTTACCGTTGCCTAAGTATACCTAGCGAAATATATCGTCGTAAACCTAATCATGTATAGCATCGCTAAGATGTTCAAAAGACGTACCTTTAGTATTATCTTCGGTCTGAGAATAAGAAGTTTCCTTACCTTGCTTAAGAATAATTTTATGTAAATCCCTACCATCTTCTGCTATTCTCTTCCAACTATTTCTTAATATAGAAATATGCTTCTCTATTTCATCCTTTGACAGTCCCTTCTATTCATATAGTGATGCCATTCTATCAATATAGTCTTCTACCTACAGAACTGGCATTATCTATTTTCCTAATTGGTCTATATACAGACCTGAGTCAATAAATGATTGTGTTGTGTATCCAGAAGCATTAACTTCTGCACATCCATTCAATACATCTACTCTATCAGAGAACTCTTTTTTAAATTTTCGTTTCCCTGCTTCCTTTAATTCAGACAACTTATCAACCACTCTAGTCTGACGATTATAATCCTTTGAATAAAGAATATCATAAGCAAGCTATGGACTCTTTTTCAATATTTTTATTAATTCATCATAAGAGTGGTTGTATTGTCTTTTACCTACTAACGTGTACTTACAATCTTTCATTTACAGTTTTCTAATATTAATCCTTTTTCAATCCCCTTCTCTATAAGATTAGAAATGATACGATTTTTCTACATCTATCCTATCTAAGACGAAACTAAAGCATTTACACTAGACTAAAAGCCTAAGTCTGTGTCTAAATCCAGTTTAATATTTTTTCTAATATTTTGTCTTATGTTTAGGAATTGCTATCTGAACAAATCTATAGCTTCATTAGTTCTGTCGCTATAATAGAATACATCGCCATTCTCAATCTATCTAGCTAAGTATCTTACGACACCTTCTTCTATTCTATCTATATATGCTAAGTTTTTGTAGAGGTCATTGACTCTACTCTTAGTCATCTAAGATACTTTCTTATCATAGAAATTCAAAATGTCTTCATAATTTTTAGTTCCATCCTTCATATCCTAAGCCTTAATAGCTCCTAATACTATATGGAATGTTTCATGCAAAAGGTCGTTAACACTAGCGTTGCTCTAATTTATGTAAAGCTAGTTATCATAAATAAAGGCTTTGACATCATCGGTACCATTTGGAAATATTCTGTTACCGTTTTGGTCCTACAATTGCGATAGTTGGTTATTATCTGTAATGTTGATTTTAATAGGAGTGTCCTTGAATAAGGTATTCTCTAATGATTCTTTAAGATTGAATAATGTACTAGTTAAACTTTGAGTTGGAGGATTGCCCTACACATCTACTCCAGTAGAATTAATAGTTATTCCAGAATCTGTTAGAGATTTTATGTAGGCAGTATAATTGCCATCGTTGTTTTTAGTACTTCTTTCTATCAAATATTGCTTAACTGGAGCATTATTAATATCAAAAATAATTTTCCTTATAGCCTCATAATCTGCATCCTCCATAGTTCTTCCCTACATGGCATTAATAGAGTAGCCGTTTTCTGTCATTGCATATAAAAATATTCCAATTTTCTCTGGCAAGTCTAGGGAGGAAATATCGATTCCCTTTTGTTTATAAAATGCCTATATTTCTGACGGCTTCTTATTAGTAATAAGGTTATGCTCCTAAGCAAGCAGCTTAGTTTTAGGACCTATGGGATAAGCTATAGAACTAATAGTCTGTCCAGGATTTGTTGGAAACTCTAAATGAACATATCTCTTTCCGTCAGAACTTCCTAACATCTGCTTCAATTCTATCTTGGTCTATTTACTAACGTTGGCAGAACGGTTAAAACCTTCAACTGCTAGTTTAGCATCTTTGAGAGATTTAAATTTAGGAGGGTCATATAAGTTAGGACTAATAACGCTATTACTAACAATAAAGATATTCTCTCCACTTTCATTAAGATGATTGTATATATAGTAACCCTAATATTGTCCATTATCAACACCATCTTCGTTTACTGGAGTAAAAATGTTCATAGTATCATACCCAAAGTTAAACTCATCCTTTAATACTCTACCTATTCTCTTTAATTTAATCTTGTCATCGTTAGTAAGCTTCTTTCCCATATAGCTGTAAACTATCTAGTCTTTATCTTGAGATATATCTAAAGCATATAACTAGCCATCAATCTCCACATTCTAATATCCAGAAAAGAATTGCTAAGCATCTTCTAATGTTGCTATATTATCATCATAACTACTAGATAATTCTAGTTCTCCTAAAGCTCTTCTTTCTTCGTTCTTCCTAGATAGAACATTATCGAATAATTTCTTAACCTGAGGTTTAGTAAGTCTTATGCTCTATGGTACAGATCTACCTACAGATTCAACGTGGTAGTTGGATAGTATTATGTCGTTTTTGAAGTATTTCTATAGTAATTCTTCCATCTCCTCAGAGTTAAGATTTATAAATTGCTATTCGCTGACTTCCTAAGAAAATTGGGGGATATAGGTGGCAAGTCCCTTGTATAACTCAGACTTACCAAACTATTCTCTTTTCCAATGTAATCTCCTTAAATATCGGGCTAGGTCAGACTCTGAGTCTTCATTAATTACCTACTACTTATTAAGTTCTCGGCAGAAATCATTTAGCACAGAACCAGAATCTATAATCTGGTCACCGCTCTTAATAAGCTTAGTATAGTCACTACTGTTATTTAGGTAATCTAAAATAAGATGTTTAATTGTAAAAGATTCTGAAGGGGTAGAATCTACCTCTTTAGTAATACGCTCTAAATTCTTTTTGTAATTATTTCTAATAATGTCTAACTTATCCTTATACTTCTCAGATAAGTATTCATCAAGAATTTCATTATCATTTACAACCTATTCGGTTAAATATTTTTTGTGTTCGGTTTCGGCGAAGTTCTATACATCGAATTTGTTTCTAAATACATAACTTACTACTCCGTTCACTACTACTCTTCCCTTTAACATATCTCCATTGGAGTATGCTTTGTCTACAAGAGTGATTATGTAGGGTTTATCAATATCTCTAATTAATTCCGTTTCCTCTGGGTAACGAAGTTTTAAATTCTCGAAAGAACAGTTCCCTATTAGCTGTTTATCCAAGAAGTATTTTTGAGAGTTTTTTACTCTTGTAGATGAAGTCTGCAAGTCGTAAATCAACTACTTTATTTTATGTTCAGGAAGGGTGTCTAGATATTCTACAATATCTTGAAGAGAGTCTAGCTCCTTTTCACTAGACTCTCTATCAATTTTGAAATTATTTTTCCCTCCTATCTCAAGAATTACATCACATTCCATATTAACATAATTTGTAAATAAGCAACCTGTTCTATCTTATATATTGTGCTAACTACAATACTCTATCTTTCATATTAGCTTCTCCGGTTCCAGAGAATATAGAATTTTCTCTAAGTCTCTTATGAAGTTCTGGGAACATTACTAATGAGTTCTGTGAATAGTTATATATTCTTTCATCTATTTCTCCCTAAGTGAGACCCAAGTGGTCTAATTGTAGTAGGGATTCTGGCTTACTCATATCATATTTCCAAGTATAATCAGACCTATCATAGTATCTTTTATAGACATCATAACCGTGAGCTGGATTTAGAACTTTTACGTATGGTTCCGTTCTATAATTCAACGCATATGTAGAATACACAGTTGGGGCCATAGCTATTAAAAAGTCTCTCTTAGTTGGCATGATATACTTAAAATCATCATTGTAATCCTACTCTGACATGAATTTATAGTAATCGTACAAAACATTACCCTCACGAACCTAGTCTCTAAATATACCAGTCATATACTTACCTCCTAATCTAGTTCCATTGACAGCTAAGTTATAAAGCATTAATATATCTGCAACAGTATGATTTTTGTCGAAGGATTCAGTAGCTAACTCCTGTATACCTATTAGGTATCTATTATAGGTCTACTTGTTTGGAAGACTCTAGTCTATTTCAAATAGGTTAAGAGCTGTTCTCAGCATACTCTTTCCTCTATTAGAACTCTATACAAGCTCTTTAACTAAGAAGTTATCTGGGTAAGTATTTTTAAGCCATTCATAGAAATCATTTTCTACGAAGTTCTTAAGAGAATCTATACCGTTAAGAGAATTTATATACAATTCATCAGACCTTACTAAATTATAATTAGAATCATATACCTTAGTATTATCTACTTTAGATATATCTATAGGCTCATCCTTAGATAAGAAATATGAAGTAATTAATATCTTGTCTGCATAAGATATTATGTTCTTGTAATCTTTATCTGATAATGCACTATAGGACAATTCTCCTAAAGAAATTAACTAGTCTACTATCTTTGATTTATTCGCAAATAAATGTCTCTGCTATAATGTATAGTTTAGCAAATCTAGATTCATCTTATAGTGTGGTATTCTATTAACTAAGTCTAGTATATTCCAACTTGATTTAATTAAATTGTAATATGTCGCAGCTAATTCCCTATAAGATACTAAGTCACCTTGTCTGGTGTTGTATATAGTTCTAGAGCTTTGAGGTACTATAACCTTTTCATCATTTAAGAACTTGTACAAATCAAAATTTCCGTACAAATCTGTATTCACTGCATCCTATAAGATAGATACTATTTCTACAAGCGATAGTTCTGGATTATTTCCTTGAATATTCTTGATAACCTTTACTAAATCCTTTTCAGTTTTTGTCTTGGTTTGCATCGTAGCAAATATCTCTGGAGCTATAGATTGAAACTCTTCTAAATACTAAAGCAATTCAGCCTTCTTTCCAGAACTACTTGTAGCAGAATCCTCTTCATCAGATAGATTAACAAACTTAGTCTTGTAAGAATCAGAAGGTTTCTTTATTCCCATTCTGCGCTCTCTGGTAGAAACAGTAGCATACATTCTCTTAATAAGTTTAATTAAATCCATATCAGTCTGAGGAATACCTTGATTTAATTTCAGCCATACTGAAGCTAAAGTAGAAGTTTCATTGGCTTCATCAGTAATTCTCTAAAACTCATTCAAGTCTAGTTTAAAATCTAGCATTGAGTAATTGCTATTAGGATGTAATCTATTATAGTCTGCTATCTGGGATTTAATATCGCTAATAATCTAATTAATATATTCAAATACATAATTAGTATTCATATTATCAGTCTTAGGAAGTTCATACTATGATAATGCTTCCATATATTTAGGACTATTTGCAGTTAGTGGTTCAGTTTTAGCCTTAATGAATTTTTGAACAAAATCTTTCAAGGATTTAGACTCTGAATCTTTATATATGTTTCCTAGCTTACTAATTATCCACATATATTCATTATTAGTCCTTCTTGGAGTACGGCCTTCTGCCATCATCTCAGACATCATCTCAGCTTCAGCCTCCATAGCTTCAAACTAAGATTCCATAGCTTCTAATCTTTCCTCTGGAGATAAATTATCTTGGGGCTTTACAATTAGTTTAGAGAGGTCTATATCTCCATTTAGTATCTTAATAGCATTAGTTACTGAACTAGATTGATTTTTATATAAATCATTTCTACTATACTTGTCAATTAGCTCTACTACTGGACTTGTCATAAACGCCACAATATCCTTAAGATTGAAGCCCATCATAACAAGATGTAAGTGATATTTAGCTAAGTTGGTCCCAGCGTTAATCTTAGCAAGAATCAATTCCTTAGCATTATCTGTTGCCGCAGAAAGAATCTGAGAAATTAGCTAGTCGACGTACTTATCATCCATATCTATTTGTCCGTCGTAAGTAGAGTAGAACTCCTCTTTAATTTTCTAAGAAAGTTCTGGAGAGGCATTCCATAAATCGGGAATGTGTTTAACCACTACATTCATCAGCTAATCAGTTGCTCTTCCCGATAGTCTGCTATAAGAATGATTCATCTTCAAGAAGAATTTATCTTTTTGATTTCCGTTTCTTAATACATTATGATAATAATATGTTAAATTGAACCAGTCCTTTTCGCCATTAGCCGCAATACCAATAACATTCTTACCAACCAAGTTTTGATTCTACATTACATATTTGGTAAGAGGATTCATCATATTTAGCTATTTAGTCTTTGCACCCTTAGGTGATTTATCAGCTTCTTTTTGTAAATCTCTCATTGTGATAGGAGAATATGCCTAATCTCGATTACGTATATTATGAACTACGTTTCTAATATTAGCACTAGCTACATTCTTATATGCCTACTCTCTCTATCTATAACTTACCTTATAATCCTCATGCTTCTAGATTTGTCTAATTAGTCTTCTTTTTTCATCAGCATTAGTTCCAGCAATATAGTTATATCTACCGTTGTTATTATCTATTTTATAAATTAGATTAGCAACTTTTCTTAATCTTTCTGGTCCAGATGATGCCAATATACTATTTAGTTCGTTCTCTATAGAGTACTACTCTCCCTCAACGACAATCAATTTATTTCCTCTAGGAAGTGGTAAAGTTTTACTTGCATCTACCATCTATTCAGATGAATAATCAAACAATGGACTCCATCCTATATACATACCATCATCACTAAATGATTGTCCCATTACGTATGCTTTATCAATATCGTAGTCAGAACCTTGCAGATAGGTCTAAATATAGCTTACATAAGCTGTGTTAGAAGTATCAGCAGTCCAACCTACACAAACCATAGGCATAAATGACTGAAGTGACTGGGCTGGAATACGAGAAGAAATAAAATGTAAGGAGGTTAAGAATGACGAATACTATTTTCTATACTATTGTAGATACTCGTAATATCTATCCCGTATTTGTTTATATTGCTCAGAGAAATTATTTCCTATTAAAGCATTTCTTAATTCTATCATGTGTTGCTAGAATCTAGGAAGCTTTCTAATTTCTTCCGGAGTCATTAATACTCGTTTCTTAGACTCTTCATCATATCTCGTATCGTTACCAAAATCTACTAGACTGTTTGCTATGGTTCTCTGTAGTCCAGGATTTAATTCCACTCCTGTATTTACCTATATATCAATAAACTTATCTTGAGAGTATATATTATTTAATATTGAAGAAATCTAATGGTATGCATCCGAATTAAGGACATCCTAATCGCTACTTTTCTTGTCTAATGCTCTTCTTATATCCTAAATCGGAGCTATTTTATATAAGGTGTAGTTAATCAGCTAATGTTCTCCATTAACTAGTTCTGCCTTAGTATACTTGTATCTTTTAACATAGTCTATTCTCTGAAGAATATTCTCTACGTTTCCATTCTTATCCTAAACAAGTCTATATCTAGACTTATCAATCTCTTGATTACTCTAATCTAAGACTTTTCCATCTACATACTTCCAAGAAGATTGTATATATTTACCAATCTTTATTCCATCTTGGTGAGTATATATCTCGTTATTATCGTTTATATATTCCTAAGTATAATCGAATGGGTCTTCATAAATGTTTAGAGTTTCAACAAGATTACTGAAAGACACCAAGGTATGTTGACCATTATTCTTTACAAAAGCTAAATTATAGAATCCAGCCGGTATTTTAGGAACTTCAGTTTGTCTTCTGAAGAAGTTTTCCCCCTGGTCCATAATATCAGCAAGAGAAGCATCGCCAGTCTGGAATATATCCTTATACATATTACCTAATACTATCTCAGCTTCTGTATTTTCCAAACTTCCAGGAATAATGTCTATAACCTGTCCGTTCAATTCAAACTTTCCTTGGTCTAATAAGTCAAGAACTGCCTAAATCTCAGTTTGTTTAGGTCTCTCAGATTTCGGTAAATTCCAAGAACCTCTAATAATCGGATGGTCATATATGGTCATAAACTTAGGAGTATTGTCAACTGGGTCTACATACTGCCATCTAATCAAAGAGGGTTTTAGGTTATTAGGCTTAGTAACACATAACTTAAATTGAGTTCCTTCTAGTTCAGTCCTATTCTTGAAATTGTAATATGTTTCCATATCACTTAAATCAATAATCTACCCTGGTTCTCCTGTAGGATTAATTACTTGGACTATATCTGTAGGCATAAACCAAGACTTATCTCGTACCTATTCTGCCTACTACTTAGCATCTAGAAATAGGTTAACAAGTTGTCTATTGTACTCAGTAGTATCCTAAGAAGTAATGTTCATATATGGAATAGCAGAAGTATCTATCTTATCAGCAGATTCTCTTATCAAAGTAGCTAAATCGAAGCTAGCAATTCTTCTTTTACGCTCTCCGTACTTATTAGGGTCTACTCCGTTCTAGGCACACCATGCTTCTAATCCATTTCTCAGTTTTCCCTTGAAATCGTTTCTGGCTCTCTTTAATACGTCCTCAAAAAGATATTTTCTATAGGTTTTCGTTTTAGGGTCAAACATTTGAAAGTATTGGACAACATTATATCCTGGTGCCATAACATAACCAGAACCTGGATGTTTACGCTTAATAGACTTAGAATTGATTACAGAAGTGATGTTAGTAATAAACTAAGTATAGATACTAGGATCACTAAATGGAATCTTTAATCCCATAGATGAGTTATCCTTATTAATCTTAAACTCTTTGTTTATTTCTTGCTTAAGCTTCTCAGTTAAGTCCATATCACTATTACTCTTAGATTGGACTATCAACTTTCCTACTATCTTATAAAGCTAATACTTAGCTTTACTTGGGTCTACTGCGTAATCTTTAAAGTATCTTTGGATATTAGTTAATTCCTATTCTGAAGCCTAGAATGCAGATTCTGCAAGACCATAGTAAATCTCATTTACTGACTTGAAGTCTTTACCATAAGCTGCACAGGCAGCTACTACCTGAGAGAACTCAGTTAATTCAGAATCTACTACATCGTGGTCGGCATTTAGCTAAATGCCCAATCCCTAGATGTTAACCTAGAATGTATTTAAAGGATTATTATCCAACCACGCATCCGAGCTGTTTATGTTTTTTGCTCCGTTCTTTACAGCGGAATTATTAAATACATATCCAATAAACTTATCTTTGAGAGGCTGGACCACATCTTTAACAGATGTAACCTTAGCATTAACCTTATGACCTACATTAATCACAAAATTAGTTAATACCTAGTTGCTAAATTCGGATGTTACTCCCTTAGCATTAGTACAGTTAATTCCTCCTAATGAAACAAATAATTCATACAAGCTGTCTATTGTATGCAGTCCTTCTGCGTATTCAGTGAAATGTTCTGACTAATCATTAAAGTAGTGATATACTTTATTAGAACCTTTCCCTAATACAGTTTCTACTGTAAAATACCCAGACCCATCTTTTCCGAAATCAGTTATCTGTACTACTTCCCCAAATTGATTCTTATAGAATAATTTTTCTCCTCCTAAAATAGCTTCTCTAAACCATCTAGAGACCTCTTCTTGGTCGTACATAGTTTGTTGAAACTGATTAATATTCTTAGTTAGGTCGATAGTACCATTCCAACGAATATTATGCATCTTCTTAAACATATTGTACTATGCAGAATTAGATTGTAATGACTATAGCATCATAGCATTAGTTTGTCCAAATGCTGCAAATTTAGCTAAGAACGATGTTAGGTCTTCTGTCTAATCATCCCAAATAGGCTTTCTGTTAGTACCTACTCTCTAGTCTCCAAGTGAGTTATTTTCTAGGATAACTTGAATAGGAGACATCTAAGCACTTCCATCCTAAGAATCTATAGAATCAGATTCTCTAAGATTATTTACCGGAGCTGCCATATCGTATACAACAGCAGCATTAACTTTAGTTGCAACTCCATTAATTAATCCCGTAAGTGGATGCTACAATGTAGCAGGAATAATAACGTTACGTTTGAACTAAGTTCCTTGCGCCGTATTAATAATTTCAATGATAGTCTTGTCGTAAATATCCTACATATTTGGATTACCATCTAAGTCATTTATAGCTCTAGCTTTAGAAAACTCCTCTATGAAGCGGTCTAAGGATTCAAACTTTATTTTATTTCCAACAAGTAAATTTTCTAATTCCTTGTTAGCAACATTAAGTTTTATAGGATTATCAGCCTATTTAATATTGCCTATAGCCGAAACAATTCTATTAAATAATGTTCCTTTTGCTTTGTCAGGATGATTGATTTCTGTTCCAGATAAACTAAGTCTTAGATTATTACTAAACAATCCTTCTATATAAAAGAATTTCTATAGGAATGGATTCAATATTCCATCTCTCTCTAGTAAAAGCTCTCCAGTATCTTTATTAATCCATTTATCAGCAAACTCCTTTCTATCTTTAACCTAAAGTATTTTGCTATCTGATAATAGCCTTACTGTCTAAGTAGCATTCTTTTCTTGGAGAGTATTAGAAATCCAAGAATTTAACTCAGAAGTAGAGTCAAATAGTCGGAAGTTTACTCCATATTCTCTAAGATTGTCTAAAAACAATTCCTATTGTTGTCTTAGGAACTTTCTTAGTCTAACTGAGTCATTATATAGTTTTGCATAAAAATCAGTAACCTCGTTAAGGTCACAGAATTTCTTTCTAGACCTGTAATCTTTATCTTTCTCTAGCTCTATCTTATCAAGATTATACTAGTTATACCAATATGCTAAATTAGTTAATTCTGATTCAGTTCTATTTCTTAAGAAAGTTCTAACATTATCTAATCTATTAGACTAAAATATGTCTTCTGCTTTCTTGAATTTCGCTCCCTACTGAGTAGATAAGAAATTTATTAGCTTCTCCATTTTAGCTACTACGTTTGCCTGAATCTAATTGTGTGCAGAGAAGAAGGTATTTTTGTATAAATCAACAAACTCCTAAGAATTGTCTGACATCAGATTCATAATATTATCGCTAAACATTGATAAGGTAGACATATAATTTAGGAAGTTAGTCTTATCAGAATATACTGTAGGCTAGAAGCATATCTTGCTAGTTCTTAAGAAGGAATTATAGAATTTATCCAAGATGGCGTGCTAGAATAGCTCAGAAGAAGACATATCCCTAACCGATTTAACATCACCTATGGGTGTAGTTATTTCACCATCAATTACTGGGTCTATATCTATAGCATCTATATTCTAAACGAATAGTAGAGAAGACGCTGCACCTCCTTGTTGACGTTGTTTATGAAGACGTCTATTTAATTCAGATCCTAATCTCGATATACTATAATTTGATACGCTAGCTCCTGCCTTATTGAGAGAGGTTGACCTTACTGACCTACCAGAAGCTTCTACACTACTTCTAGCTAAATCGCTTAGAGCCTTATCTCTAGTTGTAGCTGGTTTAAAGTAAACTCTATTTGCTTGTATATCAAATATATCTGAGGATGGCTTCTTAGATTCTCTATTGAATAAGCTAGTATACTTAGAGTTCTCCATCAAATACTCCTTCATATCCTGATCTCCGGCAAGTTTGATTTGATTATCAATGTCAGCAGTTCTAATTGCTAGCTTAAGAAAGTGATTCAGATAATTTTTAGAGAATAAATTATTCTTTGGGTCGTATTTGTATTTATCTTTATACCCCTACAGAGTTTCTAGCCCCTTGTCGGATAAGAAGTTAGTATCCAGATAATAGTCAAACATTTCCAACAGATTGTTAAATACTGTTTCGTATTCGTTTAATAAAGCCTTGTTAGTAAGAACTTTATTGCTAAACTCTCTGATATTAATATCTGCTAAAACATCTAAAATAGGAACTTCTTTACCATTTATAGTAACGGTTGAGTTCTCTAACTCTAGGTTATCCATAGTAGAAAATAAACCCTCTATATTAGAAGCACCTTGATTATATTTAAAACCAAAGGTATACATAGCTCCTTCCTTTCCTGGAAGTTCTACTTTAGAAATAAACTTGCCTGACTAATCAGGAACGGAGGTATAGTTATACTTAGTAAGTCTATCTTCTCCGAGTTTATTTATCTGTCTCATTTTACTCTTGAATGTAATTCTTTCTACAGAGTCAAATAAGTCAGAATCCCAATTGAATTTTTGCTTTACCTAAAAAGCTGCTTTAGAGTATTGTAAATTGCAATCTATATAATTATTATTAACATTTCTATAAATAATAGCACATAAATCTGAAACTGTTTCTAGGAACTTGGTTCCAAATTTCAAGCTATCGTTTACCCTTCCTAATTCTATAGAAATGTTAGAGTTAGGATTGTCTTTATTTAGTACCTCATTATAGAATGAATAGAGAATATTTTTATGTTGTTCTGATAGTAGATTTTCATTTCTCATGAAGTCTATCATTCTACCTCTAGAGTTCTATATGGCCTAAGGCTTAAATAAAATCTCTAATATATCAATAATATTATCTAACACATTAACATTTTGAGTGTTTATGAGGTCTTTTAACACTCCTATAACTGCTTCACTGTTGCTAGTTTCGAAGTTAATATTATTATTTAATATATCTGATAATAAAGACTGCCATGCCTACATAAGAGAGGTCATATCTAAAGTTTGCGGAAGTGGCTAATGTGATTCATTATATTTATAAATGAAAATAGTGTCCAGCATATCTTTTACGTTAGTACTAGTATGAGCTTCACTTCCTTCATTGTTTGCAGTTTCCCATCCAGCCTTCTAATGCGAGTGAGATTCTCTTAATTTATACTTCTAAGCAGCCTATCTTTGAGGCTCTACATTGTTCAAAAATCCTCGTTCTATCCCTATACTACCTCCTAGTTTCTATGCTAATAAATCATCAAACTGAGTTAAAGTAATATAATCATTTACATAGTTTAATAAGTCATCCTTTGGATTTTCTATTTCTTGGATAATCGGAAGGACTTCATCTTTGAAATCAGCTCCTCTTTCTATCTCCTTTAACAACTTATCTTTAATTTCAAGATAATAGTTAGAGAATCTATTTGCTAGAAATAGTTGAGTTTTGGCTTCCGAATTAGTATAGTTAGTGCTATACTTATTATTAAACCATGTATTGAGTTTAGGATTATTTAGTATAGTCTTAATTAGCTATCTATATAAATATTCCTATTGTACCTTATTCTTCTATAAGATTTTATCTTCTAGTTGTTGATTAAACTTTGTGTTTCTATTCGGGTCTTGTAATACATACTTCCTAAAAGTATCTATGACATAATAGTACTAGCTGGAATTTAACATTCCGTTACTATACATACTAGTAATAGACTGCAAAGTAGAATCATTTGGAAATTGTTCTTTTAGATGACTAAGAATACTCTCAAATTTACTCTCCTTATAATCCACAATTCTTTTATTAACTTCTTCGGAAGTTAACTCATATTTAGTTTTTAGGTAGTTATTATAGATTAACTTTTGTTTTAATTCTCTTCCAAAGCTATCAGTTACTTCCTAAATGAGACCTGTATTAATTGGTCCATATATCTCAAGTAGAGCGTCTTCTACTTTCTGTAATTTTCTCGCTTCCTTATTTTCATCAGTTTCCATTTCCTTTTCAGTCTCAGAAACCTGAGTTGTCACCTCTCCGACACTATTCATGTCGAAGAAAGTTGACAACACAATGTTTCTAAACTTCATGGCTTTCTCTGGTAATCTGTCTAAAGAAGCGTTAGCTAAACCACAAACTATGTTATTAACATCGTCAATGAAATCTCTGGAAGTCTCGTCAAGATTTTCTGAATCAGTCAAGAGTAATCTCTTATCCTCTCCATCCTTAGATTTATATTTAAATTCCAAAGTTTTTATGATTCTGTCTTCTATCCCAGGTCTATTAATTTGACTGTATAATAACTTTAAATCTGAGGCTAATTGCTAATAACTCTTTTTGTCATATTTAACATTACAAGCTGCCATAGTCATTTATTTATTAAAAACAAGTAGTATCTACATATAATAGATAGTCAGATAAACTCCATTTTAAATCTGAATCTTCTAGCTGTTCTATCTTATCGTTAAGAGTATCTTTCATACTTACTAATAGTTCAAGGTAACTTTCGACATTAGAAGAATTTGCTAATGTTTGCACTTCCATATCCTCCTAGAAGGTTTCTTCTAGCTAGTTCAAGAAGTCTGAGTGAGTCATTATATCATTTCCCATTGGGTCTACTACCATAGAATTAAATGACTATCCAGTTAATTCCTCTATAGAATTAGTCTTATTAGGAGTCATAGTAATATACATATCTCCAGTGTCTAAACTTAATTCTCCTGTATTACCATTAACATCAGTATATGTTACTTTTCCACTCTCGTATTTAACATCTTTAATAGTAGATTCTCCAATCTACATATTCACAAGTTCTACTATATTATCTACAGAAGCCCCATTCTTAAAGAAGTTTATAAGCTTTCTGTTGTTCTATATAGTAACGTACTCCGAGTAACTTTGTTCATTATCTTCCTTACCGTTATTCATTACCCAGTTTTGGAATCTCATTCTATCCTCTTCGTCTATTATCTATGAAGAGTAGCCTAATTGCTCCTGTATAGGATTCTCCACTTTAGTTTCCTCTTTCAATTGTCTCTTTCCTCCATCCAATAGCTTAGATAAATTTAGAGCAATACCGCCAGAAATTACATCAACATCAACATCGAAATACACAGGATTAGTTCCGCATCTTAAGAACGCGTAATCTTTTCCATTCTGACCTCTTACGTTAATTTGTTTGTAGTCCTAACTAGTTTCCAAATCTGGGTCTACAAAGATTCCATATTTGAATGGAGCTTCTTCTGTATAAGCATGAGGTTTTTCTATACTCTTTACAGTACCATGGAAAATTAGGTTGAACATATTAAATAATGTATTATCATTTCCTCTCTTTTCCAACATACCGTCTTTGAATAAAGACGCAACATCAAAATCAAATTTATCGGTGTTATTTTTGGTATCAATAGTGCTAATGCTAATTAATCCACTAGCCCTATTATTAGTCTAATATATTCTAGATTTAGAAGCTATAGCAGAAATAGCTTTAGGGAAGAAGCTAAACATAGACTCTGCAGGGATAGTAGAAGTAGAGATTATATTACCACTTTCATCTGTTTCTCCAATAACTATATTCTTGTTATTAGTATGAATAAGCCCAGATAAGTTTCTTCTCTATTCACTTTTTCCGATATATTCATTAGTTGCATAATTAGAACCGTCAGCCTTAGCTAATCTTGTAGACATAGGTTTAAATTCCAATCCAGCTCTCTTGAATAATTCAGGAGGCTCGTTAGCAGTTAACTATTCTAATATAGAAGATAATATGGCATGATATTTATGCGCATATTCTTCTTCGATAGCTAACATATTAGCTTCTCTCTTTCCGTATACACTAGAATTGCTAACATCAAACGACCTTACATATCCTCCGACGTTTTTACTAGTTAAGTCAATTCCTAGCCTAAAAGTAGGTATATCCTTACAATATTCCTAGTTAAACTTTATTAAGTTTTCTAAGTCCGCAGCAGTAACCTTATATCTATTTAAGAGCTGTTCCACCTAAGGACTTTTAGCACTTAGTTTAGTTTCCCAATTCTTTCCAAACAGATTAAAGAGTTCAGATTCTACCTTGCTTATATCTAATACTTTACTACTATCATATCCATTTTCAGACTTCCACTTATCTAGCTAAGATATAAAGTTTTCCAACCCTGCTCTGAAGTTCCACATGGCAGTAAACATTCTTACTCCTAGTGTATCCATTCTCCAAGGTTTCTTAGATTTCTCCCCTTCTCCAGTTAGCTAACTTTGTATTCTATGAGTTATAAGCTCAGTGAAGCTTAGTCCATGATTATTTAAGACTACCATTCTAACTTCTGGAGTATGAGTATCAGGATTTCTCTTCTATTCTATATATCTATCAGGAAGTTCTTCTGGTGTAAGATTTGTATTAGCCGATACAAACACTACAGCCTTGCCGAAGATAGATTCAGAAACTTTTCCTTTCAATATATCTGATTTATTTCCTAATATATATACTGGAGACACCACTTTACGTTTATCAGTATCTAAGAAATTATTATAGTCTGAAATATAGTTACCATCCTAGTCTACTCTATTATTTTCAACAGTAGATATACTTAAAGTTCCTCCAAGTCGTCTTGGAGTTTTTCTTTTAACTAATCTAGTAGTCTAGTGAGATTCATACATATCCGAAGTAAGTTCTATAGAATGTCCCTCTGGATGTTCTTGTACTATCCTTCTTATAAATTGTTCATACTGTTTTACTGATTCGCTAAGGTTATCTCTAAATCTCTCTGCCTTAATCTTATCAGCACCAGTTATTTTCCCGTCCTTTATTTTCTAATTTATCTTATCCTTAATTGCCTACTATACGTTAGGCTTTCTTAAATTATTAAAATCAGAAAGTAGACATATATCAAATACAGCAGAGAAAGGATTATCCTAAATAGTCTTACTTAGTCCGTCTAGTCTACAAGTAACAGAAACTATATATGAAGTTCCATCTATGTCTATATAAGTAGGCTTAAGGTCAGTACCTATTCCGAAGTTGTCTGCATCTGTAGCTTTTCTTACCTCTAATTGAAGTTTTCTATTTTTCCAAGCTTCACTAAATCCTAATAAGGAGGTTAATGCTGGGTCAGTTACATTACCCCCGAATATAACTGAACTTTGTATTTTAGTTATAATATCCTAGTATCTTTGTTTATCTACTCTTTTAGTAATAGGCTCAGTACCATCATATATGGCGTTGATATTTCTTCTCACTGAAGTTCTTTCTCCTGGAAGCCACGCAGGATATACTCTCTAAGAACCATCTGGATTAGTCATTGTCTCACGTAATCCTGTAATAGGTACTACCGTGTTAGCTTCTATTAGAAGGTCAGATAGTTCTGATACTTCTATATCCTATCTTTCTGCAGAGTTCTACTCCACAAAATCCTTATAGACTTCCTATTTAGCATCTTCTAACTATTGTTCAACCTGCTATTCTGTAGCTTCTGGGTTGAACTCAGGAGTTTTCTCTACTACTGGAGATATAACCAATTCCTCTCCTTCTTCTTTAACTTCGGGTTCTTCTTTTACCTAAGGTACTTCTTCCGAAGTTGTCTAAGATAGGTCTAATTTGTCTAGGGCCTTAGCATAATTATTTCTGAATAACTCTACTTGTCCTGCTAAACTAAATCCGGCAGATTTCATATCATCCTGGACATTTGCTCCAATTATCCTTGGAAGCTCTGGGTCTAAAAAGATAGAAGCAGTTTTACCTCTAGACATTAAGGTATAAAATCTCTTCAAGAATGGAATAGATTCCCTAGGATTATTTAAATCGACAGACAAGTCCATATTATCTATTATAACATAGTCAAATTCTTGTCCCTGCATAAATTTCTTTCCAGGAATAATCTTTTCAGTAAGAGGTTCTCCCAAGTTAGTGAATCCTTCAGACTTTAATCTCTAATAAACTGGAGAATTAACGTCTCCTATGAATCCAATACTAGCATCTTTATGATTCGATAATGGCTTGATAATATCTTCTAGTCTAGCTCCTAGTAAGTCTCCATTTATATCATCTTCTTTATTATATACTCTGAGATTTAGCTTTCTAATGAGATTAGGAAGCTTAGCTTCCAAATCATGCCAGAGCTGATTATCTCCAGATTCCTAAATATCATTTATAGTATCTAATAATGATGATACCTTGTTATTATTACTTTGTTTCTATATGTTAGCAGTTCTTAAAGATTCCTATAACTTAGAAGTTCTAGTGGCAAAAATATCAGTAGGTGCAAGATTTCCAACCTATCCATTCTAATAACCAGATTGATTAGAGTCACTAGCTAAGAATACTGTTCCCCCAACTCTATCAGCGTACTCATCAAGTAAAGCTATCTATAAGGTATTCATATGAGCAGCCTCATCTACAAACACTAAAGGAGCTTTTATATCAGGATTAAACTTTATTTTGTCGGGCTTTAAATCAATTTTCACCCCAGAGAATCCAGGTTTTTTATACCGTTTCATAATAAAGTAGTCGGTCTCTACAGAGTGGTCAGGATTCTCAGACTTATTTATTTCTGACGTAGCTTTCTCAAAGGCTTCGTTTATTTTGTCCCAGTTGGGAAGTATCTTATCAAAGATATTAGAATCTCCTTCAATAGTATAAGAAGTTCCTTCATTCAGAGAGTTCTGTAATTTAACAGCCTAAGAAGTAGTAGGACCAATCACTAATGCAGCCTATTCATAGAATCTTTGCCTTATGTTTTTTAGTACCACCTCCGTTTTACCGGCACCTGCTACTCCATTAATATATACAACGTTAGGAGTTATGGTTCTGTCGGGATTAACTAAGCTAGCTAACGCTTTAAATCCTGCTTTATAAGCCCTAGTATGTGCAGCTTCTCCTAGTCTGGAAATGTTTTGCTATACAGTAAGTGGAGCTATATCTTCATTATCTTTAACAGAATTCTAAACAGATCTATAATAGTTGGAAGGATTATCAGATAATACAGATAGTATATATAAAGCCTAATCATACTTAGTAAATCCAGATAAAGATTCATTTAATTTACTCGTTGATTGCTTTTCTAAGTCTGTATAATTTCCTAAATATTTCTTCCAAAAGTCTGAGTTCTGGAAAAATTGCTCTGGAGTCCAACCAGTATCCTTTAATATCTTGCTAAAGTTATTATGAAGAGTTTGTTCAAAACTAAATAGCTGGCTTAACTAATTTTCAGGGTCATTATCAAATGGAGGGAGCGCATCTATACCCTCAGTTAAATCATATTGTTTATCTCCTACAGTAAATTGAAATGAAAGACCTTTTCCTATGTCATATCGTAGATTATTCACAATACTCTCAGTATCAACCAACCTTCTAAGTTTGTTCATACTGTTATTTTCAGAGATTCGTTTCCATAACTCTATTTCAGTATTAAGATTATTAACTTCATCCTATAATACCTAAGCATACTCCTAACTTATCTCTGGAAGAGGTTCCCATTCCCTAGTCAATTCTGCTCTATGAGAATTTGCAAATTCGTTTATCTATTTATTCTGTCCAAAATAATTAACCCCAGTTGGAGAAGTGGAAGCAGAATAAATATATGCTTGAAGTAATTCCAAAGCCTTTTGCGCATTCTTTAACTATTTAGCCTAAGTATCATTTAACTCAAATGCATCTACCTTGTCAGCTGACACATAATCCTTATATACCTAATCTAGTATATAATTCATGTTAAATATTTCTTCCTGACTATCAGACATTTCTTTTGTTATAGAAGATAAGATAGTTTCTAAAGGACTATGAGAATTGACTTTCAGTTTATTATAGAAGGAATAGACTGGATTTTTCTATATCCTACTAGCTAGAGTATTAGTATATCTAGTCAGGGTGGCTATCTATCTCTTCACTACTTCTCCAGAAGTTTCTCTTGGATCACTAGCGTTATTAGTAAGTAATTTAAGTTTAGAATCTCTTCCAAATTTTATAGGAGTTGCCTACAATGCCGCACTCAGTACTTCTGGTAGAGCAGAAGATTTTGCAGCAAAGTACTAATAGATTGCAGATTCTGGATCACTAAGACCTTTAGTTAAATCGTCTATAGTTAGTATATCACCTACAGCCTGTCCTTCCTTTAACGCAAATTCCTATCCAGCATAACCGCTAAAATTATTTAAAATATCTTTAATTGTCTGAGATTTAGTTTTAAATTCTAATGGAATAATATTATACAGTTCTAGCTTAGCTGCTTCGGTTTCTTCATCTGTTTCAGCATTATCATATTTTTCTTTAGCACTTAGTATATTATTTACCAAGTCTTCTTTATTTTCTAGATTAGTAGCATTAATTTTATTAACTATTTCCTTTATAGATTTGGAAGAAACAGCAGAATCTACAGACATTAAAGTTTGGAGACTCGGAATAGTATCACTCAACAAAGTAACTAAACTATTTGCCTACTCTTTAACTAGAGAATAATGCTTATCTTGTAGTCTCTCTTGTATATCATCAATGTTAGATAGGTCCTCTTTTAAATCCTGTAATATTGTTCTATAAGGAGAGGAATCAAATTTACTGCCCTAATCAATAAATGGATACTACATCTCTCTTCTAATAATATCCTTAAGTCTATAGCGAATATTCTACATTATAGTTCTGTTAGTAGAGCTATCTATAGAGTAATTGATAGGTCTAAGTATATCGTCGAATTGTTGTATATAATCAGCTAGTATCTAATTATTTAAATCAAATACTCTTTGTTGTCTCTAGTAATATTTCTAAACCTCGTCTGGAGTAGTTGTATTATTTCTAGCGTTATACTCTTCTTCAGATTCTTCTATTCCATTCTAGTCCATAAGTCTAGAATCCATAGTGTAGAAGGGCTTAGCGTTTAAGTATTTGTCTAGAGATAAATCCTCCTTGTCATAAAGCTATTTTAAAGAGTTAAATATTCCTTTATACTAGTTAGCATAATCCTACTAAGCTAGCATCTGAGGAGATACTGCCTTCTCTAAAGCCTTATATGCTAAGAATGCTTTGTCTAAGTCTTTAAGCATAACATCCTTAACATGGTCATTCCACTAATCGTTTAATTCCATCTATTCCTTAATGGTGAACTCCTTATTGGGGTCTATCTTATTAAGTAACCACTAAGTCCTATTTAATCCAAGAAATGCTGAGTTAAGAACAGGGTCTAACGCAAAATTTAACTTTCTAGTATAATCTAACGAGGTATCTCCTGATAAAAAGTCATTTATTCTCTTCTAGGCATTATCTACAGCATTCTAGAAATTCTGTAGGTTTGTAACCTTAGCCTACTTCTCTGCATCCGTAGGAGAGTCAGTTATTCTACCTTCTAGGGTTCCATCAGCCGTGTCAGCCGCTTTATTGTATGCTTCCTTAGCTTGTAATAACTAGTTCTGAAGTTTAGAAAACTCCTAATAGTATCCAGTTACATGAGAAGCATTTTTGTATCCCTAATATCTAGCTTCCTATAAAACCATTTTGTCAAATAGCTAGTCCTAGTTAAGCTTAGTTCCACTTCCTACTATAGCAGCTTCCAGAGAATTAATTTTTTCTAGAACTCTGTTACCTACCTATTGGTTTTGAGATTCTTCACTTTTATCAGTGCTCAACCATGTTATGTTTCCAGCTTCATCCTAAGAATACTGTAATCCAGAAATCTTAGTATTTCCTGCGCGACCTTTAGACACATAACTCTTAACAAGATTTCTTAATTCCTAAGCTCTGCCATCATTAATAAGAGCCACTAAATCTTTGTCTCTAGTTTTATTGAAGCCCTTGTACTTCTCAACTCCGTAAAACAAACCTCCACCGATAGCACCTCCAATAAGAGACATAGAGTATCTTTCAAGCATATTCTCAAATGCTCCAGTATCTTTAACGCTCTTATCATATAGACCTAAGTCTCCAAGTAGAGAATAGGTAGCCTTAGTAAGGTCAGTTACTAATTCCTCACTAACTTCTTCAAGACCCTCTCCAAGAGCTTTACCAACTCCTCCCAAATTGTGGTCTTTTAAATTTTCAACGAATGTCTCAGCAGCTCGCTTTCCAAATGTAGCACCTTTTCTAAACCAATTACCTGGACTTTCTTTAGTTCCAGCTTTATATATTTCATCAAAAGCTTCTTTAAGCTCTTTCTTAACAGCCTAACGTCCTTGTTTAATAGATTCTGCCGTAAGGTCATCATAGAACACTTCTCCTAAGTGTGCGAATTTGTCTACACTAAACATAGCCGCAGTACTTCCTAAAGCTACCCAAGCAGCTTCTTTTTTAGTAGCACCTCTTTCAAGCATATCTGCATAAACATCAGTATTAGAGATTAAAGCCATATATGCTAGCGCTAAATCAGCTCCAAGCCTCTATTTCTTTTTCATTGTTTCCAATACTGGGTCGTAATACTTTTTCATGCATAGCTATCCTAGAGTAGACTATTTCCATAGTTCATCAGTAGGAGCCTCTAAACCTTTTAAACTTCCTCCTACTTTAGACTTGTAAAATTGGAATGCCTAATCTTCAGCTTTCTTCAGAGCTTTCTTATCTCCGAACCAATTTACAGCTTTAGCTATCTATTTCTGCTATCCCCATTGTAGTGCAACATCAGAAATTAAATTTGCTAAATTCTCAAAAGAAAATGTGTGCTCTTTACTCCACGTAGAGGTAGAAGTAGATAACGTCTCTCCTTTTGCAGCCAGCTTGTTCATCCATCCTGGAGTTTCGTGGTCTCCAGACCCAAATAGGTTAGTTGCAACGCTATGAAGCATAGGAAGAGTCTTAGTAAGTTCTTTAGCAACTATAGCTTTATAATAGTAAGGGGCTGCTGGAGTAAACATAGGCGCTATTAATGCGATATTTTTAGCAATTACTCCAGTCGCACTTTTTTCCAAATCGTCAGAATCCATGAAGTCTATTTTGTTAAGAGCTGAATCTTCTTTAGTTAGAATATCAGCTGCGGACAAAACAGTTTTGCCTATTGGAGAACGACCATTTAGTTTCTCGTAATAATAGGTTCCTTCCGGATTTAATTTATATTCACCCTTTTTATGTTTATTTCCTTGCTCATCTACTTCATCCTTTTCGTATTGAGCAAGTACCAAAGGTTCTGAGAATAGGTTCTTTATCCACTTTGCTGGACTACTAAATAAAGCGTAATCCTCTGGAGTAGAATCTTCAAACTTTCCTGTCTCTGGATTGAATATTCTCTAAGATTGAGCTATTTCCTATTCAGACTTAGTTCTTTTACTTGTAGTTCTCCAACCTTCTACACCAATCTAAACTCTATCAGGGTTATAGTTTGGTCCTAATGTAAAGTTATTTTCTTTGACCTTAGCATTAGCTCTATTGCTAGCAGTATCAAAGGCATCTAATTCTATTCCAGTTGGAAATTCATTATTCTAAAAATCTCTCCATCTGGATGCTTGCATTTCATAAAATCTGTCAAACTTTTCTTTAGAGAATTGTCCATTAGCATCCTTAAATGCTGAATTATCCTTAATAAAGTTTGATTTTAAATACTAATCCTTGCTTAGAAATTGAGTATTTTTAGTATTTAAACCTCCAATTGAAACTAAATCATCTATATCTAAGGTAGGATTACTTAAGCTTGATAATATCCAATCGTTTTCAAACATACTTAATTATTTAATAGTAATGAAGGGTCGGCTTTCTAGAAAGTCACGTCTCTTCTTTGGTATTCTTTCTCTAATATCTGTCCAGTAGTTGTATCAATATTTTGATTTCCTCCCAAAGCTGCTGCCATCTTATTCATATTTAATGGGATGTATATATTTCCCTTAAAGATGTGGTCATAACCATTTATAAATTCTGGCATTAACCATTCTGTCCAATCATATTCATCAATATCTGGATATTGTGTTTTATCTCCAGTGCCAACTGCTAAGCTAGTCTTCAATTGCTAAACCAATTCTGGAGACTATTTAACTTCAGTAAGGAATTTATTTTTCTTATCAATCTCTACCATTCCGTCTGTAGTCATACCAGAAGCTACTATAAATGGAGCAAATTTAGACTAGTCTAATTCACCAGTAGGTGTAATTAAAGAGTTTAAGTTAGGATACTTTTCAGTATCACCAAAAATCTTTAATCTGTCTTCATTAGTCTGGGAACTAAGTAGAAATTCTGCCTATGCTTTTGAATACTCCTCTAATAAAGAAAAATTAGGAGAACCATCAGAGCGCACAGGAAGATTAACTCTAAGCAATCCCTTGCCATCGTAAGTTATATTTAATAGAGAGTCTAAATCTACTTTCTAGTCTCCAAAATACACTCCACTATCTGCATTAATGATAGAGCGTAAACCTGAATCATTAAGAAGATTTTCCATAGAAGTTCTGCCTATATGGTTTCCTTTAGTATCTTTGACTTGTTCGTATGCAGTCCCTTGTACAGTCATTCCGATTCCAGACTTATTATCTAGCTAGTAAATAGTATCATGTCCTCCATGACTAGCCTATATCATAGTAACTAGGTCTGCGTCTAAATTGTCCCCAGTTCCTCCTTTTCCCTTAGAGCCAGAAGTCGGTTCATCAAGGTCTAGTGAAAAGTCAGCAGTTGAACTTAGTTTCGAATTAATTAGTGTTTGCACCAGTTCTACAGCTTCTGCATCAGTTCCATTTCTTGTCTTAGTTTTCAATAATGTTTTGGCATTTGCTGGTAAAGTTGTATATATATAATTAAGAGCTGCCTATGCTTGCATAGCCTAACTCTTAGTTAAGAGTTTTCCTTTATACAAATTGTCTACAGTAGCAGTATAATTTCCAGACTATTGCTGAGCATTCATAAACTCTTGTAGACCGTTAATTAGTTGAGACGCCTATGTTCTAACAAATCCTTCATTAGATTCTGAAGTAGTTCCAAGGTTTCCTATACTATCCTGAATCATTTTGGTTACTGATTCTATACCTATACCATTTTTTACTACTTTAAGCAATTCGTTATTATTAGCTAACTAAGGAGATTGCGCTCTATAATAGAGCAGTTCTGAGTTAGTTAATGGCTAATAGTCAGGATTTTCCTTTAACTATTCTAAAGATAATAATTGAAAATCTCCTTCATTATTCATACAGAATAGCTGTCCTCTATCTGTTACAGCATATTCATTAATGCCTCCATTTTTGTTCACTGTAGAGAAGGCGTCATCATATTCTTTTCTATTGAAATTAGCTATTTTCATCTAATTCAGTGCCTAGAGGTATCTTGACGCAATATTGGAAGTACTTGGGAATGGACTATATTGTTGGTCTATATAGAAGTTCTATAGAGTCTAAGTAAGTACAGCCATATCGCTTGGAAGTCCATCTAATTTTTCTAACATCTTTAGCAAATCCTTGTCAGTTAAGTCGGCACTCTCTTGATTATTATCGCTAGGAGCTACAGAAGCTCCAGCGGTTGCCCCACCAGTAACCGTTACTGGTTGATAAGAAACAAGAGGGGGAAGGGCATTCCCCCCTTGCTATAGTTTCAGTATCATTTTATCATTGAAGCTTTTATAAGTCCATATAAACTTTTAGATAATCTATCTAGAGTTTTTTCGTTTCTGTCAATACAATCCTTGATTTGTTTCTAAAATCTCTCAGCATCTGCAGTTTTAGCTTCTATTCCTGCAACAGCTATTTTAGAACCATTCTTGGCCGAAATGACTCCTCCTTTCTTTACAAATGAGATAGAGGCAGACCATGGAGTGTTTGGTACTCCGGCTTTTCCAGACCATCTTGTATTAGGAATATTATAATGCTGTCTTAGCTAATCAGTTTCTACTCTAGAAACCTTCTAAGCTGCTAGCCTATAAGAGTTAAACTCCTAAGTAGATAAGCTAGAAGGATTAGTTCCAGATAGTACTTTGTTCCATACTGTAAGCTCTTCAGGGGTTAAATTAGCACCATAATCGTTAGGAGCATAATTAACTGCATTATGAATATCTGACCTTGCAAAATTATCAGCTAATGCTTTATTTTCCTATTGCTTAGTTCTAGCATCATATTCCAACTACTATCCAAAGGTATCCCAGATATTAAACTTTTTAGATAGGTAAGCCTATTCAAATTTACTCTTATCTTGGTCAGCTCCCCACTACTATGCTCTATTAAACATAGCCGTTTCATGTCGGTTAGCAGCATTTTCTTTTTCTTGTTGCCAAGCTAATTCATCATATTGTCGCTAAGTCTGATTACTCTTTTCTTTTCCGGCTGTTCTAGCTTCTTGTCCCTAAACTTCCGCTTGTAATTGTGTAGCAGTCTACAGACTTCCATCAGAAGTAATAGGTCTACTAGCCAACCTTCTAAGATTAGCGTAATTTCTCTCTCCCTACATTTCTGCATCTAGGTCACTTCTAGTATAACGATGTACCTAGAATGGATCTTTTAGCAGCGGAGTTACTGATGCTTTAGCTAAGTCTGTCATTCTTCTATTCATTCTGTCGGCATATACTGCCCTAGGAAGCCCGTATGCAATAGTAGGATTAATATTTCTTAAAAAAGAAAACATCTCTCTCGTATCGCTTTCTTTTTTAGGTTGTTCAGGCCCAATGACAGTTGTAGTACTTGCAGGTTTGGTGGGTTCTGTAGGCTATTCCGGAGCAACAGGTTCATTCCATATAGCAATATCGCCATTTGCCTTTTTGTATACATATCCTACATTTCCTCCTCCTAAATCTATCTTATGTACTCTAGCTTTCTTTTCTTCGTCAGATAGTGCGTCAAACTCCTTTTCGTATCTATCCATTCTTCTTAACCATGTGGATGAACCGACTACATCATCGAGTTTAGGATCATATCCTATGTTCCAAACATCATTAGAATTATTACTTCTGTTTCCAAACATATTTTTAAATAACCTATTGTGTTCGGAAGCACCTGCCTATCTGTAGGCTCTTTCCTAATCCCAATACCCTCTAATTTTTGCAGCATTGGCATTATATCCATTTACATAGTCTTCAAGAGATTTTCCCTAAAATGCAGAATTGTAATAGGACTATAAATCTTGTCCCACTAGATTAGACTATGATGTATACGTCAGGTTCTTATAGAACGGAATTGACAAATCTCCAGCATTCCCATGGGATGCATTCTAGTTAGTTATACTTACTCCTGCCTTAGAAGCATCTTTAGAAGAGTCCCAGCCTGTCAGACTTTTCTAGTTATACAGAGTAGTAAACCAATTATTATTTAGTGCATATTGAGTTGCTTTTCTGGCGGCTTCTGTTATCCCTCCGCCATCGAACTTTCTCACTTTATCGAGAATACCACCTTCCTCTCTCTTAACAGTTCTTCTATCGTCTCTAGAAGTTTTCTTTTTCTTATTAGACTACTTATGAGGTAAAGGTCTATTTCTTAATGCATCTTGCATAGCATAATACCCTTCTCCAAATAACTAGTTATAAGTATTTTGTTTGCTTCTTCTAGCTGCCCCAGTAAGAGGTTTTTTATACTATGGAACTCCATACATATTAAAGTATTGTCTAACATTTCTGTAAGCTTCCTAAGCCTATAGTCTTGCTGTTCTTTCTGGATTGCTTTCTATAGCTCTCTAGATTCGAGTGTCTCCAATATCTCGTCCTAAGCGCTCTCTCTATGCTCGTTCAAGACCTTCTCTTATTCTCTAGCTATTAAATGGAGTAGTCTAAGGTTTAGGAATCTCTATCTACTACCTTGGTATTATAGCTGGAGGATTAGTTATCGGCGGTCTAGATGGGTTAACAGTGGGAATAGCTTTAGATAACCCCATTATAAACCTAGCTTCTTTAGCATCTGGAGACACTATAGACCCCTATCCAGTAGGAACTGCTAATCTTTGCTATCTAGTAGCCTCCGCGAGTTCGTCTTTAGCTCTTTTTATATCATCCTCAACTGAGTTAAACTTTCCGTCTTTCTTATCCTATTTATATCTAGCCAATCTAGCCTAGAATGAATTATCCTCAGCACTACCTGCTCTATTAGAACGTCTCTAATTTAGGGCCTCTATTTCTTGCTAAGTAAGTTTTCCTTTTCCTGATTTAACTCTCTGTCTATTGATAGTAGCTATTTCCTAAGGAGTTAACTTACCTGTCTGAGAACTTAGATTTCTTAGTCTGTCGAAATTACTAGCAGTTGTCTATTGAGAAGGTTTCTTCTTACTGTTACCCTCTTTTTTCTACATTCCTCTAAATAGTCTAGCATCCCAGCTAGTATCTTCAGGAAGGAATGTAGATTCTGTTCTAGTTGAAAATTCTGGATTATCAGAGTGTAGTCTAGATTTCCAAGGTTGTTTCCAATTAAATTCTCTTCCCTTAAATTCTCTCTATAATTTCTGACCTCCAGTTAATTCTGAGAACAGTTTATTCTATGCTTTTAATCCTTTAGTTTCTCTTAATTTATCTAAATCTTCCTTAGAAATAGTTGCCATTCTACCTGTAGATGTTTTCACATCTGCAACGTCTCTTTGAGTAGTTGCTCTACTAACAGCACGCTTTCCACCCTTATACCTAGCTTCACCACTTATTGCCTATAAACCAGTTACTAAATTCCTCCAATCATCCGCAGACATATCGGAAGGATTAGACATTAATTTGTTAAAAGCATCAGCGGAGTGCATCATTCCGTAAGCCTACAAAGTTCTCATAGCTAATTTGGAAACTGGTTTTAATACTCTGACGATTTTGGCAGCTTTTCCTGTGGCTCCCATACCAGGAATTAAACCAACTACGTCCATTCCCAAACCATAGAGAGCATTTCCGGCAACATCCCATCCAGACATACTTTCATCTGCGATGTCAGCCACTATATTAGTTAGGGTACTTCCAATTCCAAGAACTCCAGATGCTACAGTTCCATACCCAGGAATAAAAGCTGCTGCCGCTGAAATAGCATCTGCTGCTGCAGTTCCAAGTCTTACCTTATCTATAGTAGAAAATCCTTCCTCCATAGGTCTTCTCTCTGCAGCTTCTACCTATTCTCTAGTCTTTCCGGTTTCTTCTACCTTCTAGTCTATACGTTGCTATTTTTCAGCTTCTTTCTAAGCCTTCTTCTGATATTCTTCTGTATATTTTAGGAGTCCTCCAAGCTAATGTTTTTGTACATCCTTATTTCGTCTATCATATTCCGCGTATGCCATCTTCTTCTTAAGCTCTTCATTGAGAAGCATAGATTGTTCCTCATAATGTCTTGTAATTGGGTTGTATGCAATATATGACCAATTATCATAATTTTCAGAGCCAGGAACTACATAGTAGCCTGTGTCTCCTATCTTATCAGTTAGCAGATTGCTTTGAGCAGCCCAATCTAAATTGTTAGCAATGTGAGATGCAGTAACGTCTTTCTATCCCTATAGTATATGCTCTTTCCCCCTTATTGCCGCAGCTAGTTGTGGGAAATTTATATATTCTTTAACTGCAGACTATAGCGCTTCCGTATTACTTCTGTCTACGCCATATTTTGTAGCAGCTCTATCATACATAGTATTAGGGTTATATGATAAAGCAATTGCCTAACTCTTTATTGTACTATTGAATGGATTCTATTTCTAGTAATCTGCAAAGAAAGCATCTCTTTGTCGATTATACTAATCCTACTTTTCCTCTTCAATGATAGCTCTAAGTTCATCATCCCTTCTTCTCTAAGCTAATTCCTGAGCTGATTGTTCAGCCTATCTCTCTAATTCTGATTGTTTAGCTTGAGGTTCTTCCGCACCAGTAGAGAAAAATTTGCTAAGAAATTCATTTCCAATTCCAGCCTGGTTTAAGGCTATAACATCTTCGGAATTATATCCATTACCCAGATTTTCTGCAGCAGCACGTAATCTAGATACATAAGTATTCCTGTCTTTGAATGGAGTAGAAGAAAAATCGTAATCTCCTATATTATTAATATAGTTCTCTATCTGCTCCTTCAAATAGGCAGCTCTATTTGTTGTGCCTCTCTTACCAGTAGCTTCGTCAACTGCATCCTTTTCAAGATAAGGATCTAAATTTAAATTCCCTCCTGCAGGGTTATTTATTCTTGTCCAATCAGCTAGAAATCCATGCTTAGATAAATCAAACGCATTAGAGGTCTACTCCTTAGTAGGCTATTTACTTCTTAGTGCGTTACCAATAGCATTAAAATATGTAGCAACTTCTCTATTAGCAGAGAATGTGTTATAATTTTTCTGTTTTCTCTTTTTTAATGCATTAAAATCGTCAGTAGTGATTCTATTTCCTTTATCATCATAGTAATATTCTGAACCAACTGGGTCTATATCATCATTGTCAGTATTACTTAACGCCCCTGTGGAATCAATAATTGAACCAAAGTCGTCAGTAGTAAATCTGTTAGTATTGTTTGCAAGCTAATCTTGCAAGCCTGTTAAGTATCTATTATAGGCATTCATGAACTCCTGCTTCTATCCGTCATTCCAGTTTTTAGAATTGAGGTATGACTATACATTAGTTCCTAAGTTATGGATATAATTAGTTAAATCAATATCACTTTGCCCAAATTTATACTTAACTCTTTCCTTTGGTTTCTAAGTTTCTGTATTATTTGCCATAACTTATATATTAAAAAAGAAGGGGTACACCTAATTCAATTTTAGATATACCCCTACGTGTTAAATTTGTCAAGCGTTTATACGTCTCACTAAACGACCACCTCTGCGGTAAACAGGTTCCCCTTCTGCTGGAGCTGGGGCAGCTTCCTGTGGGGCAGCTTCTTGTGGACTACCTCCACCTCCCAATGCTTCGATTAACATTTGGCATACTTGCATAGCCATTTCACAATCTTGTCCTTGAACAGCTTGCTGTGCTCCTTGAAGTAACATAGCTGTTGGGTCTTCACCACCTTGAGGCGCTGGAGCAGGTGCTCCTGCAGGCATCGGTCCTCCTGCCTAAAACTTATTTCCTAACTTCATAAATTAAAAATTTAAAATGTAATTAATGCACTAATTATCTATCTATCTTATGTACTTCAATACTACATATTAAGATCTTCATAACCAAGAATTTTTGATACGATGTGTATATTGTTAATTTTCGTCGTCAGAATTTTTGTCTTTTCCTTCCGGAACTTCCACATATTCTGGCGGACGAGTATTTTGACCCTTTAATACCTTAAATATATATTTGCCCAAAGATTTACAATATTTATCATAATCTTTGTCTTTATTTTCGTAAGCCTTTTTAGCTTTCTTAATGAGAGTTCTTGTTTCTTTTCTACTTACGATTCTTTCACCTCCCTAGAGATACATCTAAGTAGTACCATCTGGAGCAAGCACCTTCATAACATATTTGTCATAATCTTCAGAGTCGTCTATTTCAAAATCATCTCCTTCTACAATACCAGAATCCTAATTAACTTCTAGAATATACTTAGCGTTCATGAACGGAACTAAAGTTTCATCTTCTGGCTAAGCCTTATATACTAAGACTACTTCATCATTATCGTTAATGGCTATCTAGTCTAAAGGTATTTTAGTATCTTTCATCCACATTTCTCTAGTATCTTCATCCTCCCATACAAATAGCATACCTTCATCGGGAGGAAGATTTTCTACTCCCATTAGACCTTTCTTTCTATCTTCTTCTGTCTTGGCAACTTGACAATTATATGTCTTATCACCTACATTTACCTTTACTCTATCCATTATTTATATTTAGAATTATAAACTGAATCTAGAGAACTTACGTAAGAAGCTCTTCTAGTGGCTTCTTCTATTCCTCCTTTAGGTCTTACATAGCCGAGACTAAAAGCTCTTGCCTTACTGGATGCTGGAGTCCTTGCATTGATAAATACCTTTCTAGCACCTTCGGCATTTTTGTATCCAGACCCCGTTCCTCCATGATGCCATAAGCCTTCTCCAGTTTTTTGTTCGTTCTTAACAGTGTTAACTATATATTCTGCTTGTCGCTGAAGTTCTGGGTCTATTCCCTTTTGTACTGGTCCTCTCATCTTATATGATTTCATATGGTTATATCTGTCGGTACCAAATCCCCACTAGACTAACCCTCTTCCTGGCCCTCCTCTAAGCTACTTTTTGTGAGGGTCTGCCCCGCTTTCAGGAAGAATAGAAGATAATATACTCAAAGAAGTATTATAACCTAAGTTCTTAGAGAAGTAGTTATGTAGCCAATCAGAATTTTCCCAATTAACCGGAAATTTACTAGATAAATTCTATCTTGCCTTTTCTGGAGGACTAAGTACTTTTCCTGCCTACTAATACTTTATAATACCACCGTCCTTGAAACTTCTGAATACCGCTGCCACTCTATCAGCATAATCAGTAGCTTCTGCATACCTTCTCTTGCCTTTGTTCTTACCAGTAAGTTTGGCGGTAAACGTATTAATATCATCATTTTCATCAAAATCATATAAATTCTTCAAGAACTATAACTTATCAGCTGCATATTCATCCATAGAATTATAAGAGCGGAATTTCTATTTGATGGGATTGCCTTTAGCGTCATGGTCATTTCCCCTAACATAGTCGCCTTTCCATTTAGCTCCAGTAGTTAGGTTTCCAAAATTGAATTTACCTTGTGCAGAACGTCCCCAACTGCTTTCCTGAGCATCTTGGGCAATTAACATCTTTATTGCATTATCATTAGTTACTCCTGCTTTTCTGTAAGCAGCCGCCAAGTCAGTTACCCAAGTATTTCTGTTTTTATATGGACTATTCCATTTCATCTGGAATCCAGGAGCTTTTACCTATGATAAAGAGATAGAATAGCTAGTGGTTGCTGGCTCAGTAACAACCTACTATGGTCTAGGAGAATCCTAGGAAGGAGCATCTCGATAAGGAATATCAGGCTAAATAAGCTAGAAGGTGGGAACGACTCTAGAGGGAGTTTCAATACGTTTGTAAGATACTAACAAATCATTTAAGTCCATCTATTATTCCTCCTTGTTTTAATGTGTTAATTAAACCTGTTCTATCATCTGTGTTAAATAATATTTCTTTTACTAACAGTTTTCCAGCTTCTATTGCTACTTCATCCTTTTCTTTCTGAGAGTATTCATAGTCTGTATATTTAGAGTATAACTCCTCTAGCTTTTTAGTAACTTCTAGTGTAAATATTATTTCATTTTTTTCTATCTCTGCCTATTGCTCTCCTTCATTATCTATAACTGGAATACCTTTCTTAGTCAAGTTATCAGCATTTTCCATGTTATGTTTGCGAGCATGAAGAGCGCCTTCTGGAATTATATTTTTCTAATTAGTTTCTTCTATTTCTGGAGCGTCTATAGGTTCGGGTTTACCACCATTTTTAAATTGTTTAGGCTTCCTTCTATAGAAGTATCTATCTTTCTCAAAGACTAAATCATGAGAATCTTTTAATCCATTTTCCCCAGAATGATAAGTATCAGTTTCGAAATGAACTTCTGGATTACTCTATTCATTTCCTAGCTTTAAAAATTCATAATCTCCGTTGGGTAACTGATAGATGCTTCGTAGGTGATTCTTTCCAATTCTTAAATCTTCATCAGAAGACTTTCTCCATGCTTCTAACTCCTCGAATGGTAGTACTTCAAAAGCTTTCTTAAGGTCGTAATTATTCGACAACCTATCTTTTGGAACAGTATCGTACCAAGACTAGAAAGTAATCTTTGGAGCTGCTCCTGTTATTCCATCTACTTTCTCAGTTTTTCCTCCTTCCTATAGAGTTATAATAGGAGTCCATTCTAATTCTCCTCCAGATTCAAACTACTCTACAGCTTCGGTTATAACGGGTTGCCACTCATTCAAATCTATTGCTCCCTATATCTAACCTCCTAATTTATGAGACTATATATTAAGTTTTTTAATTCTCTGTAGTTTAGTTCCAAATCTAGCAGCTCTCATATATCTCTAATCATAGCCACCGTTTAGGTTGAAGCCATACTAAATATGGTTCAAATCCGACATATTAGTAGCTATAGAAGATAAATCAGAAGCCTAGTTAGCTATATTAGTCATAGTCGCCTATTGGGACTCTGTTCTATTTATGAATCTGTTGGCTGACCTTCTTGCCCCTCCACTGAATAATCCATATTTCTTTCCAGCTTTTTCTTCTGCTGATGCTATATTTCTAACAGTTCCGCCGTAAGAACCTCCTACCTATTCTACAGTATCTCTATTAGCAGAAAAATCCCTAGTTTTCTTACCAAAGAAACCATTAATCATACCAACTGGAGTAAGAGATAATAATTTGCTACCTAGTACAGCATCGGTTTTAGTCATAGAATCCGTACCCATTCCACCCCATTTGGTTAATACGTCACTAACTAAACCTCCTGCCTTCATTATTCCTCCGACTAGAGGATTTATGCCCATTACTACATTTGAAGCCTGGTCAAACGCCTAGTCTCCTGCTTGCTATAATGAACCATATTTACCAAGGTATCCATCTTTATCGCCTCCAATTAGTCCGCTTAGGAAATCTGAGGCTTGTCCCACTGTATTCCACCCTCCTAGTTTCTAGAAAGTTCCCTATGATTTCTAAGGTGTAGTACCTACAGACATACTCTTTATCTATGTAATAGCTTTAGAGGAATCTCTATCGTTTTTTAGCTTTAAGCTAAATAAGTCTCCCATTCTAGCATTAAAATCTATAAGACTATTAGTAGGAGCCATTATCTATTCAGCTCTGTTTCTGAAATCAGCGCTATAATCAGTTCCCAGCAAATTCTACTAAGTAATAGCATTACCAGGGATGGCTAATCCATTCGTAGTCATATATGGATTCCCAGAAGGAATGGAAAGCCCATAATAGGCTTTCGCTATTCTTCTGACTTTATTTATATTCTTATTAAGCATAACTAATTCTATATACAGTATTTAAGAAATCTATAACAGCTAATTCTTCTCCAGAATATCTAATTCTTATCTTTAAGAATTTATCCTTAACATCTAACTCTTTTCTATTCTATGCTTCTCCAAAGTTATATCTATAAATACTAACATCGTCTAACCAGTTAGTTAAATCCAACGGTTTCCAATTTCCTTCGGAATTGTATCCAGATAAATCATATAAATTGTAAAGAGCGTTATCTTCTCCCCACTCTGGATGTACTGGGTCATTTCCTGGGAAATCTATACCACCAGCTGATAAAACCTAATCCGGTATAGGAGAATTATAAATAGGAAGAGTTGGTAAGCTTTGTGAACTATTCTTGGCTTTTGCCCAGGTAGAGTTCTGAGGCTATATTAAGGAACCAGAGAATTTCCTTTGATATTCATTCTTATAGCATACTAAAATAGGATTAATTGTAACTTTCCATCTGTCCTCTAAATACTGACAATTAGCGGAGATAATTGACCTTGAATCATCCTAACTCAAATCGTCTATATCTACAGCCATAGCATGATTCCAGATTCGATATTCTTGTCTATTTGGATAGTAAACTACTTCCGCTCCAGATAAATGACGATAATCGTGTGAATCTGGATAAGTTACATGAATATAATAATCCTCTATCTCATTGATAGTATCTTGTCTAGTATAGTACTTATGTGGGAAGTCTGCAGACTTTGGCTACTATCTAGGTTGAACCTTCAAGAAGTTCCTATCATAAGAAATATCAGCTCCATTGTATTGCCACAATGCTTTCATAGCTTCCTGTCTAAAATACATATTTACCTTATCTTTTGCAAAGTCGTAGGTCTCTCCAATTATTTCATAGTGGAAAGATTCAGGTTTTGCCTTATTAGCAACAATTTCAAGATTAGTAAATATCTTATGTATAGAAGGGTCGTTCACTACTACACATTCAAATTCAAATGGATGCTGTCTTCCGTACCAATAAGTAGGATATATATCATCTGCTATGTCAATCAGCCCAGCCTAGCCGTGCTTCCAAAAATCTGTAGATAAGAACTATAAGTTCCATCTAGGAGCTATTCCTACAACAGATTCATAATATCCAGCATCTACTAGAGATGTTCCTGACTAAAATCCCGCTTTCATATTGTAATAGGAATCACTTAGTTTAGACTAATTATCACTATCAACAATAGATATTGTAGCCTTAATATTAAGTAAGGTTACTATTTTATCAGGATTTATCATCTCTTCTCTAGGAAGAGTAGGACGCTTTCCAGTAATGTCTTTGAATATAGGAAGGTCTAAATAAATCTTATTCTAAGAAATATCTTGAGAAGACTCTATAGTCCAATGCCAATTTAAAGGTATTCCGTGAACCATTGGTTCGCCATTCTGATACCATAATAAAGATGCTATCTCTCCAACTGTGGTACATGGGAATAAATCACCTGTTGGATTTCCAGATTCGTCGTACCCTCTTGAATTACCAACTAGAGTTTCCGGAGGAAACTAACTTATTATTTCATTCATAGTATCTACATTCTTAAACCATTTTACTGGAGCATATTCAGTAGCATACTATGACGGACCTACCTTATGTACATCATAATCAGCATATGAATGTCCTGCACTATTCCTATAATATAATTCAGATAATAGGGATTTAGCAGTATATAGAGCTTGGTAAGTATAGAACGTGTCTCCAGCACCGTCAGACACTTCAGTCATTTCCTATCCATCCTTATAATAGACTGGACTATATTCATCTCCTCCTTCCTTAAATTTTAGACAATATAGAGGCATGAAAGCTCCTGCAAACATAGCATCATCTGGAAGATATATACCTCCATTAGCTTCTCCACAATTTAGAGGGACTATGTCAAACTTCTTATAGTTTCCATACTAATCTCTCTACAAGGAGTAGGAAATCTAATAGTGAAGCTAGGCATCTGGAAGTATTCTATTACTTAAGGATAATATTCCAATGTATTTTTTCCTACTAGTTCCATCATTCGCTACAGTATAGTTTTGAGTTACCCACTCACCTTTCTTATTCACATAGGAAACTGGAACCTTAAAGTTAGTTACTACTTCTCCCTATTCATTTTCAGAGTTCTCTATAATTACATTAGATAGTGTAATACCGTCAGCAAAAGAACTTTCAGTATGACTTGTTCCCAGTTTAGCAATCCACTTAGAAGTATTTCTATCGAATGAGAATGGAATATTATTTATATTTTCCATATAGCTAGGAACCCAACTATAGAATGTTATAAATTTCTATAATAACTCATTCCAGCATATATTCCAAACCTTTTCTTCAAAGCCATAAGTATTGTCATAGAAAGTAAATAATACGTCTCGCTTGAAGGCGTTATATACTGTCTTTACATTTCTAATACCTATTTTGGGAGTAAGTTCTCTTTCGCCTAAAGTAATATTTCTATTTAGAAATTCTTGAACTCTAAAGTCTGAAATACAAGTAAGAGTGTTCCCATCAGTGCGCCAAATCTTCTTAGCAACTGTGTCAACTCCATAAACATACTATGCAGAATCTCCAGTCTTTCCTGGGACTTTGAGGACACTTTCGGGCCACTGACTACCAAACATATCAGAGATAATTTTTGGGTTCTCTGGAAGCACATTAGATGTGTTTATATAGACATTTCCACCTGTTCCCTCACCTGCGACTGCTCTTTCATTAACAGGTATCAATGCTATGCCATGTTCAAATACACATAAAAGATTAGACTCAAGAGAAATTAATTTTACTATTTCTCCGTATTCGCGAGTATAATCTCTATAATGAGTGCCTTGGAAAACTCTAAACCCATTCTTATAGGCATCATTAACGTGAATATCAGAATACATAATACGAGTTCCAAACCAGTTCTTTATATAGGGAACATCAGGAAGTTCAAAGTTCCATCTTTCACTTAAGGATTTAGTAAAACCTTTGTTGTATACCTATGATTCTGGGTGCTTATATGTTCCCTCAGTACTCATAGGAAGGTATGGATAGTATCCTCTAGGATGTCCACACATAGCCGTTTCGTCTACATTAGATGCGTCTAAGGTACGGATGTTTAGATTATTTGATGACCTAACCTTGAAAGTAACCCACATTCCGAGTTGAATAGCATTTACGTCTCCAAGATTTATCTATTCATATTTCTCAGTATTATTTGGGTCGTAATTTTCCTTCCATGTATTCTCATCTACTATCTCATCATTATAAGGAGCAGAAGGGTCATTAAAGTTTCTATTTACTCTATGGGTAAACTGACATAAATAGCAGTCTCCTCTATAAGCATTAAACTAATATCCACAACTTCTATCTTCCTATCCTACTATATTACTAGGAGGATTAATCAAATATTTATCTGATTCTTCTATATCATATCTATCGGTGATAGCATTAAAAGTAGAAGAGTCAATCATTCTAAGGTAAAAATAGCTCTACATATTAGCGGTAGAGTATCCTGGTATGTAAATGTTTACCGTTTCCGCAGGTTGGAATTTATTATCCTTATCGTTAAATGCAAGATAAGGTCCGAAACTTCCCCTAATTATATCAGTATTTATCTGCTTATTAGATATAGTTTCTGAATCCTCAGTATCATTCTTTTTAGAGTACTCAGATTTATAATCCTCTGCGATACATTCATATCTCCAAGCCTCTTCAGCTTCCCCAGCTCTACTTCTAAATAACATATCGTCTACACCCACACACTTTGTGTTATCAGGTACAGGAATTATCTTTACTGAATAACTAGTATTTACATTCCTATCATAGTAAGCGGGAACATAAAAATGTCTATCGTTGTTGGTAAAGTAATTATACGAGTGTCCATTTAAACAGTTAATATTCTAGGAGTTAGTTAATTCTACAAGATGTTCATTTCCCGTAAATATCTAATTATATTTAGCCTAGTCTACTTCATAATCCGGACACAGTATTCCAGCTACGTAATTGCTATCAGAATCCTTTGGAATAAATCTATTTCTAAAGTCCTGAGTTAACTTTCTTGAGCTTTCTGTTTCTGCTATCTTATATCCAGAAGGAGCCTAAGTTGCTCTACCATTTAAAGTTTTTTTCGCAAAGATAGAAGCAATGCCGTATCTTAGTTCCTGAATACCTCCAGCTGTGGCAACAGATAATCCGGCAGCCGCTCCTACGGCACCAGCTCCTACAGCTAGAGTTCCCGCAGTTCCCAATCCTGCTCCTAACCCTACTGTACCTGCAATTGTTCCTGCGATAGTCCCTACTGCAGAAGCTCCAGCAGTTACTGCTCCTGCCATTGTAGCTCCAGCTACTGCAGCTGCAGCGGCTCCAGCGGTAAATACAGTAGCAGCAGCTAAAGCAACAACTCCTACTCCTATAGCAACAGCCTTAAGAATCTTTCCAAATAGTGATGATGATTTCTTTTTAAATTCAAAAGAGTATCTATTTAGAAATCCTTCTGAAATAAAATTAACATCATTAATATCACTAGTTGTAACGTGAGTCATGCTTAGTGACTCAGATAATTCTGATAAAAATCCATCAGCAGTAGGAATAGTTGGAGTCTTAGCCTCTTTATCTATCCCTATAGTTATTCCCTAGGCTAGGATAGTTGGAATCCTAGTCTACCTTACAAAGAAATATCCTTTAACATATTTCTTAAGTTCTTGTATGGTAGCATCATCTACTCTAATATCAACCGAGTATATAGTATTAGTATCCTTAGAAGGATAGAAAGATACTACTCCTTTTATGTTTTCATAAGAATCTGCTCCATCATATCCTAAAAGGGTGTAAGATTCCTCATTATAATTTACATAATTTCTCTCTTGAGTAATTCCATTATTTATGTAAACTGGAATATTAGTATATTGGTTATCTATATACTTAGGATTTTCTGCAGCTAAAGCAATTTCCTAGGTTGTTCCAGCACTACCAAATTCCTTGATGTTGTATCCTCCTCGAATGTTAAACACAGGAGATAATTCTCCATTTGGAAGAATGTAAACTATTCCGAATCTATAGATTTCTTTACCCCAATATCCAGTTTTGTTATATATAAAAAGAGGGTCTAAATATCCTTTGTTTGATGTAGAAACATTATAGTCCTAATCTATATCCACAGTATAAGTTTCCTACTTTAAATAAGGCAAGAATCTTAAGGATAAGTCGGATAGTTCATTATATGGAATATCTGGTTTGTGCACATTAGCTAGAAATAACATATTCTAACAGGTAGCAGATGTAACTACGCTATCGACGGTATTATAGCTAAGATTAATATCAGTAGCTGATAATTCAATTATATCTTCATATCCAGTAACTATTACGTTACATATTTCCGCATTATTTACTAAGAATTTCTTATCTATTTTCGCGTATTGAGTTTGAAAATTCTCCCCAGCCTCCGCAGTACTTCTAGAGTAGTATACATAAACGTAATCGTATGAGGGGTCAATGTTAGTAAGCTAAAAACTTACCTATTTGAAGCTATTTTCGTTTTTCTATCCTGTTTGTACGGCATAATAATCGTCAAACCCTATAAATATACTAACTAAGCTAGACTCTCCAACAAAATCGGTTTCATTACCATCTGCATCTGATAGTTTAAAATAAAAATGGTAATTTCCCACTTTCAAACTTCCTCCAGAATGTACTCCTCTAAACTCGATTTTTGGTATCTTTACAACTCTTTTGTATAACGAGGTGTCGATATCAAACTAATCTCCCTAATCGTATATGTTAGTATCATTGTTTCCTTTTCTATCTACGATTTCATATGTGTTCTTACCAGTTGCACTGAATCTACTATTAATTAGTCTAGGTATATTTATACCGTCGTTAATTATCAAGTTCACAGAGCCGTCATAACTATGCTATGGAATTATATGAACTGGGTGTTCAAGAGAGAATTTTAATTCGTCCGTAATGAAATCTACTAATTCTCCAGACTCTCTCAAATAAGGGTCAGTTTCTGTAGTAGGAACATTATACCATGCATTATTAATATCTGAATCTATTAGTGCTTGTTCTAGATTAATTCGGTCAGCATTACGACCTTCAGAATAAGCTTCTTCTATCCATTTACCGAAATCAGAAGGAGAAGAGACAGTTTCTACTGTCTCTCCATCTGGATTCCAGGTATAACTATAATTACTAAGATTTCCTATCTTATAGTTATATACATTATTTTTCTTATAACGGTGGGCTGTGCAATTTATACTTATCCCAAATATAGACCACAGGTCTCCCAGAGAATATAATTGCTCCTTATATTCATACATATTCTAGGTAACTCTGTAATTTCTAAATGGGTTATATTCATATACCAAATTACCCTTAGTTGGAAGCATCTTAGTCTATACATCCAAACTAATGTTTCCGTCAAATAGTTTAATCCAATCAATCATAATATTTTAATCCAGAATAAAATCCTGTAAGTGATCTAGATGAGTCTCCCCTAATTTGAGTAGTTACTTTCACATAATATGTTCCAGTAGAAGATGACGGCACTTGAGATAAAGCTAACTAGTTATTTACTAGTGTAAGCTGCCTCTTAACTCGTTCTATATTGAAACTACTATAATTTCTGGCAAATGAAGTCTGTATTGTTTCTCCATCTAATATATCGTAATTAGAAACTCTTCGTAAGGAATATCCAGTAGTTACATTAGCAAATTGCTTAGTAGATGGATTATAATAATATATAGCTCCTTCGGTAAAAGATTGTGTAGTAAATCTAGGAATGTCAGAATAGATAGAATTTACTATAATTCTATTAGATGCACTAACAGTATCTGTGGTAGGAGTAATATATGGGATTTTTATTTCTAATGGATTAGTTCTTAAGCACCCATATAATTTTAAATTTACATTATTTTCCATTCGTAAGTCTTCCTACGTCCTTGTGCTTAAGGATGATTTATTGATAACCTATTCTAGGTATTCTGAATACTTCCATCCCCTAAACACTAGCAGCTTATTATTTTCTATATTCTCACTAGGTTGCAATTCTATTACTACATCTCTACCGTAGATAGAGTAATTGTCGGAAAGATATACATAGTTATAAGGATAATACTACTAAGACTACCCTGTATCTGATGATAAGTAAAAGAGCTATGTTAAATATCCAAGTACAATAGGAACGTAATAAGTTAGAGAATTTCCACTCTACATATGGTCTCCTGGTTCTATAACACCATCTACAGATATTCCGCATAAGGTTCCTCCCAAATCCCCATTTCCAAATGTCTATCCAGCTTTTACTAATTTATTAGAAGATATTACTATATTGCCATTTTTTCTAGCATTACTATGAGCTGGATTGTCACTATTATTATACGCGAATCCCATTGGGAACAAGAACTTAAAATTATTCATGATTTTATCATAGGTGAAAGACAATCCTTCATGTATCGGCTGGTCTCCGTCATCATTTATACCTCTGGTATTATTATTATCAGGCTCCCCAGCTACGGTATTAATCCCATTTTGGTCAGTATTAAAACTAGCAATAGATGAATTATACTCAGTAGAAGCACCTCGTTTTTCTCTAATAGAACAGAAGTATATTTTAGTATATTGTATTTTATTTTCCCCACTTACTCCCATAGAATATGTTTCCAAGTCTTTTACATTAGTAACAAAAGATTTCAGAATTTTTAAGGGAGAGGTATCTAACTAATTATAGTAGTAGTATTTACTGTAGTGAATACCTCTAAGAGTAAGAGGATAGCTTTTGTTTTCGTTAATCCTGGAATTGGCCTCATCGTAGTATATCTTATCAAGAGTAGTATTATATACACTAAAATTAGTAGTTGAAGTTTCTTCCTATTTCTTTGAGTCTATATATACTAGCTCAGCACCTTCTGAGGAATTTCCTACCTTTTCTCCTTCTAAACTAGAAGACAGATGGAAATTATTTGAATAGTTCTAATATGCATCCTGAGTATTATATAACTCATCTCCATTTCCCTAAACAGACGAATTTACAAGTTTATTTAGTGTGTCAGAAGTTGTAGCATCTACTTCTCCAGTTAAATTCTCTGCTAAAGTGGGGTAAATCCCGGAGAATATAGTAGTATCCTTTTCGGTAAATTTAACCTAAGGTTGTTCTGGGTAATTTTGAATATACTCGTTTGCTAAGAATATTCTTACATTTATGTTACTAAGCTATCCTTCCTCTAAATTAAAAGTATTATAATCCTACTAAAGCCCTGCTCTAACTGCCATCCTAAGATTATCATCCTAAGTCCTGTCCTAGTTTACGAACTGCACTGTGGCAGATAATGATTTAAATGCGTTTTGGCTTGTTATAGGACTAGAAAAATCGTCATTAGCATAGTAGCTTTCCTGTTTTATCTCCCACTTATCCTTAACGGTTTCAAACGCCGCCTAGCAATCCAAATTTAGGCTAAACTATAACCCTCTAAAATCCTAAGTAGAGTAATAATAATCATTAAACATAGTATTAGTCCAATACCATCTGAAGTCTTCTATATAGGAAGCCTCATCTTCTATGTACTCGTCTAATACGCCAACACTGCAATACTTAACTATAATCTTAACTAAATACAAACAATTACTATATAGAGTTCCGGCATCGTTTAGATAGTAAGACTGTCCATCCTACATTTCATCTATAGACACCACTTTTCCACTAGAGTCAAGGTACACATTTGAAATAGTAGCGGCATCTTTAGAAACACTCTCACCCTTATGGTAAAAAGTTGTATTCTTTTCATCCTTATTATTTAGCTTATAATTAGTTCCAGAAGTATTTAACGTAAAATATTCTGTAAACTTACCATTGTAAGATATTTTTCCGGAATTGTGATAAGCAGCAGCAAGCCCTTGATTATCATAGAATAGGAAGACTACCTCTGAAATTCCCTTATTTGGTTCAGTATAAGCTTCTAGTCCCCAAGTTAAGGTGCTAGTATTTTCATAGTTATAATACCTCCATGAATTGAGTTCTATACTTTTGGTTCCTATCTTCTTAAAGTCTATATATCCGTCTTGAGAAAACTCTCTAAGTAATCCATAAGGCATAGAAGGAGTTAGTTCATAATAATAAATAAGATTATTAATGTTCAAATTTTTCCACTCCTCTATAGCTCCTTCAACGACTTTCTATTTTAAAGGAATAAGAAAATCAGAGAAATGTTTTACTATAGGATAATTAAAAGTATTATTGATAATGTCGTCAGACATAGGTTTAGCTGTAATTGCCTTTAACTCATTGTTATAATTAGTGTAGTAAAGTACTTTACCAGTCTCTTTATCCACTGCACTGGATGAACAATTAAAATAATATTTCCCCTCATCTGGAGTTCCATCCTCTTTTCTAGATAAATTAGCTTTTATCAATTCTACATTATCTAGACCTAATTCCTATTTAACCTAATTTAGCTTAGACTTAGACTACGCATCATAAGAACCTGAGTTTATAAAATTTTGAAAAGTTCCAGTGTATGTCTCTGGACTATATACTCTAGAAATAGTTTTATAGTTATAATCTATATTAGGATAAGCAACAGGAACACTTGGTCCATCAACCCAATTTTTATTCTTTCCTCCTAGGGCCCAGCCTCCGGTATCCTTCTCCCAGATCTGATACTTACCAGCATGAGTATCGTCTTCCCCAGTCCATTTAGAGTTAGTTAATACTACAGCATTTGGATTAATATTATTATTATCAGTACTCCAACTAAAATTCCAATAAATAGAATATCTATTAGATTGATATTCAGAATTATCTTCTACTTCTTTAGTATAAGCGCTCCAGGTGCAACTAAATCCGGTAATTTTTTCTAATTCTATTAGTAAAGCTAATTTACCAGAGACTTTGGAAGAGAATACTGAATATGCAGAACTAACCATAGTTCTATAGCTGTCTAAATCAGGCTTTCCTACTATCTTCTATGAATTTTGTATATAGAAATCATTTTCCTTATACCATTTAGTAGAAGAATCTAAGTAAGTAATCTTTCCAGACTCTTCTATACTAACTACATGAATTTTGACTAGCTTCGGGAATCTTTCATGTTGGTGAGAAGTGTTACCGTAATCTGATAAATGTTCATGATTTCCTTTACTATCAAGTTCAGCTGAATATATTATATATTTATCGCCTGAAGTCATATCTTTAGTTCCGTATAATATCTTCTTTACAGAACTAGCAACTAATTCCCCATTAGGTTCACTTCCATTACTTCCTTGAAAATCTGTCCATTTTAAGGACTATCCCATTCCTCCTATTTCCTCACTACTTATATTTCTTTCTGGACTTGGGAAACAACCAATCTGAGATTTGTTAGTAATTGGATTATAAGATACTATATAGATAATATCCCCAAATTCACAAGTTCCCACTGGAACATATCCCTCTGGAAGATATGCTGTCTCCACTCTTCCATTACCCATATCATTCTAAAGAGACATCTCGTTCCCATTAAATGTTAACAAGGTAGCATTAAGTGCAGATGTAAGAGTTGTAGCCTATGTATTATCTGGAGCGAAATCCATTACTAATCCTTCTGCGAATGTATTTTTCGCAGTCATAATTGTATTAGTCATCGTTTCTCTTGTTTTTGTTATATTTTCTTAAATTATCTGAAATAAATTGATAATTATAATTAGTTAATAATATATCCTAAAATTTTAGAGGTTCTCTAACTAAGATTAGTTCTGCTTTATCTGTAGTTAATTCTTTCTTATATAAACTAATTCCGAAATCAACTGGCATAGGTAATCTGAATATTGCTACTCGGTTACTTTCTGATATATTACACTCATCATATATTTTGTAGAGGATGATCTTAGAAAAGGTAAATCTTTTCTTTGGTCGTCCTCTTTTATTTTTCTAACTCAAATATTCGTTATACTAATTCTAAGTTAATGCAAAGTAATAGTATCCATCCCAAGGGATGTGCTTGCGTTTATACATTATTCGTAATTTAATTCTCATTTTATTTTTATAGTACTCAAAATACTTTAGAGAATCATTCATTAACTATCCACAATAAAACCAAAATCCATTTCTGTTAATTAGAGTATCTCCTCCATAACTATTATGTAAGTATAACGATTTCCATCCGTATTGCAAAATTCTTTTAATATCCGACTTAGGAATATTTGGATATTCTGCACAAATTTGGTCGTAGTAATCCTATATAGTTTTTAGTACCATAACAATTAATACTATTTACCTCTGTTAGTATTATCTACGATTCTCTACTTATCTTTTGCTGATAAGTATATAGGTTTCTCTCTTGGAAGCCTCTTTTCACTCTACATCTCTAGAGTGAGCTAATATCCGCTAAAGTTAGACATTACAAAGTCTATGTCATTCCATTTTCCATTCTTAAATGCCTTCTTAAATTTTTTACCTTCTGTTCTTTTCATGTACATATATGCCTATGTCCTAGCCATTCCAGGTAATTTAAAGTGGACATTGTTATCTATAATATCATCTACTACCATCTGAACACTTTTGGCAAATATAGATGCCGCCAAATCTCTTTTATTTCCATCAGAGTATGTTTCCTTACACTAATCTGAAGTCATTTTCAGTTTTTCTACTGGGAAATTCATAAAAATGTCATGCAAAGAAAAAGCATGACCCATTGCATAATTCTTATTACTCATAATCATAAACAAAAATAGGGAGACAAATTGCCTCCCTATATATTTTACATAGTTGGTTTATAGCTCTTATTATAAAACTTACGTCCCCAAGAAGCCTATACATTAAGTATTTTATCCATCTCTTCTTGAGATACATATTCTGGAACTCTAGCCGCTAAGCAATGCTGTAGCCACTAGCGCTTCAAGTCCTAAGCCATTTTCAACACATTCTAATTGTTAGTACGTATTGCTTCCTTGTATTTCTATACATAGGCAATATATTCAGCTATTGCGATAGCTTCTTTATCGTTTATTTCTGGAAGACCTTCCTCGTCGAGTAGTATTCCATGATATAGAATATTTACTTTTCCTGCACCTTTATTAACATAAAGTTTATCTCCTACTCTTTTATATTTAACGAACTTACCGCTAACATAAAAGGGATCTAGGAAAGCTTTTCTACTTTCAATGTAATTCTCAGTGTACAAAGACTATATGTCTCCAAACTCTTTCGTATTACTAGTGTAGTCCCAATCCTCTGGACCACAATAGGTTACAGCCTCTATAATGTCTACATTACAAGGTAATTCGACTGACCCATCCTAACAATTTATATCTAATAGTGCTCTATACAGTCTGGTGTTTTTATTTCCAATAAAATTGTATGCCACTAAACCGATTTCCTCTAAATCATCATTATCTCCCTCAATATCGTATAGCGTCTAAGCTAAACTTATAGCGTAATGAAAATTATTCTATCCCATATCATCCTCCTGTTACATACTACTAATCATTAGGCAGAGGCTAAGCTGCAACCTATCTATAATAGTATAATTTTTCCTTAGTTAGTTTTTCCTTAACTAGCTAATCAATAAAGCTAGTATTTACATCAGGCCCATTAAGTTCATCAGTATTACAGCAACTGTACTACTTTAGCTATCTTGGGTCTTTGAATACTGCAACTACGGAAACCTGCTACAAGAATGGTGCATTAAATAGAAAACAATCTAACATTCCGTTTGCATTTGGTGCGAAATCAATCCAAACGTAGGGTTTTTTCTAACTTCTTTTTCTATACTTTCTGTTATTAAATTCAGATAACGATGTTACTATCGTAAACTTATTTTGCCTATCAGTAGAACCTATATACTCAATAGCTTGCTTTCCGTACTATGAAATAACTTGTGGTATTTCGAAATGAGCTGTTACAGTATCATCCGCACTTCTCACTCCACATTTACATCTCTCAAGAGACTCACAGTCTACGTCGATGCAGTTAATCGCTATCAACAGGTCTTTGATAGGAAATATTCCTCTGAGAAAATACTAATGTAATATGGATAATCTACAGGCTACTATTTCATCCTATAGCTAGTCCATATTCATAGATAAATTCTAATGATAACCTCTTAGTCCAGATACAACATCATTACGAATTTGGGATGCAAGTTTCTCTATATACATTATTCTTCTGTTTTATCAGGATTAGTCATTATCCTATGTTTGCAAGTAAAGTTATAACATCTTATTCCTTTTAAATAAGTGACTTTAGATTTTAGAGTGGCAATTTCATTACATTTTGCAGATATGGCTTGGGATTTCTCTAACATAATTTTATCCATTTGCTCTCTCAATTCCGATATCTACTTTCTAAAATCGCCTTCAAGCTCATGGTAATCCTTCATGTACTTATCACACGTCTTCTACAAATAATCATACTAGTCTTGTTTGAGGTCCGTTTTTTTCTACTCAACATCGACCATTGAAGATTCGGCTTCAGCTTCTACTTGTTTCTTTTTGCTCTTAAAAGTGCAAATATAAGTAATAACTGCGCCTATACCACCACTGCCTATTACTGCTAAGGCCCATTCTAAAATTGACTGTTCCATACCTTAATTAAAAGAAAAGGCGGAACAGGGTAGTCCCGCCTTTAGTTTATTTAAGCACCTAATTCATCTTCTTCATCTTCGCTTACAGAAGATGCAGATTCAGCATCAACGTCTACTACTGTTCCGATAGTAGCTAATGCTGCTTCCCAAGCAGTAATTAGTGTAGAATCATTTTTTACCCAGAACACATGAGTAGTAAAAGAAGTCATTCTTTGTCCTACAGCGTGTAGACCATCATTAGTAGCTGGAGCTTCATACTCTACAATATATTGGTTGTAAATAGCTCCAACGATAGGAGTTTCTACCTGACGGATATGAGTCCATTGGTAGTTTGCAGCAGTCGGAAGTCTCAAGTCTTTAATAATTTGAGAGTAAGTACCGAAGCTATTCTTTCCTCTTTCGTCTAGCTTAATGTCAGTAGCAGAAGTTTTCGTTGGGTCTAACTCTGCAACTTTTTCTGCATAATCATCATAAGCATCGAATGTGCTAATTTCGATTTTGCGGAATCTCTGATATTCAGTAGCTCCTTCGAGAACAAGTTTGCTACCAGTTACAGAAACATTAATTAGGTCTTTATCACATAAGAATACATGATTCTTTTTAAGCATATCTGCTACATTTTTGGCAATAGTAGCAGCTTCGTCAGCTTCTTTAACGGTAAATTCAATCCAGAATGGCATACCTTTTTGAACCCAGGGAGTTGAATAAATGTAAGGTTCTGCGCCTTCAACACCCAAATAAATATCGAGTCTGCAATATGTTTTTGCTCCTCCTGCTTTTAAAGCAGCTAAAAGAGTAGTATCACCGAAATCAATAGTAGCTTTACAAGGCACTGCCTCATATCCAGCTCTCTTTCTAATAGCTTTTACGCATCCCTTAACGAATACAAAATCTCTTTTAATCTTTAGAGCGTCAACTTCTTCTCCGTCGATGTTTGTTTTGCCACTCTTGAAAAGATAGGTATTATCAGTACCTTTCCCGTTCAATTTACTTGAATCTGGATCCAGATTCGAATTGATAATTGTCTAAGTTTGAAAATTTAAACCTGTTGCCATAATTAATTAAAGTTTAATTAGCCTTGTTGAGGGGCTGGTTGCTATTGCCCAGTTGGTCTAGCAATAGATTGAGTCATCTAAATATTGTTACCTAGTCTTGGGTCATTTACACGCTCCATTACTAAGTGTACCAACTCGTTTATAATCTCTTGGTTTACATAATCTGGGAACTCCATAATTTGAGAAGTATCTTCTGTTAAGTCTATTTGCTCTTGAGTTAAGCGAATAAACTGAGGACACTTAACATAATCAATCTGCACTTCTACTAATTGGAACAAACTATCATCCTTACCATATCTAATTTCACAACGAACATTAGAAGTATTTCCAGCTCTCAATGCGATGGGTTTTTCAACTAGAGATACTTGAGTATCTTTTCCATTTACATTAAGCTTAAACGTTCTTTGGAAGTTAGAGTTTTGACTTTCAGGAGAAGTTCCTCCAGCAGTTCCTGCATCAATATCATTATCTTCCCACTCTCCTCCAGAAGCTGAAGTAACCTGATAAATGCCATTCATATCAGTACCAACTTCTTCTAATCCTGTTCCTGTTTCCACAGAAGTTCTAGGGTCGGTAGGTAATACCTACTATTGGTTAAGATTGTGGACATAATAGTACGGACGCATAGGCGAAGGTCTATTATAAATGTCTGTAATGATTTGACTCCAAGAATCGGCAGTTAATCTTGTTGCAGGGATTTCAATATATGAGCCTGCATCCCAGCAATCTTTTTGTTTAGCAACATAATAAATGCAAACACAATTCAACATATGTAAGTAGTCAATAGGCATATACACTTCATACGTAGCACCGTGTAGAGATTGAATTGAGCGATGGGCTTTACTTAAATAAGATGAAGCCTAACCAGTGTATCCTCCTTCTGGAGAATCCTAGTTACCAGTAACTGCTTTTGTGTTCTAAATAGCACTATCTTTTGCAGCTCCAGACGCTCTTCCTGCAAGTTCTACCTTGTGAGGAGTCAAGAAAGTCGTAGACTTCAAGACTCTCAAATCATCAGTAGTTTGCTAGTTAATATCGTACACGTTGTATACCTTATTAATATACTAGTTTATAGCTTTATTAAATAAATAGTTAAATTCATAAAGCTTAAGTGAAGGTGCTTGAATTTTACTAAGTTCTATTAGTGTAGCTTCAAAAACCTGTCTTGCGGTCATTTCGCATTATATTAAAATATTGATAATTAATCTTCAAACACGTCTTGATATGTGTCTTTTCTGATTAAGGCTAGGGTTTTACTATTTCTAGATAATTTCATCCATTCAATTACTGCATTATCAGTAGCACCTAATGCAACTTTACCATCTTCTCCATAAACGAAGAGTCCGTCTTTTTTAACGATAACTCCTTTTTCACGAGCTTCTATAAATAACATACGAAGTTGAATATCTCCACCAGTATAGCAGTTAATAATCTTTTCCGGAGTTTTCTCAGCTATAGATAATAGGTAATCTTCAACATCAGCATTTGGCTGATTTTTCATATCTCTACCTAAAACTTTAGCTACAAGCAATCTTCCTTCATATCCGCGTTCGTCATTCATAATATAATTAGAAGCTTCTACAATAAGTTTACGTCTAGTAACTCTACGTTGAGCTTCAAATCCAGGTCTATCTACATAAAGTTCAGCAGTACCGTATCTAGGTCTTTTTGACCTTGGGTCTACTGTTCCGTCGATTAGATAATCACCCTTCTCATTTTTCGCAAATCTGTCAGGAGCGATTAAGTCACAATTTTTAATTGCCTCCCAAACAGCTTTATCATAGACATCATCTAGATTGAAAGTCTTACCATCTTCTATTACAAATAACTCAGTCTCTGGAATATATGCAGCTAGTCCTTTTGATTCATTTTCAATTTCTTCTGGGGTGAGAATAATATCTCCTTGGGAGTTTACTCTCTTTACACAATCTGCGTATCTACCACGAGCATCCTTTTGTGGTTGTATGTAATATTTTTGTCCGACTTTACCAAATACACTTCTTAATACAACGATGTTACTTTTTAAATCTCCATCTTGTACTTCATTAACCTTTTTTGCCATAATTCATATTCATATTTTAAAGAATTAGGTGGGGAAGCACCTCGTTCCCCACCGTATCTATTTTATTTTTATTTATCTTACTTATTACTCTTTACAACGAAGAATAAATGAACGATATGGATTAAATACTGCAATACCAGCATATCCATGGATAGTCATCATACCTCCAGCAACAGGAGTTGAAACAACACCACTGTCACCACCTGAGCGACCACCTACACCAAGTACTTCGTTAAAGATGTAGTCTTTTCCTTTCAGAGAGTACATAGCTACAGGAGGTTGAGTAGAAGTCTTACCAGTTGTAAGGTCAATACATAGAGCGTATGGTTCTAAGAACTCTCTACTTAATGTTCTATCAACTTTAAATGATACAACATTTCCACCCCATTCGTAAGCGTCAAATGTAGCACCTACTTTGATGTATTTTCCTTCTCCACCTCTAGACCACAAGTAAGCACCATCAGTCTTACGAGTAGATAGATAGTCTCCAAGAACTCTCTGTACAATTCCCCACATTCTTTCGTTTACCATGAATACAAAGTGATTACCCGTAGGTTTCTCAGCCTTTTCTACCATAGTAGAGATGATTGTGTGGAATGTGTTAATAGTTACTCTATTAGCAGCATACTTAGAAGCAAATCTTTCGATTTGAGGAATCATACCGTCACCAATAGGAATTGGACGTCCAGTACCTCTATCAGAGATAGTAGCTTTACCGTCTACTCCGATGTTTCCTTTAGCTAATAGAATCATATTTTCACGAGCATATAAGAAGTTTTCAATTAAGTTCTTCTTCATAGGCTCAAGTTTGTAAATCTTTTCAGTTAAGCATCCTTGATTTTCGCCTTTACCAACCTTAATGAAAGTATCTTCCATTAATGCATATTTAGAAGAGTAGCTATCGTCAACACGAATAGTTGTCATATAGTTTCTCATCTTTTCAACGTTAGATTGATACTTAACGAAACCAGTATCATGCAATTCTGGCTTAGCGTTACCAATGAAACGAGTTGTATCACCAATTTGACATCCATCCTTATCTAGGATTGACGAGTAGTCATCATCAATAAGTCTTACCATTACAGACCACATATTGTCTGCTTTTCTAGTAGGACGAGATACAACAAAACATTGCTATCCAGTTTTTTCAATTTTGAAAATTTCGTGTAATTGATAATAGTTTTCTGGGAAAATCATTTCAATTTCTGAGCCATCAGCTCCATCTTCAACAGGCACTGCTGCGAAGGGGATTCTCTTAATATAATTAGTTTCTACTTCCCATTCGAAATAAGTAGAATCAATATTCTGGAATCCAGTAGCTTTCTTGGTATCTCCGTAGAAAATATTTCTTAGAGCTTCTGTCAAGAAAGTTGCAGTAAGTTCCGGATAAAGACGAGATACAACGCCTAAACGGTGAGGTCTTTCTCCCAAGAATTTACTAAAATCTTCATAAGTTCTAGTGTCACCCATCGTTGGGCGATTAGTTACAAAACTCGCTACAAGCATAATTATTCTTTTTAAATGTTAATAAATCTTAATACCAATCTTCATCATCTATAAACACATCGTCTGTGGTTTTCTTTTGTGAAGCGGGTTTGTTGAACACCAATTTAGCTTTAGGTTTTCCTTGTAAATCTAATTTGGCTTGCTCATAACCTCTTCTATAGTTATCCTGAATCTATTTATTTAATTCTTCTACTATTTTATCCTCATTAAGAATCCAGAATGCAGCTTTAGTAAATAGGGCAGGGTCATTCATAGCTCTACCAAATGCACTTAATCCTTGGTCATCTATTTCTAGCATAAATGAGGATAAATCTTCTATATCGTCGTCAGATAGTTGCAGCGGTTGTCCAGCAAAGGAATCAAGTTCTTTAATCTGTCCTTTAATAGAGTCAGCAAATCTATTATAAGCAGCTTCCTCTCTTGCGGCTTTCTCGTTAGCTATCTGAGCCTCTTCATCTTCCTGAAGTCTTATGTACTCTTTGCGGAGTCCTTCTACTGTTTTCTTGAATAGACCTTCATTTTGTTTAGCTAATTCAAGTGCTTGATTAATTTCCTCATCAGAAATATCCGACCCGACTTTATGTAATAAATCCAATGCATAAACTTCGTCGTCAGAAAGATCGTCGACTTTATATCGTTTAGTTGGTTCTGTTTCTGGCAATAGAGATTGAATATACTCGTCAGGAGTCATTCCACTCTCTCTAATTGTATTAATAAGCTACAATTCGGAGTCGTTAAAGTCCTACTGTTCTACTTCTTGGTCAATCAAGATATTAATCTATTCTTCTCTGCTTAGAGAGTCCCAAGCTCTTTCTACAATAGCACCAGTTTCGTCTTCGAATTTAATTTTTCCTGGGTCAGTAATACCTTTAAGACGTAGTACTTCAGTTGTTAAATCTTCATCTGGCTATGCAGAAGGCTTTTGCTAGCCTGCAGGCTAATCACCTTCATTACCTTCTGGTTTTTGCTGTCCAAGGTCAATGTCCCCAAACTCGTCGTCTTCAAAAATTACATCATCAAAATTTTCCATATTCATATTCATTTTTTAGTTAATCATACAATATATAAGCATTGATTAGTTATACAGCAATTAAAACCTAACTAATTGTTAAATTTTAATAATAAAAAATTATAGTTTCATAATAAATACCAAAGAATAAGAACGTGGTTCTATTTTCAATGGTTTATTAGGCCATTCAGAATCTGACAAAGTCTACTCTTCGCTAGTAGCAGAAGATAATGAAGTCCCTTCATCTGTTTCCAAAGATATAGAATGGGTATGGCTTCCACCAGTAGCAGTACCTCCCTATGTCTTTATATTAGACACTCCATCTACTGTCCCAGTTTCGGTAGTGATGCCTTCTCCGGTTACAGAAGTAACAAAAGTCTTAGAAACTGATTCTATACCCCAGTTGTAATCAGAATATTCCAAAGATACAGATAGATCTCCAGAACTTCCAGTAGTTCCAGATAAATCCCCACTTAAGCTGTGAGTATGGGCTTTATGAGGATGACTATGTTTTGGTAAGTAATCCTATGAAAGAATTAATTCATTATTTTCGTCAAGTATAGAGTCATTGTCTCCGACTTCATCTGCTGAGGCAACTGCTTTAATAAATTTTCCCACTAAATTGGGAGTTCCGTTAGTTCCGTCACATATTGCCCAACCTTCTGGTAACTCAGCTTTACCATTAAACATAGCTATTGTTCCACTAGGAACTGCTAGCTTTAATAATTCTTTAATCCAATTTATGTTAGGAACTATAGCATTATATTTCTAATCACTAAAATCCTCTGGTATTTCAATATTTTCATCGTATCTAGGAAAGTTGCATCTTTTCTTAAATATGACATCGTATAATTTAGAATTTAGGCCAATAAAATTATCGGAATATATACCTACTCCTACCTCTTCTTGTTCTTCTGGATACTCTTTAAGAGAATCAAAATCTTCTTCATTTACAACTCCTATCCTTGTATGAATAGTATCGTCTGGCCTCTCCTCTAGAGTGTCTTCGTCCACTATAGTCTTAGATCTATCTAATATATCTATAGTATTTTGAATAATTTTAATTAGAGGAGCATTGGCCAAATAGATAAACGAGCCTTCACAATTAGTCAAGAATAAATTTGAAATAGAAGAGTTCATAGATATAGTTATTTCCTAGGAATCAATATTTACTATATCACATTCCACTAGCTATCCTTTTCCATAGACATCCTAACCATTAATGTTAGAAGGTCCTGATATAATAGTAAATCCATCTATGCCAAAATCTGAGATTCCGGATAAATTGCTAGTAGCTGCGCTATCACCTGTCGGAATAGTTAATTGCATTGTGCCTTCCACTCCATCAGCCACATATAATACCTATATTTTTATGTCCTATGTTGCTACAATATCCCCTATATCAGCAGTAACTTCAATATTCGTATCTTCCTATTTATAGTCTACATTTACCTATATGCTTAGAGGTACGATAACAAATACCTTTCCCTAAGAGGGAAAGGAGTTGGGATACCTTAGAGTACAAGTTACATTGTTTTCATCAGAATAGGCTGACTGAATAACATTACTATGCAAGCTGTAGACAATTACATCATCTAATCTGGTAGCGCTAGTTCCTCCAAGCACTTGTCCCATATCTCTCCATACCAAAGAATCTACTTCTAGTATAGACTTACCATCTTTCACATATAACCTATACCCACTAGTAGAAGTAGCATTATTAGACTATATGAAAGTTCCAGTCTACATAGCTATACTTAAATAAGACCTAAGCTACGTATCTAATGATATAGCTAATTGCTCGTTTATTTTAAATTGTAAGCTTGGACTAGAAATGGTCATGTTTGACCCGTCATTATAGATTTTCAGATCTTTTATAGTAATTTCATCAAAGTAAGTATTTTTATCATTTCCAGTATTAGATGATAAAGCAATATACTCAGACAATTGCCCTTCTTTAGCTAGGTAAAGTTTATTTTCTTCTATTACAAATATGATTCCAGCCTTTATACCAGCCTACTGAGCTTCTTCTAAAGTTTCATAATAGAACCCTGCATTAGTTAATGCCGTATATTTCTAATCTGTGGTTACTTCCTTCTGTTCTGCCAAGAATGATACATACGTAGTTCCTACTTCTCCAGCTAGATTTACTTTAGTTCCATCTATAGAAATCCATACTTCGTTGCCTTCTTCAGTAGGTATTAAATATATTCCATTATCTGAAATATCATCGGAACTAGATGCAGTTTTTAATATATTAGTGCTAGAAGAGGCAATTTTACCATTCTTTATAATATCAATAAATTTGCCTCCCCACTAAACTTTTAAATCTCCTTTTGTTTTTATAATAAAATTAGAATCGGTAGAACCAATAGTATTATAGGTTTTACCGAACATATTGGTTTTACCTTCTCCCATATTATTTTATAGTCAGTACTTGTCTTCTGTTTCTATTAGAATAACTTATGTGAATCCAATCTAAGTTATGTTCATCTATTAACTAATCAAATGGTAATTTCAATTTTTGAGCTAAATCAAATAACTTTTTATTTTCCGATTTAGTATCTAAAACTGTACGTATATCGGCAGCCTATCCAGTCATGTGTTGGCTAGTACTAGCTCCTCCTACAGCCCTATTCAGAGCTGGGCATCTATAACCACTAGTAACAATAATTGGCTTGCCATATGCCTCTCTAAGAGGGTCTAAAACATTTTCAATAAGAGCTATCAAATTTTGCTCTTCCTCTTTAGAAGGAACGTTCTTGATTCCCTTCTACTAAGCAGTAGTGCTTTTCGTTAATTCTTCAATAGTAAAAAATTTCATAAGATTATATGTTTATGTGTTCACAGTAATATATAATCATAATTACAGATTTACCAAAACAAAAATAGGAGAACTTCCCAATCTCGGAAAATTCTCCTATTAATTATATAGAGTTATTTTATCCAGTTTTTAAGCTGAGCCTTAAATAACTTTTTTGCCAACTAACCACTTAGATAAGCAGCTTTTTCAGAATATGGGTCAATACCAAACTCTTTACATATATGCATTTCAACATGGTTCTTCTCATGGTTATAAGTATCTATAAATTCCTCTGCGGAATCCGGTCTATTTATAACTATGATGCTTTTGTGTTCTTCTTGGTTAGTAAACGTAAAACCTGAATTTTCGTAATTTTCTATCCTAGAAGCTGCTCTATGTAAAACATCGTCTGGACATCCCAAATCCTTTAATCTACTTAAAATGTATTGAACATTGGGATTTTCCACAATTATGCAAACTTCTATATCCCAATCATATCTCTCAAACAATACTCTGTAATGTGTCATATCACATCCTCCCAGTCTACCATAGTTCCGTTAGCTACCATAGTAGCATACCATCTCCTCATAGTAGTGCCATCTCCAGCGTCTTCATCGTCTATGGTATCCTTAATGTATAGAGCAAAATGTCTTTCATCTGTTATACTACTTCCGTAGTAATCAGCCTTACACATATTGCCAACAAATACATAATCATATCCAACATTATTTTCTAATTTAATGTTGTTCTGAGTTAATACCTTATCAATGTATTCTTTGGATACTGGCTCTAGGGATTTCCCTCCCTTTTTCATAAAAGAAATAGCGTATGAACACAAAGCCTTATTGAAATGCCAACCATAGTTTTGTAAGTACTTACGCATATACTTTGGCATATCGTCATACATATCCAAAGCTGCTCTCATATCAATAGTATCTTGGGTAGTCCTCGTCGTCGTAATCAGAATCTCTCATTCCACCACGTCTACGTTTTCCGTATCTTTCCATGTAATGCTCACCAGATTTACTTTCTAGTTCTGATAAACAATGCATCAATTTCTTTCCGTGTTTAACAATTTGTTCAGCACAATCAGAAAGATGTTCAAATTTTGACTCCTGAATTTCAATTATTGTTGCCATGTTTTTCCTATTTTAAAGATGTGTTAATAAATTCTTTGAACATTTCTTTAAGAGAATTAATTTCTTCCCTCAAAGCCTTATTCTCTTGCTCTTGTCTCTGTTTCTCAATTATTTCTGGATTTAATTGCTATAGAATTTCGTCACATCCTTTAATAATACTCTAATGTGTTTCAATACTATTAATTATATCCAGGCTTCTTTGCTTCATCGAAGAAACTTCACTATTCATTGCTTCTTTGTTGCAGGAAACCACAATATTATTTCCGAAATCCGCAATGTCTCCCATCGCAGGTAATTTCTAGAAATTAGCAGATGTGCCGTTTATATCAGCCGTAATATCTACTATCATTTCCTGATTATACATTCCTGGGTTTCCATACTTAGGAACTGGTACGGATACGTTAGTAACCTTACCAATTTCCAAAGTAGGGACAGAATCTTTATGCAAGATAAATAGCTAATTACTATTCCTTAAATTCTAAAATGCCATTATGCAATTCCTGTTAATAATTGTAATGTATTAGTAGTATGCTCAAACCAGCATAGGTAAATTCCTGTTCCAGATATTTGAGCAACTGTTATATCTGCTCCGTTAAATCCAGTTAATCTCTAAGGATTGCCTCCACCAGAAGTGAAGACGATCGGTAGAGTAGTTGTAGTACCTGTAGGTATAGCCTAGTTAAGTCTTACGATTAGTAATCCTCTAAATGGCGCACCGATATTACGATGATTGTTAAAATCAAACTACACTTCTGTAGTCGTAACATTTACAGACAAACTACTAATAGCTGGTATTCCTCCTCTATTGACATTAATATAAGTAGGTAATAACATAGTTACCTCCTTTCTTAACCCCAAAGAGAGTTATTACATCCACAGCCATTCCATCCTGCGTAAGTTCCTAAAGCGTATCCGTTAAATACAGCCTAAGTAGGTACAGCAGTAGCACAGCTATATGGTAATGTTACAGTTTCAGGAAGTTTACACTTAATTCCGTTAACATCACTTTGTAGAGCATTAACAGCAGCAACAATAGGAGAAGTAGCTTGACCTATCATTTGTCCAAATGCAGCAGTCTATTGGGCATTGTTGATAACAACAGCCTATTGACTATTCTTTTCACGTAAAGCATCAATCTTATCTAATAGAGCCTGATTCTACATAGCATCAAGCTTAGCTATAATTTGATTAGTGTTCGCAGTACCTGTGTCTCTAATAGTATTTTGAAGAGAGCAAGTCTGAGTTTGAGTTGCATAAGCAGTATCACAGAATCCTCTTTCTACTGCACGTCCTACTGAATCTACACTATTAGTAATCTGATAAGTCTGTCTTTCATTTGCTAGTTGATTTTGGTAGCCCTGTTCGATAATAGCTTTTTGTGTGTTGCAGCAGCAGTTGTTGATTGCCTGGATAACATCGCAATTACCTCTTTCTACGGCATTGATAACTCTTTCAGAAGTGTATCCTACTTGTCCACCTACAGTAGTAATTGCATTTTGGATATTGCAGCAGCAGTCTTTCAATACTCCAAAGTCACAATTTAAGTTAGTAGCAAGTTGACCAAGAGCAGCGGAATTACCTTTGATTGCGTCCATTAACAACTGAGTATTCTAGTTAGTGTTCATCTACTCACGTAGACCAGCTAACTGTCCTTGAATTTCAGCAGATTGTAGGTTCTGACAGTTGTTGCCTTCACCAAACTCACCTCTGTTCATCCAACGCATCATCCACATCCAAACTAAGTACATGAACGGGTTGTTCCACATTCCGTTTCCGAATCCTCCCATACCACCGTTCATCATAGCCATCCAAGGCAGCATCTGGTTAGTACTGTTTTCCTAACCATCAGGTACGATATAAGTTCTTGTATCACTCATAGTTTACAATTTAAATGTTAATAATTAATGTTTATCTGTTCTAGAACTACACTATAATATACATTTCTAAGAGTGATATTGGACGATGCTAAAAACAAAATCGGGAATCTTAAACAGTTACATTATGTTATCATAATATAAGCTATTCAAGACTCCCGATTTCTAACTCGTTGCTGAGTTAATTCTTACTGGACAAAAATATATCTAAGTCCGCTTTATTCCAAGAAAGTTCTTTAAAACCTTCCTATTTGATTCCTTTCGGAATGAATCCATCTCTAACATAATTGTCAAACGTAGCTCTACTAACACCAAGATAATCACAAGCCTAAATTTTACTCATTCTCTAATCTGGATTAGCGATATTCGACAAATACAGAAATAATCTTACTCTGCTGTTCCATTGTAATATTACAATTATCAGAGTCAATGTCATCTATGAATTTCTGTAACAAAGTTCTTATTATAGACTTCAACATTTCTTTTTAACTTTAAGATAAATGAACGAAATCATGCTTATTCCAAATAATACTAAGTATACTCTAAGCATCTGTAAATCTCCGATGTTGATTCCAACATATAAATCATATAGAGCTATGAGGTTAGTTAAGGTAACGAAGTATAAAGGAATCCTATACAAGTAGCAAAATCTGAATACATAAGATATGATGTATAAAATTCCGAGAAATGCTAAAGATACTCCTCCAAGGCAACTTAAAATATAGCAATTGATGTTATAGTATGATAATATTGAATGTAATATATCATTTATAGACAGCACTACTGGAGTATATCTCAATATTATAATAAGTAGCTTATACAGCCTCTTATTTACACTTGCGTTTGATTTTTCCTCCACGTTTAACTCCGGCTCTTGGTACATTAGGTTTCTTTCTTCCCATATTATTCAGAGAAATGAGTTTTAACTGCACTAACTATTTCTTCCATATATTCTACAAAGTCTGCCTTTGTAGATTCGTAGGTACTATAATTAATATTAATTCTGTCCGAATTAGGTTCTAAATTGTAGTTTCCACTTCCTATTTCTTCTACTAATTCTCCTGGTTTCATTACAGAAAAACTTATCCCAATGGAACCGATAGTATCCTTAGTAGCTGTTCCTGTCATTTCCCAGCCTTTTTCCACTTTTGTATCAGAGATTTGATACGTTTCATTTGTTTTTACAATTTCCATAAATTATTATTTTACAAATAAGTCAAATACAATTTCCATCAAGTCTGCAGCTTTAACAGAATTTCCATTAATTTCTACATCATTTCCGGAATTAACATCTAGAATATCTGAATACTCTTCCATAGTGATTACATCATCTGGTGTATCTTTAACTTCCTCGAAGCCCTTCTGAATAAGATATTCTTGGTATTCAGAATTAGTTTTATCATTGAGTTCGTTGAATCTTGCTTCTTCTTCCGGAGTCCTTTCGGACTTATTAGCCAATTCTCTAAGTTCATCAGATATAATCTGATTTGTAAATTCTTGAGTATCATCATCGAATTGCTTCTTAATCTTATTATAAGCCATTCTGATACGCATAATCTTTACTTTTAACTCTTTTGGGAGTTCTTTGTCACCATCTTTAAGAATAATCTTGGTGATTACATTTTGTTTTGTCAATACATCATTTAACGTCATAAATCATTAATTTTTGGTTCAATCAATTATAGTAATACTCTTTTAATATAAAAACTTAATTTAAGTTAAAAACAAAGGAAGAATAACCCAAAACTTCCATCGTTAGTAGATGCATCATCAGCGGTATTAACATACCAATAATATGTAGACCCAGAATTATAACCACGAATTAAAGTACAATATAACAGAGAATTTGAAGAGTTGCTAGAATTTGATGCATTTAAATTTCCGACTGCCCAAACCAATGTAGTATACCATGTCTATCCAGAAGGATAAACAGTTCCTATAGTGTATCTACCAGTATTTCTTCTTGAAGTAGAGGTTACAAAGTTATAATTCCCTCCATTTTTGGAATATGTAACCGACGTCCCACTGTAGTTATTTATCGTATAAGACGCCCAATATTTTACCATCACCCCGGTACAAGCGGTTGGAACTCCGCTAGAAAGATATATAGGGGTTCCTGACGAACCAACAGTACTAGTATAGTCGTCAATAGAGTTAGTACCTCTATAATAAGCTAGTTTGCCAGATGCTCCAGAGTTAATTGTAGCATTTAAGTAATATGTCATAGCAGTAACAGTTCCATTAGTTACATATACTCCTCTATTTGAGGCACCAGCATTACCCTTGGCGAAGTCCGCTAATGATTTGTAGGAGCCTCCAGCTAACAATACGTAGTTATTACTATTTACTGAATTATGATAAAATCCTCCTGCAGCAGTTATACCACCTGTATTAAAGAATGATCCTCCACTACTCCATTTAGCAATCCAAGCATATGAATTAGTTCCATTACTAATATTGGTTGCAGAAAATCCATAAAATCCTAAATCATTTCCTAATCCACCAAAACAAAGAGCATTTCCATTATTGTACTTAGCTCTAAATAAACAATGTGCAGAAGAGGTAGAATTATTCTAATCTGCGACTATACAATTAGATCTTGTAGCCATAGAAATCCAGCTAGAGCCAGCATAAGGAGCAAGATATCCTGCAGAAGCGTAGAATATTTTGCTATTATATACTCTAACATAAGTCGAATCAGTCATATAAATACCACCTCCATATGTTTGGCTATACCATCCTGTACTTCCAGTACTTCTGAACCAGTTTGAAGTATAACAAGTATTGAAGGTAGGCTAAGTTGATGTGCTAGAAGCTGTCGATACAGCTACATTGGCCCAATATCTAGTTCCTGTCCAGAATCCACTATCATTAGTTAAATGACTAGTATTAGTAGGGATATTTACTGTATTTATACCAGTAAGAGGCTTGTATGATAATGCACTAAATTTTCCGGCAGAAAATGTTAAAGTAGGGGTAGATATAGCAGCAGGAGCACTAGTAGTTGGAGCAACCGACTATGAATTAGTAGTGTAAGTAGAAGTGTGTAAAGTAGCACTAATATTGTGAGATATGTAGAATAGGTACTTACCTCCTCCTCTCACATATACATATTCTACAGAACTATTAGATAGCTGTCCTACACCTCTTACTGGATCAGAATCAGCAAATGCATAATCCGATACCAATATACGCCTGTTAATAGGATTAGTTCCCCAACCTGAACCGTTAACTTCCCATATTTTTCTTACTGAGAATCCACTAGCGTGAGTAGACCATGATGGTTTTGTTCCTGAATTAAGAGAGACTCTGCACTCTATTCTTACATTAGAATGACTTCCTATACTAAATGTTACTGGATAGTAAGTACTTGTACTGAGAGCGGAAGCATCTATAGTTCTAGCGAACATTACATATCCATACTAGTAAAATGACGCAGCGTGGTATCCATCTAGCATATCAGAATTTAAGTTTCCTACAACAGTAGTAGAAGAAACCGTGAATGGTGATGTCCCAGTTGCTACAGTAAATTTTTGCTAAGTGCTAAAGGTTTTAATCCCACTAACGGTTTGATTAGTAGTTAAAGTTACATACCTGGAGTCTAATGTTCCGGCATAATTGTTATTATCTAATAAGACGTACCAACTTCCCCAAGTATTATTATTATAGTCTTTATTTCTATGTCTTATACTTCCAGTCTTTCCAGAATCAAACCACAACTGAGGCTACCAATGATTTGAATGGATTGAAACTATATCTAATACTTCTCCGTAGGTAGTTGGACCTCCGTCATTATAAACCTCATAAACTGTCGCAGTTCCTATATAAGAACTATTAGAGGTTTTAATAGTACTCCATAAGTCGTTATTTGTAGTTCCATTATAACAACTTACAAGCTTTAATTTACCAGCTGTGGCGGAATTAGTAGCATAGGGAATAGTAATATTATTAGTAGTTCCGTTCTTAGTCCACGTTAAGTAATTTCCACTTGTACCTAAGGCTGTTACATATCTAGTATCAGCATATGATATGTAATTGGTGTTAGTAAGGATAGTCTACATTGTAGTCCATCCTCCAGTATTAGTTCTCCATCTCACTCCTAACTTATTAGAAGTTCCAGACCATAATTGTGTCAGCCAGTGACCATTAGTTCCTGGGGTAGGGTTATCCGCATTAGAGAACTAGAAGAGTGAACCATAGCTATCCCATCTTCCGCTTGTTGTAGTATCAGTGTATGCTACAATTCCATTGCCAACTACACTCTCAGAAGTAGACCAAGTCCTACTAGTTCCATCAATTTTATATAGTTTTCTAGCGGATGCTGCAGTACCAGTAATTGAGATTCCAAGAGTCGTACTACAGGCTGTTGGTGTACCTGCATTTAGGTATATAGGAAGA